GGGGCGCTGCTGTCATGGGAGCAGACCCGGAACGTCGCGCGGAACGCCAGGAGGCTCCGGGAGGGCGCGGGCCTGCCGCTGACAACGGCCGCCGCGAGGGCCGGGGTCCCTCAGTCATCGATGAGCCTGTTCGAGAGCGCGGCGCAGCGCATCCCCGTAGCACGTGCTGAGGCACTGGCGCGGGTACTGGGAACCACCCTCGAGGCCCTTGCGGCGGACGGCGCGAGCCGGGCGACCCCGCCCGGCCGCCTGCCCGCCTGCCCTGATTGCGGCTTCCTCGGGGATGCCGCCGGTCACTTCTGGGCGTGCGCCGCGCCGGGCGGGAGGCCGCGGTGGCGACCGTAAAAGCATTCGGCCCCGGCAGCCTCGCGGACAGCGCGGAGTTCATTCCCTACGTCTACGGCGCGACTTCCGGCCGTCCCTCGCGCGGCCGCCCGGAGAAGGTACTCGCGAACCCGGGCCTTCCCAAGACGCCGTTGCAGCGCCTCGCCTCGATGCCCGACACCGCGCCCGCGAGGCCGGGACGGTCGCGGACCGCCGGGTGCGGCACGCCCTCAGGCGCGAGGCGTCATTACCGGGACCGCGAGAAGCCCTGCGAGGCGTGCCTTGAGGCCGCCCGCAAGGACAGGGCGGCACGAGACGCGGCGGCAGCGGAAGAGCTTTGCGGGAAGCGGATGACGGCCCGCAGGGGCGGCGGGGTGAGGGTCTGCGCGCGCAAGCCGCACAAGACAGGGCCGTGCCGCTCGGCTGACTCCCTGATCCGCAGGTCCGGCCGGAGAGACGCGCTGGAAGTAGCGGACGAGGAGGTCGCGTCGTGAGCTTTTGCACGAGAGGCCGCTGCCCGCACGATCGCGGCGTGTTCGCCTGGCTCGGTGACGGCCCCTGGCTCGCAGACTCCGCCGACCCCGACTACGGCGGGTACCCGTGGGTGCATGACACCACCATGACCCCCGGCCACCTTGAGGTGTGCGAGCTGAAGGCGTTCGCGGCACCGGAGGAAGCCGGGGAGGTGTGCGCCTGCGGGTGCCCGTCGCACGTGCACTGCTGGCCCAGGGGCCCGGTCACGCACGAGTACCGGCCGAGCCCGTGCCCTTGCGGGTGCCCCGACTTCCGGCACCGGCCGCAGGACGTCGAGCGGTGGCTTGAGGCTGAGAGGGGACGGCGCGGCAGCAGGCCGGCCCCGGGCGCCGACGGGCCTGTCGCCGCTGAGCCTGCGCCAGCCGAGGACGGGCAGCTCGGGTTGTTCCCGTCCGCTGCCCGCAAGCCCCGGCGGCAAGCCAGGCGCACCGCGACCGTTCCCGTTGCCGGGGGTGCGCTGTGACCCGCCTCGCCGCCCTCGCCGACCTGTGGCACCGCCTCGCCTCCGCGCTCACCGGGGACGCCCCCCATCTGTGCTCGGACAGCTACCCCGGGACTCCCGGCGGGGGCTGCTGGTGCGCCGGCGGCCGGAAAGGGTACTCCCGGTGAGCGCCATGGCTGAGACCGCGGCGGAGGCCGGGGCGGTCGCCGCCTGGGCGGCCGGGATCGTCCTGGTGAACTCCGGCAGGGCGCGCGCCGCGGTACTGACCGCGTGGGATTGCGCCCGGGAGAGGCTGAGGTCAATGACAGAGCGGTTCCCCCGTCCCCCGGTGCTGTCGGGCTGGTTCCTGCACGCGGGGTGGCTGGTGACGACGGTAAGCGCCACCGCGTCGGTTCTCGGTGCCGTCTCCGGGCTGCCAGCCGCCTCGGTGGCCGCCGGGGTGATGACGGTCCTGATGGCCGGGTGGTGCGCGCTGTCGGTCCGGGAGGTGCGCGCCGGGTGGAGTGACGAGGAGCTTGACGCCATCCGCGACAGGGTGAGCCTTGAGGGCCTGCTTGACGCGCTGCCGCAGACGCGGCACGAGCGGAGGCCGGCGTGAGCCCCGGCGGCAGCGGCCTCTGCGTCGTCATCGCGCTGACCGCGCTGTCGGCGGCGGGAGCGGTGAAGGCGGCCGTCATGCGGCACAGGCGCCCGGACCTTCCCGGTGCCGTGTTCCTTGTCCTCGGGGTGTCCCTCAGCCTGGGAGCGTGGGCGCTGGTCGGGTGGGCGTGGGTCCTGGCCGGCGGGGCCGTCCGGTGAGGTCAGGACTCGCGGCGCGGCGGTCGCTCGGGGAGAGTCACCCCCGGCCGCCTCAGGTACCAGCGCAGAAGCTGGTTGATGACCTTGGCGCGGTCGGTACTCATGCGCTTAGTCGCCGTGTCGGCGTCGGCCCAGTCGTCATCCTCGATGCGCACCGAGCGGTGCTGTGTCTTCGGATGGTTGGGCACGCGGTCAAGTGTGCCGGGTGTACGGACAGTTTTCAATGCGACTCCCTTGCGGTGTACGTACACCAACGATACCTTGGTGTACGTACACCGCAACCCATCTGAGGGACGAATGCATGAGCGAAGAGAAGACGCCGGGACGGGCAGCGGCACAGCCCGATGATCCCTACGGCGGCCACGAGTTCCATTACGAGTCGCACACCGACCTGTTCCGCTGCGTCCGGTGCCACGTCTACGAGGTGGTTGCCCGTGCGGGAGACGGGCCGATCAAGCCGTGCTCAGGCCAGCCGTCGGCCGGGTCCGGTCCCATCGAGGTGAACGCGTGGTGAGCGCGCCGACGCCGGAGCGACCGGAGCGCGACCCGCAGGCCGAGCAGGACCATGCCGAGTGGCGTGGCTGGATGGAAGCCAACGCCTACAGCACGCACCCGGACGACTGCGAGGGCATGGCCGAGGCGTTCGAAGCCGGCATGCGGGCCGCCCGCGACCTCGCCGCGCCCGGGCCGGCCGCCGCGCCGTGGACCGTGGCAGAGCTTGCCGCCGTCCTTGACAGCTTCTACGCGTGGTTCACCGTCAGCGGGGGCGGCGCCAGGGTTCAGGGGCAGCTTCTCGGCGCCGACGCTGACGAGTTCGCGCGGGCGCTGCACGCCGGGCTTGGGTCCGCGAGGGCGCACCGGGAGAAGGGTTCCCCGGCCTAGTGAGCGCCTTTCTCCTATCCGTAGCGGTCGCGGTCGCCCATACCCTCGGCGTGGCCCTGCGCCCGCTGTGGACGGCGGGGCCGGAAACCCCCGTCGTGGTGCCGCTCTGCGCGTCCGGGGCCGCGTGGGTTCCGCTGCGACCCCTGGGGCTTCCCGGTGACTGCCCGCCGATCGAGAGGGGGGCACCGTGACGGCAATGTGCCATCCCCCGTTCGCCTTAGTGACCCCCGTGGACCGATCGAAGGTGTCTAGTGCAAGACCCCCGGCCCCGCGCAGAAATCCGCTTAGCCCGTGGCGACCCGCTCAGGAACCACGCTGCACGCACCTGCGCCTTGTCCCGCCGCGGCGGGACGCTGACATGGGCATCCGCCTCGTCATGGAGTCCACCAGCCGCCACGCACCCGGCGGCCTCACCTGGCGCGAGCGCTACTCGCTCATCGTGCTCGCCGCGTCCGCGATCGACGCGACGCGGGAGCTTCCCCCTGGCATCGAGGACAACCCGGAGATCATCGCCCGGCTGCGCCTCGGGCGGAGCGAGAGGTACGCGGTGTTCGCTTCCCTCGTCTCCAAGGGCGCCCTCGAGCGCCTAGAGCGCGGGCGGAACGGCGTAAAGGCCGTCTACGCCATCGCCTCATTCGACCCTGCCACGGAGGCCGCGCGGCCCGGAGACCCAGACGCGCACCCTGTGGATAACCCTGATGAAGGGTCCGGGGAATCCGGATGCTTCAGCTCCGCGAAGGGTCCGGGTTCTGTGACTGAAGGGTCCGGGTTTGACCCCCTGAAGGGTCCGGGTTTTCCGGACCCTGCTCCTTATATGGGAGTTAGGGATTTTAAAACCGGAGGAACCCCCCTACCCCCCAGCCTCGGATCACTGGTCGCGCTCGGGCTTCCGACGGACCCCGTGGAGGAGGGGGATTTCACGGAGAGAACACCTGCCGCCGTAACCGCGCTCGTTGAGTCCATCCGGGCATTCCGGCAGGACTGGTCGAGCAGGAGCATCCGCCGCGCGCTTGACGACCCGTCGGCCCGCGAGAGGCCCTGGCCCGTCGTCTGCGAGGCGTACGCGCTCATGGCCCGCGACCCGGAGTCGCAGCACCCCGGCCGCCTCGGACAGGACGGCCCGTGGTGGCCGGCCGCCGAGCGCAAGTGCCGGCCAGGCGGCCAGGTGGCAGCCCGGCCGAAGTGGTGCGGGAAGTGCCATGAGCGAACCCGGTTCCTGCTTGACGAGTTCGGCCAGGCCGGGACCCGCAAGTGCCCGAAGTGCCACCCCGACGCCCAAGCGAGGTCAGCATGACCGTTCCCGGATTCGGCCGCTGCCGCGACTGCAAGGGCCGCGTGCTGTTTGCGCTTGCCGTCACCGGCGAGGTGATCGCGTTTGATGCGGCCTTCGAGGACGGCCCGTGGTCGGTCGCATGGGACATCACCCGCACGCCTCGCTGCCGCCCTGTCGGCAAGTCCGGGCACGTCCGCGATGGCGAGTACCTGTACCGGCAGCACGCGGTTGCATGCCCGGCAGTCACCGAGCCTGTTGCCCCCGTCGAGCAGCTTAGACGCCCTCTTCGCCGCCAGGTTCGTTCCGCCTCCCCGAGGAAGGCCGCAAGTGCCCGCTAAGACGCCGCCCAATAAGGCCCCGGGCGCGAACTACATGAAGGGCCGCCCGACGCTTTACAAGGGCATTCGCATGCGGTCACGCCTTGAGGCTGACTATGCCGGCTCTCTCGACAGAACCGGTCACAAGTGGGAGTACGAGCCCGAGTGCTTCGCTGACGAGCGGGGCCAGTGGCTCGCAGACTTCCGCGTTGACGAGACGAACCGCCCCGACGGCGGCATGCACCTGATCGAACTCAAGCCTACGCAGATGCTCGCACCTCGCAAGGGTGAGGATGCGGGTGACGTGCTAGGCCGCGTTGACGGGCTCCTGGCGCGCATGCTCCCGGCGCAGCGCTGCGAGCCAGACTCAAGCACCGATCTCGTCTTCTGGCGGTACGGCGAACGCGCCCCGGATCTCACGATCATCGGCAGCAGGGAGCGGCCATGGGTAGTCCACCTGCCGGGCTTCTCGATCCCGTTCGTCTGGGGCGGCATGCGCCAGGTGGAGCTGCTCGGGATTTTCAAGGAAACCATCGTGGAGCATGCCGACCGCCTAGCCGAGGAGGCCGCCAGTGCCCGCTAACCACAGGGAGGCATTCCTTGAAGATTCCCAAGCACCTGAGACCGGCCGCCCGCATGGCGCGGGCGCAGGGCTGGACGATATCCGTGACCGGAAAGGGTCACCTGCGCTGGTCCCCGCCCAGCGGCGAGGCCGTGATCACGGGGGCAACCCCGCAGCGGTACGGCCACGGTCCCCGCAACGCCCGGCGGCAGCTCGCCAGGGCCGGGCTCGGCGCGAAGGGGAGTCCCGGTGACCGCCCCCGCTAAGCCCGTCTCCGTGACCGTCGCCTTCGCCCGCCGGGTGCGGGACCTGCGGGCGGAGAACGGGTGGTCACGGGAGGACACGGCCTCCCGGTCCGGGATGAGCCTGTCCATGATCCGCCGGATCGAACGGGGCGGCAACACGACCCTCGCGACGGCGGACAAGGTTGCCGCCGCGTTCGGGAAGCCGCTGTCGGAACTGGTCGCCCCGGTGTCGTGCGGGCAGTGCCTTGACTCGCCGCCTGCCGGCTTCGCCTGCCAGGCGTGCGACGCGAAGGGGCCGGAGGCGGGCCGGTGAGCGTGGTCATCCTGCGGGGGGACGCGGCGAGCCTGCCGGTGGCGGACGAGAGCGTGGACCTGATCGTCACGTCGCCGCCGTACTGGGGCCTGCGGTCGTATTCCGACAACGGCGGGCACTACGACGGGCAGATCGGCAGCGAGGAGACGCCTCGCGAGTACGTCGCGGCGCTGCTGGACTGCACGCGGGAATGGCTGCGCGTGCTGAAGCCCGAGGGGTCACTGTTCGTCAACCTCGGCGACAAGTACGCCGAGCGCAGTGGACCTGGCCACTCCGCGGGCACGGAGGGGCGCCTGGCGAGCCGCCCGGAGAGGCCGCGGCGCAAAGGCCCCGCAGATACCGGCGTACGGCCCAAGTCCCTCATTGGCCTGCCGTGGCGGTACGCGCTCGGCTGCGTCGACGACCTCGGCCTGATCCTGCGGGCGGAGGTCGTCTGGGACAAGCCGAACGGCCTCCCCGAGAGCGTCACCGACCGCGTGCGCCGCTCGCACGAGCAGGTGTTCCACTTCACGAAGCAGTCCCGCTACTTCGCGGCGGTTGACGAGATCCGCGAACCGCACACCATGCGCCCGCAGCGTCGACCGGGCGGTCGCCCCGAAGACCTTACGCCGAGGCAGGGGCAGCTCAGGCAGGCATGGTCGACGGCCCGGCGCGACGAGGCAGGCGTGGACGGACATCCCCTCGGCAAGCTGCCCGGCTCCGTCTGGGAGATCCCGTCGCAGCCGCTGTCCGTCCCCGCGCACCTCGGCGTGGATCACTTCGCCGCGTTCCCGATGGAACTCCCGCGACGGGTCATCCTCGGCTGGTCGCCGTCCGGGATCTGCGCGGAGTGCGGCGAGGGACGGCGGCCGGTCACCGAGACGGCAGGATATGCCCGACTGGACAGGCCGCGTCTGTCGCATGACCGGCCCGGTAGCCGGGCTGACCGGAATCCCGGCAACAACCGCCGCGACAGCGCCTTGCCGTACGGGTCATCCGCGACACGCCTGGCCGCCATCACCGGCTACGCCTGCGCCTGCCCGCAGCCTGACGCCCCGACGCGCCCGGCCATCGTCGTCGACCCGTTTTCAGGAACGGGAACAACCGCGCTCGTGGCGTCCGCGTATGGCCGCATCGGGATAGGCATCGACCGCTCGGCCGACTACTGCCGCCTTGCCCGCTGGCGCGCCAGCGACCCCGCAGAGCGCGCTAAGGCGATGTGCGTTCCCAAGCCCCCGCCGGTCCCTGAAGGCCAGGGCTCCCTGTTCGATGGAATCGGGGAGGCGACTGCCTCGTGATAGCCATCCCCTTGCACGGCAAGAGGGCTGCGGACCGAGTGGCCCTGATTGATGACGCCGACTATGAACTGGTATCGCGCTACCGCTGGCACGCCTGGGAAGTTCAGCGCCCGGGCGGGCGCGTTGACGGCCCGTACGCCGCAGCAGCAACCCGGCAAGGTGGCCGCAAGACGAGCGTTCTCATGCACAAGCTCATCACGGGCCATCCCATCACAGACCACGCCAACGGGGACGGCCTAGACAATCGACGGGCGAACCTTCGGCTGGCAACCACCGTCCAGAACGGGTACAACCGGCGTTCACAGACTGGCCACTCGTCGCAGTACAAGGGGGTCACCTGGCACAAGCAGCGCCGGAAATGGCAGGCGTGCATAAAGGTCGACGGCAAGAACCGTTATCTCGGCATCTTTAGCTCCGAGGAAGAGGCTGCTGCCGCCTACGTCGCCGTAGCCCTGGAAGCGCAAGGCGCGTATGCCTACGCGGCCAGGCCGGAACTGTGCCAGCGGGACGAACTCGAAGCGGCCCGGCAAGTAGACCCGGACGCGCCGATGCCGCTCCGCCGCAACAACACCTCCGGCGTTCGCGGAGTGGTCTACCAGCCGTCGATATCGGCCCCCAAGCCTTGGCGCGCTCAGATCATGGTCAACCGCAAGTGCACATACCTGGGTTTGTTTGAGGCAAAAGAAGCCGCAATTGCCGCTCGCCTGGAAGCAGAAGCCGACGTGGCGGCGGGGCGTCCCGTACGTCGGAAACTTCGGGAGGTGTCGTGACCGACCCGGACGACGAGTCCCCGCCCCAGTGGCAGGAGAGCGCCCGCGGCCTCCTGAACTTCGCCTGCGACACCCGCCTCGACTGGACCCGCGAGGAGGTCTGGAACTCGATCCACGCCGCGAAGACAGCCGGGCTGGAGTGGGACAAGCTCGCCCTTCGCCTGATGGGCATCGCCTTCCGCCAGGAGACCCCGCCGACGAGGCCCCGCGAGCTCTGGGACTTCGCCCGTGGGATCACGAGCAAGGCGGCCGAGCGCCCTCCGCCCGCCGGGCACGTCGCCGGGGCGATCGCCGCCCTCCGTGCAGGGGACTACGCGGCAGCGTGGTCAGCCACCCATGACGGGGCAGTGCCGCCGCAGATCGCGAGGGTGACCGGCGGGCAGCCGGTGCTCACCGAGGACAACGACTAGGCGCCCCGCCCTGCCCCATAGACCCCCGGGAGCGGCATGAGGGCCGCCCCTGGACTGCGAAGGGAACGAAATGCAGATCGTCAGGACCGAGGCCGCGACCGGCGGCCCGAGCCGCACGCGGCGCGAGGAGATCGTCCCGCTCAACACCGGCACGCGCGAGGTCGAGCCGGAATGCTACCTGGACTGCTCGGAGTCCGAGGGCTGGCCGTGGGACAGCAACCCCGCCGTCTGCACCTGGGACATCCAGGAGGAGGCCGCCCGCCAGTTCATCGCGCCCTTCGAGGACCTCGACTCGCAGGCGGCCGATGAGCAGGCCGACGGCAGCGACGACGACGGGGGCGTGTACTTCTACCCGTTCAGCAACGTCTTCCAGCCGATGGGCAAGGGCGACGACGACGGGGACCTGAACAGCTCCAACTGGCAGCGGAAGATGGACGCGTTCAAGGGCGCCTACTTCAAGGGCGGCAAGCCGCAGGGCGGCACCGAGATCATGGCCGCGATCAGGGCCGGGGACGCCCACTTCACGGACGAGTTCGGCCCCGGCGGGGAGAACGAGGCACCGCGCGGCGAGCGGCCGGTCCGCGCCCGCGTCGTGTGGACGGACGGGGCGCTGTCCGATGCCCGCGCGTTCCAGTCCTACCTCGCGCAGGCCACGGCCGGCCAGGGCGGTTACGGCGTCCACGGCGAGTGGGACGAGGTGTGGGCGGTCGCCATCATCGGCGAGGAGGGCGGCGGCGGGCAGGCGGCCTACCAGCAGTACGCCAGCCTCGCCAAGGACCACCCGTGGGTCCACGCGTACTACTTCGCGGGCGTCGCCAACCCGGCCGAGGTGTCCGAGGACATGGCGATCGCCGTCGTGCCGTCCCAGTCGTAGCAACCCCCCGAGACCCCCGCACGCGCCCCGTTCCCCCGGGCGGGACGCGTGCGGGGCCCGGTCCCTGAAAGGAAAACGAAATGGCGCAAGACAGCCCGAAATGGGTCAGGAGCTCGCTGAGTTTCGCTAACGGCAACTGCGTTGAGGTCATGCTGCTGCCTGGCGGCACCGTGGCCGTCCGCAACTCCCGGTACCCGCACGGCCCGATCCTGGAATTCACCCCGGACGAGTGGCACGCCTTCGCCGGCGGGGTGCGGAACGGCGAGTTCGACGACTTCGGAAGGAGCGGTGAATGAGCGGCTGGCGGAAGTCCTCCCGGAGTTCCTACAACGGCAACTGCGTGGAGGTAGGCGAGGACTGGCGCAAGTCCTCCCGCAGCGTGGCCGCCGGCAACTGCGTGGAAGCCGGCAACGGTCCCGCCGTCGTCCTGGTCCGTGACACCGCCGACCGCGGCGGGGGCGCTCTCGCATTCCCCGCCCGGGCGTGGGCCGAGTTCACGGCGAGGACCGCGGGGGGCGGGTCGTGACCGCCTACACCGACGAGGAGGTCGCCGCCGTCGCCTGGGCCGCTAACGCCGAGCTCCAGGCGCTGCACGGCGACCCGGCCCCGTCCCTTCCCGGGGATGCCGGGGACGCGGAGGCCCACGCGGTTACCGTCGCCGGGATCCGCGCGATCCGCGACGGCGCGACGCCGGGGGAACTGCACGAGACGTGGGTCCGCAGCAGGCAAGCGCAAGGCTGGAAGCACGGTCCGCGGAAAGACTCGCGCCTGAAAACGCATCCGTGCATGGTTCCCTACCGGGACCTGCCGGAGCACCAGCGGGTCAAGGACCGCGTGTTCATCGCGGTCGTGCTGGCGATGACCGGGCAGGACGCCGCGCAGTCCTCGGCCCGGTCCGAGGCGGCAGACGCCCGGGCCGAGCTCGCCAGGGTCCGGCGGGCCGCGCAGACACTCGGCATGGTCGTCACCCGCCAGGCGCGGGACCTGTACGCCATGCGGGACCTGTACGCCATGTGGGTCGACGTCTCGCGCGGCGACCTCGAGGCCGTGAAAGAACGCGTCCTGGCCGCCATTCCCGACGCGGACGACAACGAGCCGGAGGACCAGTGGAACGGGACCGAGACCGGGGACGAGTGGCTCGAGCGGACCAGGGAGGAATCGTGACCGCCGGAGCGACAGGCCTGGAGGCGCTCGCAAGCACGTCACCTGACCTCCCGGCGATCGCCGCCTACGCCGTCCACTACGAGCTTGGGGCGGACGCGGCGGCAGTCGAGTGGCGGTTCATCGCCGAAGAGGAACGGGTGAGGTGGAGGGCCGTCGCCGATGCCGTCGTTACGGCGGCGGAACTCACGCTGCCGGACGATGAGTACCGGCTCACTGACGCGGGCCGGGAGCGGCTCGCCGCCGAAGCCGAGGACCGGGAAGCCGACGAGATCGCGGCCGAGGACGACCCCGACCTTGACGACGACGGCAGCGGCCCGTCGTCCCAGTTGCACGAGGGCGACTGGGACGACGCTGTCAGCGAGGCGACGTCGTGACCGCCGCGACGCCAGGGCAGGCGGTGTACGAGGTGTGGCGGGCCGCAGTCCCTGAGATCGTCTGCAACGTGCCGGCCGGGAAGTGGGAAGACCTGCCGGGAACGGTCCGGGGCGGATTCGACGCCATCGCCGCGCAGCAGCCGCAGCCCGCGCCCGGCGACGTCCGTGAGCAGCTCGACGCCATGAAGACGGTCCTCCAGGAGACGAGCCGCGAGAGCAGCCAGCGGGGCGCGCGCGCCGACGAGTTCGCGCGGGTCAAGGTCAGGCTCTGCGCCCTCGTGGCCAGCCTGGACGACACCGTGGAGCGCTGCCGCAACACCGACTCGGAGTTCGACATGGGCGCGGCCCACGCGTCGGCCGTCACCGCCCGCCAGCTCCGCGAGATCCTCACCGACACCGCGCTCGGCGTCACGCCCCAGCCCGCGCCCGTTACCGTCAGGTCCCTTGCTGCCGCGTTCGCCGGCAGGCAAATCCTGGTCGACGTCGACCAGGCGGAACACTCTGACGCTGGGGACGGCATGTGGCTCGTGACGCCCGCGCGCCCGCACGACCTCGCCGTGCAGCTGCTCACCGCGATTGACTCGCGCCTGACGGGCGATCCGCAGCCGCCGTCCGAACTGGCCGCCCTCGCCACCCAGTGGGAGGCAGACGCCCTGCTGGCCGACAAGAGCACGGTCCAGAGGGACGGCAGCATCAGCGGGCGGGCCTACCGACGCTGTGCTGCTGGCCTCCGTGAGGCCGCCGGGATCGGGGTGCCCGATGGCCGGGACTGAGGCTGCTCCCGCCCCGGCCAGTCCGGCACCGGACGGAGGCGGGCCCGCCGTGTACGGGCCGCTGCTGGAGCGGGCGCAGGACGCGGTCGCCTTCGAACGGGGGCGGGCCGAAAAAGCGGAAGCCGAGCTTGCCGCCCTCGGGGACAGGATCGCCCGGGTGATCGACGCCGGGCTCGCCTCCCAGCGGGCGCGCGCCGACGACGCCGAGGCGAAGATCGCAGGCGCCCGCGAGGGGATCGGCGCGTTCCTCGCTCAGTACGGGGACAGCGACATCCTCATGTTCAAGGTCGCGCGGGACCTCGCGGGCAGTGTCCTGCGGGCCCTTGACGGGGGCGGGTCATGAGCGCCCGCGAGCGGGTCTCGATCATCCGCGGGGACGTCAGGCTGCTGACTACCGGGGAGGTGGCCGCGCTGTTCCAGGTCTCCCCGCCGACTGTCACCGGCTGGGCCGTCTCGAGGGGGCTGGTGTCGACGAGGAACCCCGGCGGCGGTCACTACCGGTTCTTCGAGGCCGAGGTCTCCGCCCTGCTCCGGGGCGAGACGCGGGAACGGGCGCGGGAACTCGGGCTGGCAGAGAAGGCGCGGCTGACTGGCGGCGCGCCATGAGGGGAACCCGCATCCCCGCCGTGACCGGTGAGCAGTTGAGGGACGCCATGGCCGCCCTGCTGCCGGACCGCGACCGGGACCTGGCGGACAGGCTCGCCGTCGTGGCCGAGGAGCACGCCGCCGCTCTTCTCGGCGGGCGCCACCCGTCGTGCGCGAGGTGGCTGCCGCAGGCCCGGTCGACGTGCGGGCTCGCCGCCGGGCACCTGAACGCCTGCATCTCGGTTGCCGCCGCGGTGAACCAGCGGATGCGGGCGAAGAAGCGGGCCGTGAGGCTTGAGGCCGGGCGGGCGGCATGAGCGCCGGGGAGGCCCGCGAGGAGCTCGAGGGCGCACTCTGGCACCGCATGCCCGCGGGCACGGTGCCCGGGGTGGTTGACGCGCTTCTCGCCCTCGCTGACGCCTACGCGGAGGAGGCCGCGGACGAGCGCATCGCCGGGCGCGTCCTGTCGCGCTCGCTCGGCCGTCAGCGGCTCGCCGAGGCGGCCGCGGGAGTCAGTGAGGCGTACGGGCACATGGCCGGGATGGTCAGGCCAGGGCGCGGGAAGGCGGCGGCGTGAACGACCTCGACGCACTGATACGCAGGCTCCGCCGCGACGGCTACTCGGTCTCCAGGGGGCGGAAGTCAAGCCACTGGCACGTGCGGGACAAGCGCGGGCGCCTGGTGGCGGTCACGAGTTCCACCCCGTCGGACTGGCGGGGCCTCCGCAACTTCGAGAGCCGCCTCCGCCGGGCGGGGGCGGTCCGGTGAGCGGCGGCAAGCCTGCCCGCCTGGCGGTGACGGGCTACAACATCGGCTCGGCGGACATCCTTGTCGGCGGGAAGCGGGCGGGGATCTGCCCCGCCGAGTTCAGGGGATGGCGGGCTTACCTGTACCCCGCCCTCACTGGCCGGCGTGCCCGCGAGGGCGGCGAGGAAGAGGTCGCGGGGCGGACGCTCGGGGGAGCTTCGGAGGGACCTGCGCGAGCGGGTCGAACTGAAAGGCCCCTGGTAGTCAGCGTGACCGGCGGCGAAGCGGCCCCCCGGCTTTTCCGTCACGGATCTTCCCGATGTACTCGCGAGTCCATCCGGCGTGCCGGGCAATCCGCGACGGGGTTGCGCCCTGGGCGAGGTCTTCCCGGATCGCGTCCATCAGCGCGGCATGTGCCTTGTCGAGGTCGCCGCGCAGTTGCTCAAGGCGGCGGTCCCGGTTGCTGGGCTCGTCTGTGTCCATGCACTCATGATTACACAACTCAGGTTGCGAACAAAGTTGACACGACTACCAGACCGGACTACTGTCAATCTTGTTCGCGATATTAGTTGACGATGGGAGTCAAGATGGGCGACGGGCTGAAGCGCGCGAGGGCGTCGGCACGGGCCACGCGCCTGCCAGCGCCGAAGAAGATCACCTACGCCAAGGCGGAGCGGTTCGTCGCGGCCATGGTCGCGCTCCAGGAGTGCGACGACTGCCCTGACGGCCTGCGGGTCGCCCTCGATGACGCGCGGGCCGAGATCTCACCCTGGTACGACGCCGAGGGACGCTGACCGTGACGCACCCCGGCTACGCCCCCACGCAGGACATCCCCCAGGTCCCCGCCCTTCGCAGGGCAACCGCCGCCGCCGTCGCTGTCCCCGCCGCTATCGGCCCCGGAACCCCGGTGACCTACCTCGGGAGCAGCCTGAAGGACCACGGCTGCTGGATCGCCGACGGCCCGTGCCCGTGCGGCTGCGGCGGCCTGAGGCTCTGGCGGCGGGAGGCGGACGGGCTGCACCGGCTGGTGCACGTCTCGGCGGGCAGTGTGACGAGGGGAGTCCGGCCGTGACACAGACTAAGCCGACCCCGCAGGGCATCTCCGCGCTCTTGCGCAAAGCCGGATTCGGGCGCTCCGCGCGCAACGCGACGCGCGTCCGGGGGTTCAGCAGCCGCACCCGGGGCTACGTCGTCGGCGGCCGTACTGACGGGACCGTCGCCGTGTACCACGAGGACGGCAACAGCTTCATGATCACGGACGCCACTGTTGAGCGGCAGGTAAGGGAGCAGGCCCGCTACGCCGAGGCGATCGAGGCAGCAGGCTACGCGGTCGAGCGCGGGACGGGCGGCCTCTTCGGGCCGCTCATCGTCCGGGCCAAGAACGAAGAGAGCCGACGATGAAGACTGCCGTCCCCCTCGCCCCCGTCGACAAGACGATGCTCCTGTCCCGTGGCGGCCGCCGCGAGTGCTGGTCGGCGACCACGAAGGACAAGACCTGGGACCTCACCCGCGAGGACGAGCCGGGAACGCCGTGGTCGGTGACGCACCGGCCGACTGGGATCGTCGCGGACTCGCATGTGGGAACCCTGACCGACTGCCGCGCCTATGTCGCCTCCGGTCAGGCACTGGCCGACGTGGAGCGAATCCAGGCGCACGGGCGCGGCGGGCACGAGAACGAGCGGGACAAGCGGTGCCCGCGATGCTGAAAGGAGAAGGCAATGGCTGAATGGGGCGTCCGCCTTGAGGTTCCAGGCCGGAAGGCGGAGGAGTTCAAGGTCAAGACGGGCAAGGGCTGGGCGCAGGATTATGCGGCGTTCGTCAACGGGAGTGCCGTGTCCCTGATGACAGGCGAGAAGGCGACTGTGGTCACGCGCGCGTCGGACGGGGACCCGTGGAAGGTGCCAGGTGGCAAGTGACTTGCAAGGCCGGGTCGATGGCGGCGTGGACGCCTACGGCAAGACGTGGACGCTGGGCGTTGTCGGCGACCGGGTGGGACTGTCTGTCGACCCGAACTGCGTGATGCTGCGCTTCAACGCCGAGCAGCGCGAGCAGTTCGCCAGGGCGTGGGCTGAGGCCGAGCGTCGCGCCGAGGCTGTCGCCCGCGCGGTGACGCCGGGGCAGGTGACCCCGTGACCGCCTTCGAGTTCCGCAGGTGCCAGCTGACCTGCAATTACCCCCGCGACTGCTTCCAGTTCTTCGACGGCGAAGAGGGCATCCCTCCCACGTCCGGCGAGACCCGCGCGGCCCTCCGCAAGCGGGCCGCGAAGGCGGGCTGGACGCACGTGCGCAGCAACCTAGGGTGGCGGTACGACAGGGACTACTGCCCCGAGCACAAGCCTGCCGAGGCGGTACAGGCCGCAGGGACGGAGGGCTGACATGGCTGAGTCTCCCGAGGGCCAGATCCGCCGGGCCGCTGCCCTGATGCGCGAGAGGGCGCAGGCTGCGTCTCCCGGACCCTGGCACCAGATGTGCATGGGCTCCGAAGGGTGCTCGGTCATCAACGACGGGCGCCTGCGCGACCGCAAGCACGTCTCGTTCAGCGGGCGCAAGGAATGGAAAGCCGACCACGCCGACGCCGAGCACATCGCAGGCATGAGTCCCCTCGTTGCCCTCGCCGTCGCAGACTGGCTGAGCACTTTCGCGGGGCGTAGCTGTGATCAGGACTTCGCGGTGCCCGACTGGAACGGTGCCCTCGCCATTGCCCGCGCCTACCTGGGAGAGGCGGCACTGTGACCGGCTACCCCAACCGCGAGCACGCCAACGCCGACAAGGTGGCCCGGCGGCGCGCGCTGGCCGCCCTGGACGACATCGAGGGCGAGGTCGCGTTCCTGCGCAAGCGGGTCAATGGCGGACTCGGCGACGGGGACGACACGGGCACCCCCGCCGAGCGGGCGGCGGACGTCACCCGGCACCTGTCCGTGCTCGGCACCCTCCGCGAGGTACGGGAATGGCACGCGGCGGACGAAAAGGAGGCGGCGGGTAATGATGACGCTTGACGAGGCCCGCGAGCACGTCGGCAAGGCCGTGACCTATCACCCGGCTGGCAGCGAGCCGGAGCACGGGACGATCGCCGCAGCGAGCACGGTTTACGTGTTCGTCCAGTACCCCGGCGTCCGGGGCGTCATGGCGACGTACCCGGAAGACCTCACGCTGATAGCAGGCGAGCGATGACCGGGCCCCTGCCCCCGTGGCCCCGCGACACCACTTACGTCCATGTCGCCCCAGAGCACGTCATCCGCGGCAAGCAGGCGAGCCTGACGGGGTGCGCCGCTGCCCTCGCCATCGCTGACGCGATCGGCCCGGACGCGGTGGCCGTCTCCGTCGACGTGGACGTGATCACCGCGCACGAGAAGCACGCGCCGTTCCGCTGGTGGCACGCCGAGACGCCCGAAGAGGTAGCGGGGTGGACGGCCGCCCTTGACGCGGGCGACTCGGAAGACGTCACGGAGGTGGCCGGGGCTGCCGCGCTCGGGCTGCTCGACTTTGAACTGACCTGGAACGAGGGAGCCGCCCCGGCGGCTGGAGGAGGGAACGCATGAGCATGACGCCTGCCGTCCACTACAACCCCGGCGGCGAGCCGGGACCGAGCGCCTGCAACCTGCCGGCCGTTCCCCCGGAAAGGCTCACCGCCGACCTCGATGAGGTGACGTGCGGCAACTGCCTGTCGGGCCTCCGGTGGCGGAACGACATGTCGCAGCGCACCTACAAGGCCGACTACGAGCGGTTCTACGGTCCCGGCGGCTTCCTTGACCGGGCAGGGCAGGCCCGCCCCGCGAGCGCGACCACGGCACCGCAGGCCCGTGCGGCACTGGAGAAGCAGGTCGCCGAAGAGGCCGCCAAGGTCGCAGGGCTCGGCTCGCAGGGCGCGGGCAGCGAGATCATCGCCCGCGCCGTCCGGGATGCCGTGCGGACGGTCATGGCCGGCGTGGACGCCTGTATCCGGCTGGACATCGCCGAGGGAGCCGCCACGGCGGCAGGAGGAGAGAAGAAGTGACCACGAAGACGTTCCACCTGGGCGACATCCTGACCGTCACCACAGGCCGCCTTGTCTCCCCGCGCCACGTTGAGGGCGTCTACGACATCCTCAACTGGATGACGGGAGACAATCTGTTCACCCACCAGCTGCCGCGCGCCATGGACGAGTGCAGGGGCCCGCTGCTCGCCCAGCATCCCGACCTCGCCGGGGTGACAGTACCGGAAGAGTTCGGCGACGGGAGCCCGGAGAGCGCGAGGCGGGCCGTTGACTCCTGGCTCGCGGAGCAGGTCGCCGTGTACGGGGAGACGCGGGAAGTGGAGCCGCTGCACGAGGGCGACCACACCCGCATCGACCCGATGACGGAGTTCGCGATCGTCGCGCCGCATGCGCAGGTGATCCCCGTCGTCGTCCCCGGCGAGGAAGACGCGGGGTGAGCGCCCTCGTGACCATGGTCGACGCCCTGATCAAGGGATCGGAGCGGTTCCAGCGGGCGGCGACCGCGGTGGACAAGCTCCACGCCCCCGCTGACGGCAAGTGCGGGGAGTGCCGGAAGACCTGGCCGTGCCCGACCAGGCAGGCGCTTGACTCCGGGCTGTACGGCACACAACAGACGACAGCACAGATCAACTGACGGAGGCAGCAGATGAGCAGTGAGATGGACCCCGAAGAACTCAATCCCGTCGCTAAGATCCGGTATGCCGAGGGGCTGATCCGCCGCGAGCACTGGGTCACGGAAGAGGACTGGCTGTTCTGGGGTAACCTCGCCGACCACCTTAACGGCATCGCGCAGGTGCCGGAGAAGACCGCGCACCGCCCGTCGGACTGGCGCGCGTTCAACCGGGCGCAGGACATGGCCACCGGTCTCATTCGCATGTCGGCCGCCCGCGCGGCAGCAGGAGGCGAGCCGCAGTGAACGCGAAGCTCCTGCGCACGGTCCTCACTCACGTCGAGGACTACCCCAGGTTGCTCGACCTGGCCACCTACACGGAGTACACCATCGAGCATGACGTGGCCGAGGGCGACGTGCGGCGGCTCCTGAAGGCCCTTGAGGCAGCCCTGAAGTCCCACCGCCCCGTCCAGCTGTACGGGCTGGTGATGTGCCTCAACGGCAGCCCCGGATGCGCTCACGGACCGGATTACGACGGGGACGCGCACTTCGAGGACGACGACGGATCCTGGCGGTGCAGGGACAAGCCGACTGCGGTCATCTGTACTGCCTGCCTCAACGAGGACGGGGAAGGCGTCATATTCCCCTGTGGCGAGTACGAGGCGATCCTTGCCGCACTGACCGGGAAGGGGGCGGCCGATGCCTGACGTGAGGCCGGCTAGAGACGCAGCCCGCGCTGCGTGTGACCGCAAGCATGACCTGGCCAACATCCTGGACGACACGCTGATCATCCTCGCCGTTGAGGTGTCGAAGCCCGTGCCCTCCGAGAGCGCGGCATGGCTCGCCCGCGCCCAGAAGCAGCTCACCGATGCCATTGATGCCTGCGACGCCGTACGCGACGCCATCGCGGTGGCGCAGGCTGAGGTCACGAGGCTTGCCCGGCAGGTGCCCGTCGCCAGGGACTCGCCGCTCCGCTGCCCCAAGCCGATGGTCCACCCGGACGAGAGCGTGGAGCGCTGCGTCCTGCACGTCGACCACATGCAGGACGACATCGACCATGTGGACCCTCACGGGCACCGCGCGCCGGTCGAGATCCGCCAGTCGACGATTGAGCAGGCACGGATGATCAGAGAGGAGTTCTACGGTGGCTGACGACGGCAAGGTCCGTGTCCGCCTGCCCGGTACCGGCGTCATAGTCGAGTACGCGAGCCAGCGGGAGCGCGGCCAGTCTCTTCTCCTCGCGCAGGCCCGCCAGCGGATCGCGGAGCGCACGGGCTACATCCCCGGCTGGGGTGAGCTTAACGAGGAAGACCAGGAGACGGCGGCCCTTGAGGCGCGCAACTGGCTCCGCGCGGCCGTCGAGTGCGGGCTGATCCGGGAGGATGACGGTGCCTGAGACCGCCCGCGACCGCAACCGCCGCCTGTACGGCAGGCCCCGGGTCCCCCGCGCCCACAAGCGCATCATGGTCGCCCTGCTCGCCGCAGACGGCCTCTCCGGCTACCCGCTGTCGCAACTGGCCCAGGCCGGCCCGGGAGCCGTCTGCGTCGTCCTGGCGAGGCTTGAGCGGCTCGGCTGGGCAGACCGGGAGCGGCACGAGGGATCCGCGGAGCACCTGCGGTTCGGCTACACGCTCACGTCCAAGGGGCGCGCTTGCGTGACGATCCTGCTGGGCCTGCCCGCTGAGGCTGCCCGGCTCACCCCGGAGGCGAACGATGCCTGACCGTCCCCTGATCCTCGTCGACGTCGACGGCGTGCTGAACGTCATCGCGACCTCGAAGGAACGCCGCCGCCTCTGCTTCCACGAGGGCTGGCAGCAAAGGCGCGTGGAACTCGGCGTCGGGACCTTCCGCCTGTTCTTCAACCCGGCTAGCGGCCCTCTGCTGTCACGGCTGGCACGGGAGACCGGCGCGGAGCTTGCCTGGGGAACGACCTGGGAAGAGTACGCGAACCTTGTCGTCGGCCCGCTGCTCGGCTTGCCCAGGCTGCCGGTAGCGCCCGTGGCGGACTTCCCGCACAAGGCGAACGGGATCGTCCCGTGGACCGCCGGGCGGCCGTTCGTGTGGTTCGACGACGAGCCCGACGCGGCCGAGGTTACAGCCCCGCTTGCGGGCGAACAGCCGCACCTCGTCGTCCGCGTGGACGAGGGCGAGGGGCTTACCGAAAAGCATGCGGCCACGGCCCGCGACTGGCTGCACGGACTGGGGCAGGAGGTTTCTGGTGGACGATAACGAGTACGGCCCCTTCGAATCGGAGCGCTCCGCCGGCAACTCGCCTGCCGTCCGCGCCGTTTACGCCGCCTTCGATGCCGACCCCGGGCCCGGCAAGATGCGGCCCCACAACCTCGCCGTGCTCATGGCGGCGTGCGAGGCGGCCGGCGTGGAACTGGGCGCGTACGACGAGCGGGTCCTCGCGGGGGTGGCGTACTCGGAGCCGGCTACCTGCGCGGTGCTGGCGGGGATCATCCGCCGGGCTGCCCGGCTCACCCCGGAGGCCCCCGATGCCTGAGGCTGACGACGAGCACGTCATCGCCGCGCCCGAGCTGACCGCCGAGGCCGGCATCACCTACCGCCAGCTCGATTTCTGGACGCGCGAGGGCCTGCTGCGCTGCTCGTGGCGGCAGGGTGGCCGGTACCGGGTCTGGGACGCAGGGGAACGACAGGTGGCTGTCCTGATAGGGAGGCTGGTTGGTGCCGGCATTGCCCCGCGAACCGCCGCGAAGATGGCCAGGGCCGAGGGCGGGCGCTGCGAGATCGCGCCCGGAATCTGGATCCAGGTTGGCGACAGCGCCGCGATCGAGTGGGGCGTCCGCTTCGAGATCGGCGGCGTCAACGAGGTCCCCCGTCCTAGCGAGGAAGACGCCCGTACCGTGGTCGCGAGCTTGAGGGAGAACCGGGCCGAGTTCGGCGCTGAGCTGATCGTCCGCACGCCCGAGGTCCCGGCCGGGCCGTGGAGGCTGGCGGACGATCCCCCAACGGGAGAGACGAGGCCGGACGATGGGAATCGCTGAGGGCGCGGCGGCCGTGATCATCGGGCCTGAGCCGATGCCGGCGTACTACGCAACGGAGATCGCCGGGGAGGCGGGAGAATGACGGGCATGACGGACGCGACGCGGGCCGCCTTCACCTGCCCCTGCTGCGGTGCGACCTCAAGCCACCCCGAGGACATCGCTCACCGCTACTGCTCCAGGTGCCATGCTTTTACCGGAGACCCTGAGCTCGGGCCGGCGCACCTCGCAGAACCGTGCGCCGAACGGAAGGTGACGGAGATGACCGGGACCGCGCCTGCGCCGCCGCACGCCTACGTGTCGACGGCCTGCTTCCACGAGGAGCACGGCGCCTGCCGCAAGACCTGTAAGTACTGCAACGCCCCGTGCTCGTGCACCGGCTGCGACCATGCCGGCACCCCGGGCCTCCCGGAACCGTGGGTCGACCAGGCGCGGGCCGTGGCGGCGGAGCTGCTGGACGCGATTTACCCGGCTGACGTGCCGGACGGGCTGGAGCGGCGGATTGCGACCGACCCGGCCCTGTTCTGGCTGCGGGGCGAGACGCGGCCGCCGGGGGAATGGCATGACTGACCTAGGCCCCCGCCTGAAGGCCGCCCGCAAGGCGAAGGGCTGGACGCTCCGTAAGGCCGGGCGGCAATCGGGAGTCCCGAACGCGCACGTCTCGCAGGTGGAGACGGGCGCGATCCGGAACCCCGGCCTCACGGTGCTGATCCGGCTCGGCGCGGCCTACGGCATCCCGCTCACTGAGCTGCTTGCCCTGGCCGGGCGCGCGGACTTCGGCGTGGCCGGCGAGGACGGAAGGCTTGAGGACCACGAGGGCCACGACCTGTGGCGCATGTCGGTGTACCTGCCGGAGGGCCGCGAGGCTGAGGCTGCCGCGTGGATGGCCGCGCACGGCCTGGAGGTCTACAGGATGCAAAGGGTGAGCGAGATGATGAGGGGGGACCGTGGCTGACGACTGCGTGTTCTGCGGCCGGGTCGAGCGCGGCGAGTACGACTACGACGACCGCTACAACGTGGCGTTCCGGCCGCTCCACCCGGTAACGCCGGGCCACTTCCTCGTGGTCCCGCGCAGGCACGTTGCCACCGCCTCGATCTCGCCTGCGGCTACCGGAAAGGCTGCCGCGTTCGCCGCGGTGCTCGCCGGGCTGATGGAACTCGATGACTTCAACCTGATCACCTCGGCCGGGAGCTGGGCCACGCAATCTGTTTTCCATTTGCACTGGCACGTAATCCCGCGCAAGGAAGGTGACGGCCTGCACCTGCCGTGGACCGGGCAGGTTGAACGGGAAGGGCGGGCATCGTGACCGTCCGCATCAACCGCGAGCTGCCGGTACTGCGCGCCCTTGCGAGCGCGCCGGGCAGCATGTCCACGGCCGAGGTCGCGGAGGCATGCTTCACGGGGCCTCTCGCGGTAACCGCCCCCCGCAAGAAAGCCCTGCAAATGCTGCGCCGGCTGGAGGCGCCGGGGAAAGTCGAAGTGTCCGGCAAGGTAAGCCAGCACGGCCACGGGGGGCCCATGCTCACGTGGAAGATCACGGGCGCCGGGCGCGCATGGCTGGCACGCGAGGTCGGCAGATGACCCGGGCTGCGAGTAAGCGCCTCGCCTGGTGGCTCCGCTGCCTCGCCGACCGGGTCGACCCTGACGGCGCGCCCCGGCACATGAGCTACTCCTTCACGTTCGAGCACCGCGAGGGCATCCGCTTCCGCGATGACGGGAAGGGGTGCCCGCTGTGGTACCTCGGCCGCGACAGCTACGAGCGGGCGCACGCGGAGGCGGACAAGCCCGGCGCGCGGGTGGACTGGGAAGCCCTGGCGCACGGCGACCGCGAGCACGCGGTTATCCGGATGCCACCCCTGGGCGAGGACGCATCATGGCCGCACTGACGGCCGCCAGCATGCGCATAGCCGCCCTCGTCCGTGCCGTCCTGGTCCTTGAGTACCCGCTCCCGGTTCCGACGCTCACTGTCGCCGAGCGCGTCAGCCGCCGCTACGACCCGGCCGTCTACCGGATGCTCCGCCGTATGGAGAACCGCGGTGAAGCCGAGCGGATCAGGCTGCCCGACGTGCAGTCCGTGTACTGGCGGCTCATTCCCCCCGCTCGGCCGGAAGGTGCGTGCAGCGTGTAGTGAATCGCTTCACGCGAGACGCGCTAGGCTAGCCCGCAGGATTCCCGTTAGGGGAGACGTTTTCAGGGGTGGGACTACGGCACCGCCGGAGCGCCGACAGCTCAGAAGTCGGCCCCTGCCTCCCCGCCGCATCAGGCGGGTGCCGGGCCGGTTGACTCTGGCCCGGCACCGCGCCCCCGGTGTACGCTGGTCGCGGTTGACAGCCTGGCTTGCAAGCCGGCAGTGCCGGACGCATGGGCCGGCTTTAACGGAACCCGGCCGACTTCGAGACGGCCGGGTTCCGCTTCTCTTCGGCGATAATCTTGACGTCAGCAACCGATCGGGCGCTCAAGGCGGCCTCGAGTGCCCCGCCGACGGGGACGGACCCGATCCACCGCGACGGAGAGGCGCGAGGCCGCCGGGTAAAACGCTTCCGGGAGGTACCGATGGCGCGCACGAGCAACCGCCGCTGGAAGGGCTGCCCGATGTGCAAGCCCCACAAGATCGCGGGCAACGGCGACGCCGAGCGGATGCCCTACCCGGCGCGCAAGGCCTTCCCCTCGCGGAAGGGAAAGCGCATCAGCCGCCACGACGTCGGCCAGTGGGGCGATGACTGATGGCCCGTCTCCTCGGCCGTTACCAAACGCCGGGTTGCTGTCCCGGTACCCGTTCGGGACTCCCTCCCGGCCCGGACTGCTCCGGAGGCGGATCGGTCGGCACGCGGAAGGCGAAGCGCCTCGAGGCCCGCGAGCTCGCTGCGGAGATCGACGGGGAACTGCACCCGGAGCCCGACCTCGAGCACCTCGCCACCCTCGGCCCGCTCTACGACCTGAGCGACTGCGAGCACGGGTGCAACGGGTCGCCGTCGTGCGGCGAGCGGTGCACCTTCATCTGCCACCCTGTCAACTCGCGCCCTAGGCTCGTCTTCATGAACGTCAGCTACCCCGGCGCCGAGCATGACCCCGGGGCCGGGGCAAGCTACGCCATCCTCGCCCCCGGCGGCATACCGGACGGCAGCGTCGCCCGCACGATCGAGGCAACCGAGAGCATCTGGGTCGACACCGGCGCGGACGGAACCATTCTCGGCGTTGAGGTCATCGGTGAGGGGAACTGGGTCGACGGCCTGGTCGCCCTCGCGATGACGGGGAGGCTCCGCGTCGCCCCGGCCGTCAGCTTCAAGTCCCGGCCGGACTAGGAGTTAGCTGGGAGCTGCGGCCCGGTGAGCCTGTGAGGGAAAGGCGGATTCAATCCGTCACCGTGACGGGTTCCTGACCCTCTAAATCGACGACTGGAACGTCCGCTCCCGGACCCGGAGACTGGTATCGTACGGCAGCACCCTCTCGATCATCCTTCCCAGGTCGTCAAGGCCCAGGGCTGGCATCTCCGACAGGGGGATCATGCGGAGGTCCGCCACGGCGGAGGCCGGGACAAGCAGCTCGGTGGTCACGGGACAAGCGTAGCGGGGCACATGCTCACTACTCACGCTAGTTCGCATGACGCGGCTAGCATGAGGCATGGGCCGTTGCGGGGACTTCTACTTTGCCGACGAGGACGCTGAGCTCGTCGCGCGCGAGCGGGAGCGGCACATGACCCTTGTGCGCGGGATACCGGCGGCCCGCGCCGAGCTTGACGGGCGGGAGCTGGCCATCGTCCGTTACGCGCGGATGCTCGGCATCGGCTGGGAGTCGATCGGCGAGGCGACCGGGACGAGCGCGGACGCGGCGAGGGAGAAGTACGGGGAGCCGGCGCCGGGCGACATGCCGTTCTGACTGACCGGTGCCGGCTGTCCTTGCGGGCTAGCGAGCGTAGTCGACCGTCGCCGGGAGGCGGCGATAGCGCGCCGCGCTGCGCGTGTACAGCCGCCGCTTCATGGCGAGGCGCGGCGGGAGCCGACCCGCCCCAAGGCCGCCCCGTCCGCCCGGGGGGCAGGCGAGGGCACATCTGGGTCACATGAGGTCGGGAAGAGTCATTGTCGATCGGGAAGGGCCGGGAAAGATCTTTAAGCCTTTGACCAGGTCATACGCCTCACCCGAGAGCGCGACCAGCAAGGCTCCCCGGCTGGTGCTACTTCGCCGAGGACTACCACCAGCAGTACCTCTACAAGGTCCCGCACGGCTACTGCCCGGATCACAGCACCGGCGTGACCTGCCCCGTTGGCCTGGAGCTCGGCTGACCGGATAGCCTTCCCGTCCCGTCCCGGAGGTCCCTCACGGCTCCCGAAGGTGCCCGGAGGGCACATCTAGGGCACTTTTGAAAGATGAGGCGCACTCAAGTGCCCCTCGTCCGGGCGGGCGAAGAACTGCCCCTTGGCCCTCCGGGCGCGGTCGCGGTCGTCCGGCATCATGTGCGAGTAGGTCGCCTGGACGGTTACCTCGGTGTCGCCGATGAACTCCGCGACCGCCCGGACGCTGATCCCGGCCGACAGGCACGCGGACACGAATATGTGGCGCGTGATGTGCATCATGTGATAGCGGTCCGCGGCGATGCCCGCGCGGCGCAGGGCCGCCTTCCACCGGCCGTTGACCATCTTGCGGTGCATCGGCAGCCCCGGGCCGCGCGACAGCAGCAGCGTGAACGTCACCGGGCCGCCGCCGGCCCTGACCCAGGGGAGCGTCACCTTCTCCGGAGGGTAGGCCCGTATGTACTCCGACAGCATCACGCAGTCCTCGTCCGTCAGCGGAACGGAGTGGACCTTGTCGTTCTTGATCGGCGCGAAGACCTGCTTCCCGTGGATGATCTTCACCTGCCGCCGGACGTGGAGCGTCTTGCGCAGGAAGTCGATGTCCTTGTCCGCGTCGATCGCGAACATCTCGCCCTGGCGCTCGCCGGTCGCCGCGCCGAGGTAGGGCAGTACCTCGTACCGCGACGGGCCGCACTGGTCGCAGCCGTCCTTGCAGCCGGGCATGTGGCGCAGCGCGAGCGACAGCGCCTCTAGCTCGGGGAGCGTCAGCAGGTCCGGCTCCCGCCTGGGTGCCTTGGGGCGGCTGACGGACTTGGCGTGAAGCGGGTTGCGCGGGATGAAGCCGTCCTCCACGGCGGCGGCGAAGACCTCCGAGACGTGGTCGATCACCTTGACCTTGGTGGAGTCCATCAGCTTCATGCCGGCGATCCAGTTCTGGCACAGGCTCGGGCGCCTGGCCAGGTCCCGGAGCTTGTTGTGCCCGAGCGCCGGGCCGCCGTGGCGCCTGGTGCGGCCAGGGTTGCCCGGGTCGGCGTAAACGTGGAGCCGGAACTGGTACTCCACGCCGACGCTGGTCGTCTCGCCGTGGGTCCGGGCCGCGCGCCACGCCTCGGCGTACTCCTCGAACGTCGAGTCGCCGCTCCTGGGGTCGGCGTAGGTCCCCGCGTCGAGCTCGGCCGCGATCTTCGCCTCGAACGCGTCCGCGTGGAGGTCAGGGTTGCCGCCCTCCTTCTTGGCGAAGTTCTTCTTCTTCTGCTTCCCGTTCAGGTCGCGCCAGCGGACCTGCCAGCGGTCGCCCCGGAGGTGCTGGGCGGCCGGGACCATCCGGTGCCTGCGGCACTCTTCCTCGTCCGGCCCGGGGTGGGACTTGTGCCACCTGTCGTAGATCGTCACCCGGCCTCCCCTGCGTAGTTCAGCCGCACGGTGACCTTGCCGTCGCTGGTGACCTCTATCTTGGTTGCCCCGCTCGCGGGCGCGAATGAGGAGAGGGCCGCGACGATTCCGCCCTCGACCGCCGAGCGGATCCCGTCGGTGCTGATCCCCTGCCGGAACGCGTCGGCGACGAGCGCGGCCAGGCCCGTCAGGGTCACGCTCTGCCCGGCCGTGCGGGGAGGCGGCGGCACCGCCCAGCGGTGCGGCCTGTTCTCCCGGCTGAAAACGACCTCCCGGGCCCGCTCATCGCTTTCCGCGGCAGCCGTGGCGGGCGACTGGCCGAGCGGCGCCTCCCCGGTCGCCCACGCCCAGAGTGCCGGGGGAGTCTCCTGCACGGAGGGCGTGAGCCGGGCCGGGTCCGCCGCGTGCTCGATGTCCATCTCGGGCAGCAGCAGCCGGTTGGGCGTCACGTCAAGGGCGACGGCCAGGGCGGCGAGGTCGTCTACGTCGATGCGCCTTTCCCCCTTCTCGATCTTGAGGAGGCCCGTGTCGAGGATGGGGTGCCCGGTCTTCGCCAGCCGCCGGGCGAGCTCCGCGTAGGAGAGCCCGCGCTCTTGCCGGATGCGCCGGAGGTTCGCCGCGGCGCGGCGGCTGCTCGGGCCCGGCTCCATTACTCGTGCTGCCATGACGGCAGTAAAGCATCCAGGTCGACAAGGCCGCAACTCTTCCCGTATGATCCCGATACATACTTTCCATTTCCGAAGCTATCCTTCCATAATCGAAGGAACGGGAGGACGGATGACCGCAGGGGAAGCCGGCGCGGAGGAGGGGCACGAGTCCCTCGCCACCCCGGCCGAAGTCGCGAAGTACCTGAAGCAGGCGGAGAAGACCCTGGCCAACTGGCGCTCGCAGGGCAAGGGGCCGAAATACCGGATCGTCGGCAGGGAGGCCCGCTACGAGTGGCCCGAGGTGATCCGCTGGTTCAGGGCGCTCCCGGAGTCGCCCGCGAGCACGGGCGGGAAGTCGGCCGCGTGAGCGCCCAGACCGAGGCCGGCGTAGCTGAGGCACCCGCAGAGGAGGACCGCCTCCTGAGCCTGACTGAGGCCGCGGCGATCGCCCAGGTCGAGCCCCGGACACTCGCCCGCTGGGCTGACGGGGGAAAGGTCTGGTCGGCCCGTCCCGGGGGCAGCGGGTGGCGTAAGTACCGGGAGTCTGAGGTGCGGGCCCTGGCACCGGGGAAGATGCTCCGGATCGGGGAGGCTGCCCGGCTGCTCGGCAGGGACGTGAAGACCCTCGTCCGGTGGTCTGACCGGGGGAAGCTGGCCCCGGTCCGGCTGCCGGGCGGCGGACGGCGGTTCCGGGAGGAGGACGTCCGGGCGCTGCTGGGCGGCGAGGGCGGGGCGGGAACGTGACCGCGCGCCCGGTGATCGACCGGCTCCTCACCCCCGGCGAGACGTACGCCCTGCTCAGGGTGTGCCCGAGGACGGTCACCCGGTGGGCTAACGCGGGGCTGCTGACGCCCTCCTGGACTCCCGGCGGGCACCGCAGGTTCCGTGAGGACGAGGTACTCGCGCTGCTCGAGAAGCGCCGGGACGGTAAGAGGATGAGTGCGGCGCGGGGCGGGCGCGTGCTTCCCCCGGGGGCAGGCGGATGAGCCTGCACTGGGGCACTCACGGCGTCGGCTGGGAGCCGGAGGGCGGGGAGCGCCGCGACTGGCGCGACGTGGGGCCCGGCGACCCGTCCCCGGACGCGCCAAGGATCATGGAGGTCTGATGGGACGCGTAGCCGACCGGGTGATGGGCGCCCTGGTTGCCGAGGTCGAGGGCCGCGCCGGGTGGGACGAGGCCCCGGCCCTGTACTTCCTGTACCTGAAGGCCGGCGAGTGCCACGCCAGGCAGGTTCCCGTGCCGGATGCCATATGGGGGATAGACGCCCCCCCCCGCGTGCTCGCACGGCTTGCCGACGGTGCCGGGGAGTTCTCCGGGCTACTGCGGTCGGCGGCGCCGGAGGGCCTGCACGGGGCCGCGTTCCGGTGCGAGGCGTGGGCGGTGGCCGGCGGGAAGCCCGGCACCGACCGGGAGCGCGAGGTGACCGCGGCGTCGAGGGCGCGGCGGCTGCACGTGCACCCCGACCGGGTGGAGTCCCGCTGCATGTACGCCGTCGACCGGGCCGGGATCACGTACTCGGCGATGCAGGCGAGGGGCGAGGCTGAGGTGCAGCGGTCAGTCTCCTACCCCAGGCCAGGGCGGGCCGACTTCGCGGGGATCATCCCGGAGGCGCTTGACCGGCTGGTCATGAGCTTGCTCGGGGTGGAGCTCGCGGCGAGGCCGGCCAGGTAACCCCCGGAACGCGAAGACGCGCCGCCCCCGCCTGGCAGGACCAGGACGGGGGTGGCGCGGTAAAGCTAGCCGTATCCCCGGCGGCTATGAGCGAGAGCATACAGGGAACGCTGCCTCAGTACACGGCGAGCACCCCGGCGAACTTCTCGGGAGCCTCCGGGCTGCCTGTCACTTTCCCCCAGACGTCGTACTGCTGCCCGGCCGAGAGCGTGACGACCCCGCCGCCGGGCCCGACTAGCGCCTGCGCTATGTACCCGGTGCCCGTCCCGCCGAGCAGCCACGACGCCGTGAACCACGTCACAGGCTGGGCTGGCGCGGTGTAGGTCCCGCTGGTGGGCGGGAACGCGAGGTACACCGGGAGCGCCGGCTGGTTCTCCGCCTGCCCCGTCGGGTCAACGGACGTCCCGTCCAGGTCAGAGAACCAGGTGACGTTGACGCACTCCAGGGACAGCGCCGATACCGGGCTGAACAAGGTCACGGAAACCCTCCATCTGGGTAGTGACGGGCCGCAGCGCCAGCGGGGCGCGGCAGGCTGCGCGAGCCAGGTAACCGGCGGCTCGCTGACGGGCGTGAGGACCTGCGCGGACACGGTGAGCACGCCGGAACCGGCGAGGGACACGGCCACCGTGAAGGCGAGGGACGCCCCGGCCGTCACCGACCCGGAACCGGAAAGCGCGGCACTCGCCGGGCCGGCGGACGACGCGGCGGCCGAGACCGCCCCCTGCCCGGACAGGGCGGCCGACGCGGGAGCTGTCACGAGGGCAGCGGCCAGCAGGGTCCCGGTGCCGCCGAGGGCCGCCCCGCACGTCACGGTGACCACGCCCGCAGCCGTTACCGCCCCCGAGCCCGAGAGCGTGACCGCCTGCAGCAGCACGGGGGAGGCGGCGGCCGCGAGCGTCCCTGAGCCGGACAGGGCGGCGGCGCCTGAGGTGAGCCCGGAGACGGTCCCGGCGGCGGTCAGCGTCCCCGCGCCGGACAGTACCGCGGCGCTGGCGAGGACGACGGACACCGAGGCCCCGAGCGATCCGGAGCCTGCGAGGGAGGCGGCGGCAGGCTGGACGGCGATCGCGGCGGCGGCAAGCGACCCTGACCCGGCGAGGGCGGCGCCGGAGGCGAGCTTCAGGGCGGCGGCGGCGGTAACCTGCCCGGTGCCGGCGAGGGCGGCGGAGGCGGGAACGGCCGGGGTCCCCGCGGCCCCCAGCGTCCCCGTCCCGGACAGGGACGCACCGGAGGCGAGCTTCAGCGCCGGCGTCGCCCCGACCGTTCCCGACCCGGACAAGGACGCTGCCGCCGGCTGGGTGACGGCCGCGCCCGCGGTGAGGGCGCCCGACCCGGAAAGCGACGCCGCGCCGCTGGCCGTTCCCCCGCCTGACGGGGTGACCTCGACGTCAACCCAGTAGTTCTCCCCGCCCGTGATGAACAGGCCCGGGTAGGACCAGGTGGTCTCGTAGGACCCCTGGCCTGGAGTAGCAGACGCGCTGTCGGGCGCGGTGATGACGCCGTTGGTGATCCCGGGCCCGCCTGCCCCGGTCGACCAGTAGGACGGGGTGACCGCCATCCACTCCGACCCGCTGGCGTGGTAGGTGGCGACCTTGTAGCTCGTGCTGGCGGACAGGCTCACCCCGGCGGAGGTGTAGTCGCAGTACACCCACCCGCCCCCGGCCGAGGCGCTGGCGCCGCCGGGCAGCAGCCACGTCGGGGAGGTGTTGCCCGCCCCGCTGACCTCCGTCGTCGTGGAGACGTTCCAGATGCTGCAGCGGGTCGGCAGGGACGCGGCGCCGGACGGCGAGTAGTGCCAGATCCGGTCCAGCGCGCAGGCGGCCGACAGGGAGAACTCGGTGGCGAGCAGGTAGCCGGTCGTGTCACTGCTCACGCCGACGAGGACGTCGGGGAGGTCAGGCCAGATCCGGTAGCTCGCACCCGAGGGCGCGGTGTCGGAGACCTGGACGTCGAGCCAGCCGTTGTACCCGGCGTCGGCGTTGCTGGCGAAGGTGACCGCCGGGTCCGTGGACGCCGTCTGGTACGTGCACTGGCTGTTGCTGTAGGGGTCGGGGTTGGACCCGGTGCCGTCGCTGAACGCGGTCAGCGGGCCGTTCACGATCCCCGCCGCGTAGGTGCCGCCGCTGGCGAACTGGCTGCTGGTCAGCGGGAACGCGCCGCTGAAGGCCGTCACCGCCTGGTAGGTGGCCCCTGCGGTGAGGGCGACCGGGGTTGCGAGGGCGACGTAGTTCCACCCGGCGGACAGCGCCCCCGAGGTCACCGACGCGCCTGGCACGATGAGGCCCGCCGCGCTCCCGTACACCTGCCAGAGGGCGAACTTCTGCGCGCTCGCCGACTGGCCGCCGGTACTGCACACCCACCACCAGAAGCCGTTCAGCCACAGGCCGCCGCTGGTGACCTTGAACTTGACTCCCGGGCCGAACGCGCCGCTGAAGCTGGTGGCGGCCGAGGGCCCGTTCGCGGACGGGAACAGCCGGTAGGTCGTCATCGCGTCCTGCCCGTCATCCGGTAAGAGCAGGTCAGGGGCCTACCACGCGGCTCCGGACACTGTGACGGCACCGATGGCGAAGGAGACAGTGTCGCCCGATACGACCACGCTCGCCCCGATTCCGGTGTTCAGTGGCCCCCACAGGTAGCGGATCGCGGTGGCCGCCGAGTCCCACACCTCGATCCCCGCGACGCCGAGCGTCCACGTGCCGGTCGCCGTCCACGACACGAGGGTGCCGTTCGAGCTGGCACCGGAGGAGAAGGAGCCGAACGCGCTGGAGCCGAGGCTGATGCCGCCCGAGGGGTAACCGCTGGTGTAACCGGGGCTCGTTCCCGCAACGTTCTCGGTGCCCGTCGCCGTCTCGGTCCCGGTCGTGGAGAACAGGTGCAGGCGGAACGGCGGGGTGATCGTGAACGCGGACCCGCCGCCGGTGCCGGGCGTGATGGTGAACGTCGTACTGCTCGTGAACAGGGCGGACAGGATCTTGTTGACCAGTGTCTGGTCGGTCATTCCCGAGGTTGGCATTTATCTAGTCCGCTCCTGACTCAGGTAACCCATATGTGCATGCCTTGCCAGTCCGTTCCGCCTCCGGGGTAGCTGTCTACCGTGACCCCAAACGCCAGGCGCTGGCCAGCGCCGTACGCGTCTGCGGGCAGGATGACCCACTCCCCGGCAGGCACGGGGATGCCGTCCGTGGGCACTGAAGGGCTGGCTGCGCTCGTGTAATTCGCGAACAGCGCCTCAGGCCCGTAGTTCCAGACATGCAGGTAGCCGTCGTTACTGGTGAGGTATGTCGTTGATGGCGGCACGCCGTTTGTGAGTACGCCGTAATGGCTAATGGTCCCCATGTCATCCTCCCGTTGCCGGCTGCGCGCCGACCGGCGCCATGAACGTGAAGTGCAGCGGGTAGTTCCCGTCCTCGCCCGGCTGGCAGTCGTCCGCGTGCGAGTGGCGGAGCGCCGTCCGGTCGGTCAGCACGTGCTGCTGCTTCTCAGTGTCGTAGGTGACGGCCGGGTGACCCGGCCCCGCGATGTCGAACGTGCCGCAGTTCTGGCAAGCAACGTGGATCACTCGGTTCCCTTTCTTTCCTGGTCCCTGCCGCTCACCACGAGCCGGCGTTCAGGGTCAGCGCGCCGGCCGCCACGATGATCGAGTCGCCGTTGACCGCGCCGGTAATCGGGCTGGACAGGGGGCCCTGCAGCCACCGGAGCGGCGTGGCGGCGTTGTCCCAGACCTCAAGCCCGCCGACCGTCGCCCAGGTGCCGGTCGCGTTCCAGAGGACCTGGTTGGTATTCGACTGCGCGCCCGCCGAGGGGGCCGCGCAGAACTGGGTGCCGAGCGTCGCGCCGAGCACCGTGTAACCGGGGCAGTTCGAGCCGTTCGCCTCGGTGCCGTAGGCCGTGTTCGAGCCGACCGTCGTCATCAGCCGCAGGTGGTACGGCGGGCTGATCGCGAACCCTGAGCCCCCGCCGCTGCCTGCCTCCGGCGTAAGTCCGCCACCTGTACTTGTTGACGAGAACAGGGCCTGAAGCAGGCTGTTGACCCGGTTCTGGTCGGTCATCCCGTAGGTGGTCAAGACGGGCTCCCGGCGACCGCGTAATGGGCGACCGGGCGGCAGACGGTGCAGCCTGCCGGGCGGACAGGGACAACGCCCGGCTGGAGTTCGAGGGGGATGCCGGCGACGGGCGGGTTCCAGCACGGGCCGTCGTGGACGTGCGGCCCGCACGCCGCTGCTGCCTCGCCGTGGTGGTGCCTGGCCGTGCAGCACCCGCACCAGGTGGTCGCGTGGGGGTCGGCGCCGGAGGGCAGGTCGATGACCGCGCCACATTGCTTGCAACCAACCCGCATTCCCTCAGGTTAGTCTCATGCACGTGCAGATGCACGCTGCGAATGCACGTGCATCACGATCTTCGGGGGAGCCGGCACCCCCGCTTACCCCGGGCATGAGTGAGGCGGTGACCGGGGGCCGCTCCGGTGCACCGCCTCTGTAACCAGGCATCAGACGGAACCGAGGTTTTCGGAGACCTTCTGAGGTTACGGGGAGTTGTTTACTTCCCGCATACGTGACAATACTCACCGTTACCAGATTTGTCGAGGCCCAAGCCTGAGCAATGGCGCTTTTTGCTGACACCACGACACAAAACGGCAGCAATTAAGGGTGAATCCGATAGAATGTGCGCAAGTGCCCCGCGAGCGCTAGCGACGCCCCGGGGCTTTGGCCGAACCTGAAACTGGAGAGACAGGTCCGACATGCGAAGCATAGACGTCCCGCCCGGCACCGTCTTCGGGCGGCTGACGGTGATCGAGGAGACGACCACCGCCGGGGGCCGCCGGGCGATGCTGTGCCGGTGTGAATGCAGCAAGCAGAAAGTCGTCGATCTCGCGAAGCTGCGTTCGGGGCACACGAAGTCGTGCGGCTGCTGGCGCTGGGAGATCAACCTCGCCTCGGCGGACCGCGGCGAGATACCCCTGTACGGCAAGGTCGCCGCGGGCCGGGTGGCCCTGATCGACGAGGAAGATTTCGAGCTAGTCGCCCCGTACCGCTGGAACGTCCGCGAGGTGTGGAAGAACGGGCATCATGTGTCCGGGCCGTACGCGCTTACCTCGCTGTCGCGTCGCGACCACGGCGGCAAGGCGCCAACTCTCCTGATGCACGTCCTGATCATGGGTCAGCCGTGGGTGGACCACGTCAACGGCAACGGAATCGACAATCGTCGATCAAACCTCAGGCTGGCCACGCCGGCGCAGAACGCGGCAAACCGCCGGATGAGGCAAAGCGGCATCTCGCAGTACAAGGGCGTTGCGCTGGTCAAGGCGAGCGGCCGCTGGATCGCGCACCTCGGCAACCGCCATCTTGGCGTCTTCTCCAGCGAGCTTAGCGCCGCCTACGCATACGACCTGGCCGCCCGGGAGGCGTACGGCGAGTTCGCGTTCACCAACTTCGACCCCGGCCCTCCGCAGGCCGTGCTGGACGCGTGGCACGCCGAGGAGAGCGGCTGGGGGACACCTGAGCACAGGCAGGCAATGAGCGCCATTGTGGCTGAGACATGGAACCGCCGCGAGCCTGAAACCCGCACCTGCACCGTCTGCGGGGGCGAGTACCAGTCTAAGACGATCGGGAGAAGCTTCTACTGCAGCAGGAAGTGCGGCCGGGCAAAGGATCGCAAGCGGCTGCAGGAGCAGCAGGATGGCAGGCTCTTCTAGGTGGAAGCCACGGTGAGTGGAGTCATGACGGTGCTCGTCATGGAGAGCAACCCGCTAAGACTTTCGTTCAGGGACTGATACGGAGTAATTGTCGCAGTTTGGGCGAAGTCGTCATATGCGTAGCTCCCTACGATGAATGCGACGGGAATGTTCGGTGTGACCGATCCGCCGTACGCAAAGTCGGTTAGAACCAACTTCACCATAGAACCGGCCTGGTCACAGGCGATATCCACTGGCTGGCCGCCCATGTTGAGCAGCTGTCCGTAGGAGACAGTGAACGGCCCGGCGAAGCTGGCGGCCTCGTAGATGCTCAGTATGGAATTGCCGACAGCTTGGGCGGCTGCGGAGGACAACTGGCCGGCGTCGCTTAGATCCAGGTACGACTCTAGCGTTCCGTGAGCGGTCACCGACTGAGAGTTAATCGCGGTCACGACGTCATATGAGGCGGCCACGTTGGTCGTTGTGTTGTCAGCGACCGATTCGTACCTTATGAACAACGTGTTCACGTAGCCGCCGAGCGTCCGCGCCACGGGGGTCGTGCACACCAGCAGCCGGTTCGGCACGGTGGGCAGCGGGAAGACGGACAGGTTGTTCCCGCCGTAGCTCCCGCCCGGCTGGCTGTTGACGTACCACAGCAGGCCGCCGCGCGTGCAGATCAAGTTCAGGAACGCCGAGACGTTCTGCGAGCCGGGGTCGGTGGCCTGCCCCATCCAGTACTGCGAGGCGTACGGCCCGCTGTTGAGCCCTGGGTTGACCCACGGGAGTCCCCGGCTGATCGCCCGGTTGATGATCTCATCGGGCTCGTCTTCGGGCCACACGTCGTCCACGGAATAGTAGGCGACGAAGTTCTGCGAGAGGTTCCCGGCCCCGACCGCGGTCAGCGTCCAGCCGCTGGCTGACGGCTGCGGCTCGTCTAGCTTCCCGTACCAGACCCGGTGCCCCCCGCGGATGACTTTCACCTGCCACCCGGGGTTGAACAGCTGCGTCCGGTAGGCGGCCGGGACCATGATCGTCATGGTGAGCTGGTCGCACCCGCCGGGGCACACGTAGCTGTAGGTCAGGGCGGTGACCTGCCCGAGCGTGCCGAGCCACTGCCAGTTGCCCGATCCCTGCGGCGCGACGGCGACCTGGCTTGACCCGGGCAGCGCCTGCGGCGCGGCCGCCCCGCCGACGCCGGGGACCAGGCCGCCGCTGACCTGCGGGATGGACAGGAACCCGGCCCCGGCCAGCCCTGAGGTGAACTTGAGCCCTGCCGACCCGCCGGCGGTGAGCGCGCCGGCCCCGGCGAGGGTAACGCCCTGGAGGGTGACCCCCGTGTACTGCGCGCCGATAGTGCCCGTGCCGGACAGGGTGACAGCGGGCTGCCAGCCGGCATAGCCAGCCGCGGACAGCGACCCGCTCCCGAACAGGCTGGCGGACGCCTGCCCTGGCGCGGAGACGTTTCCCCCGGCGGTCAGGGACCCTGTGCCGAGCAGGGTCACGGACCCCGGTATGGCGACAGCCGGGGAGGCCCCGAGGGAGCCGGCGCCCGCCAGCGTGGCCGCGCCCGGCACCGCCACGCGCCCGCCCGCCCCGAGCGTGCCCGACCCGGACAGGGCGGCAGCGCCGCTGACGGTGGTGACCGCCTCGTAGAGCAGGACGGCTATGCCGGCGACGCCGTCGCCGGTGTCCCCGAGGTTGGGGGCCTGCGCGCCCGTCCCGCAGGCCGTGTTGACGGCCATCGGGTTGCCGTTGGCGTCGAAGTAGTACGAGTACCCGGAGGTGCTGCCCGCGGCGGCGGTGCCGTTGTCCCAGAGGTAGCCCCAGTACAGCTCGCCGCTGCCGTGGCCGGGCGTGAGCGAGGGGAAGCGGGCGCTCGACCCGACGTCTATGGTGCCGGGGGACCCGTCGAGGGTGACGGCGCTGTACCCGAGGGTGTTGCTGAACTCCTGCCAGGCGATGCGGCAGGTCGGGCTGCCCGCGTTGAACCCGATCGTCTGGGTGCCGCTGGTGGTGCTGTTGACCTTGCCGATGAAGACCGTCTGCGCGCCGGTGCCGCCCGTGCCGAACGCGGTGTGGGCGACGAGGACGGACCAGGTGACGTTGCCGTTGCTGCTGCTGACCGAGGTGGCGTAGTCGGCGGCGCTGCCCGTGGTGAACCCGGCGAGGACGCCAAGCAGGATGAAGTCGCCGGCGGCGTGCGGGGCCAGGGAGAACGAGTTGGACGTGGTCGAGGTGGTGGGCGGGTTGCTGCCTACGGCGGTGAAGGACACGGCGTCACGTCACCTCGCCTAGCCGATGAGCCCGGACGACTCGAGCCGGGCGATGATCCCGTTGATCGCCGAGGCGTACGTGGTCATGGTCGACTGGCTGTAGCTGCTGGGCGCGGCGGAGACGGTCGACACCCCGGCCTGGCCTCCCGTTACGCCCCCGGACCCGCTGCCGCTGATGCTGCCGTCGACCACGAGGTTGCCGCCGATGTGCACGCTCGGGTTGATCTCGGCCGTGGAGCCGCCGTTGACCGTCAGGGTGCCGCCGACGGTGTGGTCCCCGTCGGTCACCGAGTCCCCGCCGGTGTGGATCCCGCCGCTGAACTCGTTGGTGCCGCCCCCGCTGGCGCTGACGCTTCCCCCGGTGCTGATGCCGTTGTCGGCCTCGACGGTGCCGCTGGAGTGAATGGCGCCGGAGAACTCGTTCGTGCTGCCGCTGCTCGCGGTGACCACGGAGGTGCTGATGCCGTTATCGGCCTCGATGACCCCGCTGGAGTGGATGCCGCTGCTGTTCTCCAGGGCCCCGCCGGACCCGTTGATCTGCCCGCCGACCACGGAGTTGCCGCTGACGGTGTGGTTCCCGGTGACCGTCATGGAGCCGTTGACCGTGCCGCCGGTGTTGGGGAAGACGACGGGTACCAGGGAGTTGAGCCGGTCCTCGACCGAGCGCGCCTTGGGGGTGTTCGCCAGGCTGGCGGTGGCGGTCATGCCGATCAGCGCGCACACCAGCTGGATGACCTCGGCGTTGCGCCTCAGCGCCCGCGTGCCGACGTAAGCGGCGAGCAGGGCGATCCCGAGCAGGGCCAGTTTCCTCATCACCGCGTCCCGTCACTCATAGCGATCGAAGTAGTACGCCGCGTAATAACTCAGGGACACGCTGGGCGCAGAGGCGTCGGCGGAATAGACGAGCAATTGGTTGTCCCCGTCAGCGGGCTCGACGTAGAGCGGCCCGCCGGAGATGTACGGGGTGTTGTCCATCACGCTGATCGCGTTAGGGCGGCCGTTCTGGCTGCCCATGATCCGGCCCAGGGACACGTTGGGATCAGGGGCATCTATGTAATACGTTTCGTATCCGCTGCTCGGCTCGTTGATCACGACCGTCTGGCCCATGGTGTCGAGGAAGATGCAGTCGAAGAACCGGTCCGACGTGTTGGAGTCCGTGACGGACACCGTGTAGTAGCCGCCGAGGTTGTCCGGCGCGACCGCCTTGACCGGGAGCGTGAGCACGCCCGCGGTGACGATCCCGTTGCTGACCTGGTTCGGCGCCACGGAGACGGGAAGCGTGCTGACGGAGTAGCCCGGACCGCCCGCGTACTCGTACTGGGTCACGGTCACGGTGATCGTCCTGGCGGTCGAGGAACTGCTCCCGCCGCTCCACGTGTCGTTGACCAGGTAGACCGTGTACGTCCCGCCGAAGTCGGCGTTCACGCCGGTCACAGGCTGCGGCATGGTGTACTGGTGGGTCCCGTCCGGCGGGTCCCCGCCGCCTCCCACGGACACCATCGGCTGGAACGTCTTCAGCGTCCCCAGCGGCGGCCGGTGGACGATCAGGGACCTGAACGCGCTCGGCACGTACGGGGTGATCCGGATCTGCCCGTTGCCGCCTGCCCCGCCCGCGAGCGTGCTGCCCGAGGAGTCAGCCCCGCCGCCGCCCCCGCCGGGGGCCGACCCCGCCGACCCGGCTGACCCGGCCGCGGCGCCGCCCGCCCCGCCTGCGCCCCCGCCGCTGACCGCGGTCCCGCCCGCCGCCGTCGGCGCGCCGGTCGTCGCCGGGTAGGTGATCCGGACCTGGCCTGCCGCGCCCGCCCCGCCCGGGTAGGCGCTGTTGTACGAGCCGCCCCCGCCGCCGCCGGGCGCCGCCCCTGCCTGCCCCGAGCCGTTCTGGGCGCCGGACCCGCTGCCGCCGCTGCCGCCCTGCGCCGGGGCGATCGCCCCTCCGGGGCTCCCGCCGGAGTTGCCCTGGGCGTCCGGGCCCGCTGAGGACCCGCCGCCGCCGGTGTAAGGGTAGGAGTTGCCGCCGGACCCGCCGTTGTGCCCGGTGGTGCCCGTCCCCCCCGACCCGCCGCCGCCCTGCCCGCCGTAGCCGGTGTCCTGGCCGCCGCCTCCCGCGTGCGCGGTGACCGTGTAGCCGTTGCCCGCGAAGCTGCTCAGGCCGCCCGCTGAGCCGTTCCCGGTAGACGACCCGCCCGAGCCTCCCGCCCCGACCACGACCGTGTAGTAGGTGCCGGGCGTGACGGAGACGAAGGCGTTGCGGTACTCCCCGCCGCCGCCGCCCGCGCCGTTGCCGGAGTTGCTGCCGCTCGCGCCGCCGCCGCCCGCCCCCCAGCACTCCGCGAGCACCTGGAAGACGCCCGCCGGGCACAGCCACCCGGACCCGGACCCCGAGTAGGTGCCGGCGGCGGTGAACAGCACCGACCCGGAGCCCATCGGGGTATTGCCCGCCGACGCCGTCCCGGCCGAGGAACCGCCCCCTCCCCCGTACGTGCCGGCCGGGTTGGACCGCCCGGCCCCTCCCGGGTACTCAACCGAGTTGAGCGACCCCGCCCCCCCGAGGCCGGCCGTGGTGCCGTTCGTGGCGACCGACCCGCCGCCGTTCGCGGTGACCTGCAGCGTCCCGCCCGGCGCCGGGCCGAAGAACGTCGCCTGGCCGCCGTTCGGTGATGCCCCGGCGGCCGCCCCCGGGCCGACCGCGTAGGGGATGACCTGGCCGGCCGAGGCCGGGAACACGGTCTCGGCCGCGTGCTCGCTGCCGCCCCCTCCGGCGCCGACTCCCGCCGCGGTCATGCCCGCGCCCGCGCCGCCGCCACCCCAGCACTCCGCCTTGAGGTAGGCGGTGTTCGCCGGGACCGTGTAGGTGCCCGGCCCCGTGGCCGTGACCGTCGTCGACGAGCCCGGGGAGGCCGCCTGCTGGAACGACATCGACACCGGTGCCCTGGCCGTCCCCGCCACCCCGTAGAGCGTGTAGATCGCGCCCCGCACGACCGGGCTCACGTACTGGCTGCCCGGGTAGGCGGTCAGGGCGTCAAGGTAGGCGGTGACCCAGGACAGGCGCCGGACCCGGTCCTGCCGGTTGATGATCTCAAGCGAGTAGGAAGCAACCGACGCGTAGTTGAATGTGGAGCTCGTCTGCGGGACCGGGATGGTGAGGCGGGAGAACACCGGGGCCTGCGCGGAGTTCGACACCGGCACGAGGAGGTTCCCGCGCGAGAAGGAAAGCGTGTTCCCGCTGGTATCGGTCAGGGTCATGTAGACCGACACGCCGTGGGTCTTGCCGTGGAACTCCAGGTTCGCGTAGTAACGGCTGCCCAGGCCGAGCCAGCACTGGAGCGACGTCATGTCCGTCAGGTTCAGCGGGGAAGCGAACGCCGACCCGTAGCTGAACGAGGTCTCCTGCCCGCCCGGGTCACCGAACCTGTCCGGGTCCCAGCACGCCGTGTACGGGCCGACGACGCACTGGGTGCTCTGGAAGCACTGCACCGACGAGATCGAGCTGAAGTTGTCCAGCACCACCGACGTCGGCGGCGGCGGGACAGGCGGGTTGGCCGGGACCGGGGCGGCGAAGCTCACCTGAGTCTGCGTGTCAGACCGGCCGTAGGGCAGCGCCGGGATGGTGAGCTCGATCTGCGTGCCGAGAATTTCTTTCTCGAAGAGGGAATTAAAGACCGGGACGCTGGGCTCGGCGCGGAAGCAATCGTAAATCAAGGGCAGCGCGACATTGCCGGGATTGCCGTTACTTGGGTCGCGGGTCCATGTAATTGTGTAATAGTCCTGGTCAATCACTTGCTGGAGGACTTCGCGAGCGGCGGCTAGAATTTGCCTGTTCGGTGCCGTAATCCAAATCGGGAGCTTGATGGTGCGATTGCTCGCACGTCTCCCGAACGGGCGTTCGCCGTCGAGCAGCAGGCTCGCCACGAAGTCAGTCGTCGGCTGCGGCGCGCCGGGATCGCTGCCCGGCTGAAGCATGAAGATCGCGCCCGGGCACGCGGGGTTGGTCGAGACTGCCTTATTGTTCAGCAATTCAACAACATTGCCGAGCACTAGGGAATCGTACATTTCAGCCGTCACCTCGCCCGGTGACAGCCGAAATTGCTAGCGAATCCGCTAGAATGGGCAGGTAAGTATGTATCAAGCGATTGGCGGTAGGACCTGGGCTCAGCGTCATCGCGGGTACCGTGACCGGAATGAGGCGTTCTGCGCGGCTCCGTTGATTGCGCTGCCGACATGCTGGCCCACGCCGGCGGGGACCTGCCGCGTGACGCTGACCATCTCCCGCATGTCGGCGTGGAGCTGGTCGAGGCGGGCGGAGAGGTCGCTGATCGACGCCCCGCCCGCGCCGGCGGGGGTAACCGGCTCGGGCCTGCCGGTGCCGTTGTAGGCCAGGGTGTAACCGGGCTTTAGGTAGCCGCCATTGTCATACCAGCCGTATTCGACTTCGTGCGCTTCGGCCGCAATTGGATCGCCGTAGCGACTGGATATATAATTCAGCATTGCGGTAATTTGGCCCGCCGCAGTTGTTGAATTGCCGCCGTATTGCGCGTATTCTGAGGGCCCGTCGATAAACTGCGCGAGCCCGTAGGCGCCGCTGCTGGGGTTGGTTGCCGTGAGCGAGAACCCGGCTTCACGTGCCTCGACTTCCGCCAGGGCCGTCCACTCGGCCCCGGTCCACCCGACGCTCGCGGCCATGGACTGCATCAGTGCCTCGACGGTGGCCCCGGACCCGGTCGGCTTCAGGTTCGCCGCCGCCTTGGCCGCTGCCGCCTTGGCCGCGGCCTCGTAGGCAGCGACGAGGCTCTTGACGAACGCCTGGCTGTCCGAGCTGGTGAACGCGTTGGCCTGGCTGTCGGCGAAGCTGGCCGCCGCGCTGAGGTCGGCGATGCCGCCGGAGGCGAACCGCTGGGCGTTGAGCTCGTCGAGGAACCCCTTGCCGTACTTGTCGACCGAGCTGGCCTGGATGACGTACTCGCCGTTGGACAGCAACGCGGGGATGACGTCGTCGGTGGGGCCGCCGGGCCCGCTGACGTAACCGCCGGCGGCGGCTGTTTCCAGGACCATCTGCCCGCCGCCCTGGACGGCGGCGACGCCGGGGGCGGTGACAACGGCAGTGACCGAGCCCGACCCGGACAGGCGGACGGCGACGCCGGAGGTGACGCTCTTGGGGACCTTGCCGAGGGAGGTGGTCAGGCCGTTGACGAGGGTGGTGGCCTGCTGGGCGGTGGCCCCGGCGCTCTCCAGGTCCTTGATCAGCTGTGCCCGGTCGGACTCGGTGCTGGCGCTCTTGGTCCCGGTCTGGGCGATCGAGTTGGCCAGGTTGGCGATGTCGGTGTTGACCAGCGGCGTGTCGGCGTGCATCTTCTGCAGGTCGGGGATGACGTGGCCTTCGACCTGGCTGATGTAGGTGAGCTGGTTGGCGGACAGGCCCTTGGTGCTGTTGGCGAGGCTGGCCTGCACGGCGATGAGCCCGTTGAGGTCGGCCTGCTGGGACTTGTTGAGCGGACCGAGGGTCTTGAGGTTGCTGATCTGGCCCTGGAGGTAGCTGTTGACTGACCCGATCGAGGTGCCCTGCTTGAGCAGCGTCGATACCGAGCTGCCGATCTGCTCGATGTACGCCTGGAAGCTCTGCGCTGTCGCGGTGGACGCCGTCCCGTTCTGCTTGATCGACGCCTGCAGGGACTGGAACGCGGACGCCGACTGGCTGACCGCCATCTGCTTGGTCAGCAGGTTGCCCACGAGCGTGTTCCAGATGCCGTTGAACGCGTCGAGCTGGGTGGTAGCGCTGAACACGTCGTTGCCGAAGATGTCGATGTTGGTGGCCAGGGACGCCGTGGAGGTGACGGCGGAGGCGTTCTTGTTGACGTAGGTGACGATCTTGTCGGTCAGGTCTTGCACGTTCTCGCCGCTGCTGGCGAACTTGGTGGCACTGACCCCTGCCGCGCTCGCCCACTGCTCGATCACGGTCTGCGACACCCCGAGGCCCTGCGAGAGGCTGGTGAGCCGTGCCTGCAGCGTTTCCGCCGTTGCCGCGGCCGCCTGCGCGGCGGCGGACAGCTGGTTCGCGACGGTGGACGCGTACTCCGGGTCGCTGGCGTACTGGGCGGCGTTCAGCTTCTGGTACTGGCCGGACAGGATCTCCAGCTGGAGGGCGAGCTTCTGGTAGCCGGAGATGTTGTAGCCGGTGGCGTCGTCCTGCTGCGCGAACTGGGTCGTCACCGACTGCGCGGCGTCCGTCGTCTGGCGCAGCAGGGCGACCAGGCCGACCAGGGCCACGCCGCCCGCCACTACCCAGCCGAACGGGGTGGCCGCCTCCATCAGCAGCTCGCCCGCGAGCATGCCCTTCTCCGCCAGGGTGGCGCCCTCGGCGGCGGCTGCGAACGCGCCGATCTCCCCCGACAGGCTGGCGATGCCGGAGACCGCGGAGGTGACGTCAAGGGCTTTCAGCGCCGAGCTGACCCCGGCGACGGCGGTCCCCCACAGCTTGAACCCGCCGACGATCCCGAGCACGGCCACCGACACGCCGGTCAGCACCCCGGACGGGATGGCGGTGACGATGGCCGCCAGGGCGCTGGCCAGGGCGGCGATGGTGCTGGCCGTGGCCGAGGTCAGGACGTTGAGCAGCGGCGTGAAGGCGGTGACCAGGTCGAGGATGACGGGAATGAGCGGCTGGGCGGCCTGGAGCAGCGCGTCGAGTGACACCTGTGCAAGGTTGAGCACGGCGGTGCCGATGGTGACGATGGCGTTGCCCGCGTCGGTGGTGAAGGAGGTCAGGAGGCTGGTGACCAGCGGGACCACGACGGGAAGGACCGCGACCAGCGCGCCGAGCGCGGTGGCCGCGAGCTGGGTCAGCGGCGGGATCAGCGCCGACAGGACCGTGACGGCGACGGACGACGCCACGTTGACGAAATCGGAGAACAGGGTCAGGAGGGGAGGTATCGCGGGCGCGAGGCCGGTGACCAGGGACGTGACGAGGTTGCCGAGCGGGGCGGCCAGCCCTTCGAGGACGTCGCCGAGCTGCGCGAACCCGCCCTTGGACTCGAGGGTGCTGAACACGTTGCCGAGCGTTGTGGCCAGGGTGTCGAAGGCGGGCGAAACTGTTTTCAGGAGGCTGGCGACGAGCTGCAGCGCGCCGCCGAGGTCTTCGAGGACCGCGCCCGCGAACTGGCCGACGATCTGGGCGATTCCGGACAAAAAGGGCATCAGTGCCCCGATGGCCCCGGCGAAGGCGGTGAAGGCCGGCCCGAGCACCCCGGTCAGGGTGGACCCCAGCTCGCCGAGGACGGGGAACAGCCCGGTCACGACGCCGAGCAGCGCCTTGAGTATCACTGAGCTGTCGGCGACGGCGGGCGCGAAGTCGGCGAACATGACGCCCAGGTCCTTGCCGACGTCCGCGATAAACTGGTCAAACACGTCCATAGCGGGCGCTACGGACTTCAGGATGGTCAGCAGCCCCGGCAGCAGCCCGGTGACCAGCCCTTCCAGCCCGGCGGTCAGCGGCATGATCAGCGGGGCGGCGGCGGAGAAGATCTGGCCGACCTCGGGACCGACCGACTTGAACGTCTGCCCCAGGGACGTCAGGGCGTCCTGCAGCGGCTTGATCATCGGGGCGGCCGCGGCGGTGAACTCGCTCTTCAGGCTGTCCAGCAGGGACGACGCCTGCGCCTTGAGCTGGCTGTTGCTGGTGAACAGCAGCGCCGCGCCCCCGGCGACCGCGGTCAGCCCGGCCGCGACCCCGCCGAGCGCGGGCAGGGCGGCGACGGCCGCGCTGACCAGCCCGGTAAGCGATGCCTTCAGGGTGCTGATGCCGAGGATGCCGGGGCCGATCCCGCCGAGCAGGCCCTCGTCGAGGAAGCTGGAGTCCTCCCCGCCCCCTCCGCCGCCTTCCCCTCCGCCCCCGCCGCCGCCGAACAGGCCGGACAGGATCCCGCCGACGCTCGAGCTGAACGCCGACCCCCAGCCGGTTCCCGCCCGGCCGCCGCTGGCCTTGGCGTCCGCCTCGGTCTTGGCGGCCGATGACGGGTCCAGCTTCTCCTTGACGGTGTCGGTGGTGCTGCTGTCCTTCGGCCCGTTGCCCTCGAGCTCCTGCTTGATGACGTCGGTGGTCGTGGTGTCCTTCGGGCCCGTCCCGGCAAGCTCCTGGTTGACCTTGTCGGTGGTGGTGACGTCGGACGGGCTGGCGCCCTCCAGCACCTGCTTGATGTCGTCGGTGGTGGACAGGTTCCCCGGCGTGCTGCCCTCCAGCACCTGCCGGATGTCGTCGGTGGTGGCGAGGTTCCCCGGCGTGCTGCCTTCCAGCACCTGGCGGATGTCGTCGGTCGTGGAGGTGTCGGCGGGCCCGTTGCCCTGCAGCACCTGGCGGACGTCGTCGGTGGTGGACTCGTTCTGCGCCTGGTTAAGGACGCCGCCCAGGTTGCCGCTGCTGCTCCCGCTGGTGTTCTCGCCCGCGCCGTTGCTGGTGCCGGGCGCCAGCGTGCCGCCCGAGCCCTGGTCGCCGACCATCTGCCCCAGCAGGCCCTGGCTCGCCGCCTGCTGCGCCGAGGGGGCACCCGTCACCGGGTGCGGGCTGAACAGGGCGTTGAGCGCCCCGAGGACCGATCCCTGCGGGCTTGACCGCAGGCGGTTCATCGCGTCCTTGGAGATGCTGTTGTCCAGGTCCGCGAACATCTGCCGGGCACGGCCGAGGGACGAGGTGTCCAGGTCGGCGGTGATCTTGACCCTGTGGTCGCCCTCAAGCGCCCTGACCCTGGCCTCGAACGTGTCGAGGTCCCGGTCGGCGGCCGAGGTGTCAACGGTGAGGCGCGCCTCGATGGCACCCGCGTCAAAGGCCACCGCTCACACCTCCCTCTACTGGCGCCTGCGCGCCGCCGGGTTGGCCTCCAGGTCGGCGATCATCGCGCCGATGTCGATCACGTCCGCGCCGCCGGCCACCTTGCGGACCTTCGGGCCGCCGGCCCCGGCCGCCGGGACCGCCCGCCGCTCAAGGCGGAACGGCACGCTCTCGTCCTCGCTCAGGCCGTCCAGGTACATCTCCCTCAGGTCCCACGACAGGTCCGCCCACTCGTCCGGCCAGATCTGCAGGTACTTGCGGACGGCGTAGAGGATTACCCGGCGGCTACGGACCGCAGGGTCTTCACCTGCGAGCTCCCACCGCCGGGCACGGCTTCCGGGTTCATCACCTCTTTGCTGAGCCAGGCGTAGAACAGGACGCGGATCCGCATCGGGAGCCGGAGGATGTCGGCCGCCGACGGGGCGCCGGAGCACAGCGCCGCGTAGGCGTCCGCCGTCCGCCGGTGCATCTCCAGGGCGGCCTCGGTGTCGTCGAGGGCGGCGATGGCCTCTTCCGGGTTGCCGGACTCCCCGGCCGCCTCGATCGCCTTCCCGGCCGCCTCGATCTGCCGGCGGGCCTCCGCGTTGATCTTCTGCCGCTCGGTGAGGAACGCCGTGATCTGGGTGTCGGTCGGTTCCCTGATGGTGCCGTTGCAGCCGGGCACGAACGCCTCGAACTCGTAGTCGAGGCCCTCGACAACGCCGGCCGCGTTGAACTTGGCCAAGCCTTCACTCTCCTGACTTCTGGGGTTAGCTGGTGGCCGGGGCGGTGAGCTCGGTGAACGAGATGTCGTCAAACGGGCAGATCGCCGAGAGGGTCAGCGGGTAAAGCCGCTGCTGCGCCGCCCTGCGGAACGCGGTCTGCACCTGCCCGGCGGAGACGACCACGGGGATGTAGAGCACGGTGGCGTACCCGTACTCGTTCTGGGCGACCAGCGCGGCCGTCAGCGTCGCGAAGGTGGTCGACAGGGTGAGCACGCTCTTGCCCGGCTGCCCTGCTCCCGCGGCGGTGGTGGCGATCGCCCCGCTGTTGCCGTAGGCGAGGTTGATGTTCGCCAGCGTTTCCTCGCTGAGGTTCGTGGTGAACTGCAGGGTCGCCGTGGACACCGCGACGCCGACGGGAGTCGGCTGCTCCTCGATCGAGATGTTCTGGATCGTGGGGTTGTAGGTCTGCGTGACCCCGGCCTCGGTCGAGCCGACGTAGCTCCACCCGAGCCCGAGCCACGCGGACCCGACGCCGAGGCTGGCGTCGCCCGGCACCGTGGCCCCGGTGCCGGGCGAGGGGTTAGGCGCGGTGAACAGGATCCCCGTCCCGTACAGGACGTCCGTCGTCCCGTAGGCGGGCGGCGCGTAAGTAAGCGTGCCGGTCATAACTCAGCCAGCCCCTTCCCTTTTGCTACTTGGCGCAGATGGCATTCGCGTCCACCGTCGCTGACCCGCTAGGGCTATAGATCGCGGCTATCCACGAGCCGGGATTGCTTGCCGATTCCTCGCCGGACCCTGGGCTCGGGTATGTCTCGAGGTTTCCGAATCCAGAGGTCACGCTTCCCCCGCCTCCGAGAAGGTAGGGATGACTGGAAGGACATGTGGCTTCCGCGAGATTCGTGCTCGTGCCGACAGCCTGGACGACCGTGACATCCAGGCCGGACGGCCCCGCGGTAGCGCTAGACGCCCAGCTCAGGGTGGTTTGACCGCTAGAGCAGGCACCGCCGTTATCGGAGTCGATTACAAAAAGCTGGCCTTCGCCGGGATCGGAGGTCTGATAGCACCCGTGAATAGTCCCCGACGAGTCTGGAATGGATGCCATCGCGGTTCCGGCGCCTACTCCCGCGGCGCCCGCGAGAAGCGTGCCCGCTACCGCGAATATCGCGATCCGGCGCTTAGTCTGCACTTTCTTACTCCACGGTGAGGGCAACGCCCGCGCCGGCCGCCGCGGACATCAGCCGCGTGACGGCCCACGAGGGGACGCTGGTCGGGTCCTTGCCGACGGTGACCCCGGCGACGGTGAAGCTGTCGTGCGGTTTCATGACCCGCAGGCGGACCGTTCCGGGTTCGGCCGGGAGCGCCGCCTCGGCCTCGGTGAGCTGCGCGCGGAGCTTGTCGACGCGGTCCTGCGGGTCGCCGGGCGCGGCGGGAGGCGGCGGCTGCTTGCCGGGCGAAGGCGCGGTGGCTGGCTGCTCTGTCACGGGCACTGGCCTCCTTAGGGCTGGACGTTCGAGAACGTGTACGCGCGGACGTACAGGTCGGTGACGGTGGTGAACGCCACGGCGAAGCAGTTCGCGGCGGCGGCGGGCCAGGACGCGATGGCCGGTGACCCGGCGATCCCGGTCGGCACCGGGTTCGCCGTCCGGACGTTGTACGTGGCGGGGCTGAAGGGGCCGAGCCAGCCGGAGGAGTTCGCGGCGATCGTCTGCGCCGTGGACGCGGGCAGCACCTGCCCGGCTAGCGCCCCCCCGACAAGCACCTGCGCGATGCCGGCCGCCGCGGTGCCGCAGTAGTACCAGAGGACCGTGTTGCCGGACAGGTTCGGCACCAGCACCACGTTGTAGGTGGTGCTCCAGGCCGTGCCGAAGGTGGCCCCTCCCGCCCCGGCCTGGTCGATGCCGCTGGAAGGAGGAGCACTGCCGCCGGTGCCCCAGAACGTGCCGGCGAGCGCCGCCTGGCTGAAGTTCACCGGGACCAGCGGCGTGGTGAGCAGTCCTCCGGACATCAGCTGCCTCCGGTTGTGATGACATAGGTGGCCGTGTACTCGAACCGGCGGTCGCTGGGGTCAAGGGGAAGCGACGTGGGGGGCGAGCCGAGGCGCTGCACGTTCAGGACCGGCACGCCGCAGACCGTCACCCGGCGCGGGCCGTGCAGGATCACGTAGTCCAGGAGCTGCGCCGCCGCCTGCGCGCCGAGGGGGTCGTCGGCCGCTCCCCGGAGCCGCGCCTGCACGTTCCAGGCGTCCGTCCCGGCTTCCTCGGTCGTGTAGCCCGGACCGCCGGACGGGGTGAGGAACACCGCCTTGTCGGGCTCGTCGACGATCTCCGGGCCCGGCAGGAGCGGGTAGCCGCTCTCCTGGGTGACGTCCCAGCCCGCCAGGGTCAGCCAGTCGATGGCGATCCGGGTGCGCGGCGTGGTGATGGCAAGGGGAGTGGTCATGCGCTCACCGCCCGCCCTTGCCGGGCACCCGGATGACCTTGCCGTGGCGCGTGAAGAACCACGGCAGCCCGGCCGCGATCAGCTCGCCTATGCGCGCCCGGCCCCTGGCCTTCAGTTCCTCGGTGGTCAGCCGCGCGACCTTGGGTGCCCGGTCGTAGACCGTCCGGCCGCCGAGCGTCACCGACGGGTGACCGGAGCGGCGCAGGTCGCTGAACTCAACCGGCGCGGTCAGCTCGACCTGGTCGGAGAGGTGCTCCATTGACCGCTTCATCGCCGGCTGGCCGCCGTCGGTGAGCACCGTGCGGGCGTAGTCGCTCAGGTAGTCGCGGTAGCCGTCCATGAGCGGGCGCTCGAGGAATTTCGGGCCGCCGCCACGAGGGTGGTGCAGGTCGAGCCGTTCACTCTGGAAATGTGCGTAAATTTGATCGACTACGACCGACCCAGTGAGTTTCTGGCCGGATCCGACCATCTTCCGCAGCTCGTCGATGTGCTCGCTGAAGGTTCCGGTCACTGGTAGATCGCCCCCCCGTCAACCAGCCCGCCAGTGCGAGCGGTCCAGAAGGGGGAATCGCTCTCAAGGGTGCCGGTGATCGGGTCAATATGCGTGTTCGAATCACGGCCAGTGAACACGGGCGGGACGCGATTGATAATCACGCCCGTCTCAGACCCGATGCCCGGTGCCGTCACCGGGTCGAGCAGGATCGTCCCGGCTCGGACCGCGTTGAGCATCGTCATCGCACTCTGGTAGGCGATGTAGATGGGGCTCGTTTGCGGGATCTCTTTGAACTTCAGGTACGTGACGGCAGCCCAGAAGCGCGCGAGGTCAAGCGTCAGGTCGTGCAGGATCGCGGGCGGTACGGCTTGCGGGGTGGAGCTGTCGTAGACGTTCCCGGCGTACACCGAGACGCGGTTGGAGGCCGAGTACAGGGCAAGCTCGAGCTGCTCAGTGGTGAGCTTCGCGGCGGTGCCGGCGCCGGAGTCGGTGCCGGACATGACGGCGCGCAGGTCCTCGACCGTGGCGTAGAGGGTGCCGGAGGCCGCGGGCGCGGTCACGGGACCGCCCCGGACGAGCACCAGGCACCGAGCGCGCCGAACGCCCACGACCAGGCGGGAACGTGCCCGAGCGCGTCACCCCCGGCCGAGAACGCGGCGAGGGCGAACAGGACGGCGCCGACGACGAGCAGGATGCGGCGCAGCGAGAACGGCGTGACGACCACCGGGGGCGGCTGCTGCTGGGACGGGGCGGTCACGGGGCACCGTCCTTGCCGTCGGTTCCGGCATCCTGCTTCTTCGCCGCGGCAGCCTTGGGCGGGGCGGCAGGGGGCTCCTCCTGCTGCGGCTTACGCGCTGGCGGCTCTACCGGCGGCAGTGCGGAGGTGAGGCCGAGCGGGACGAGCCGGTCACGTCCGATGGCGGCTTCTAGTGCGCTTCCCGGCGTCACGTCGATGGCCTGGCCGCGAGGCAGCCGCTGGGATACGCCATCCCAGGTGAACACAACGTCCGCAGTCACAGTGCGCGGGTTGCCTGCCATCAGTTGCCCCCTCAGTTGCTCTGTGCCGCGCGGGAAAGGCAGCTCTCGTTACCGCGCTGGCTGACGGGGATGACGCCGGACAGGTTCTCGTCGCCGTAGGCAGCCTCAAGCACGGAGCCGGGCTCGATGTCGACGACGGTGCCGTGCCTGGTGAACGTGGCCCGCCCGGCGCCGTTGGCGTGCGGGTCCCAGGCGACATCAACGTCAGACAGCACGCGGCGCGGGTACTGGGACATCAGTTGCTGACCCCGGTTCCGAAGCCGGACTCGCCGGTCGCCGCGTGCTGCGCGTACGGCAGGGCGCTGGCCGGGTTGTAGCCGGAGGCTCCCGTGGCGAGGATGGTGTCCGCCTGCGCGTAGGCGGTGCCGAGGCTGTCGCCCGTGGCCAGGTCAAGGAAGTTCATCCACGCCCACACCGGTGCGCCGGAGTAGGTCAGGGTGACGCTCTCCCCGGCTGGCAGCATCACGTTCGCCGGGCTGGAGGTGGCCCGGTCGGTGCCGTTGACGGTGACGTGGGTGACGGTGCCGCCGAGCAGGACGACGCTGACGTCCTGCCCGGTCGGGTTCGCCACGGGGGTGCCGGAGGCGGGGACGGCCGGGGTGAACGGCGACCAGTACCAGACGGGGACCGCGACGGTGTAGGCGAGGCTGATGTAGCTGCCGGGGGTGAGCGTGGCCGTGTAAATCGACGCGGTCGTGGCCACCGACGTGCCGTTGACGTAGTAGTTGCTCATGGTCGCGCCGTTGGCGCTGATCGTCACGTACGCCGTGTTCCCGGTGTTATTCGTGACCGTGTTAGTGCTGGCCGTCCCGGTGGCCGGAACCGCGGGCTGGGTGATCATGGCGTCACTCCCATAAGTTGCTCAGGCCGTAATGCGAGACGTTGTCGGTGCCGTCGGTCCACTCGCGCAGGCTGCCGCTCAGCGCCGCGTACAGCTGGCCGTCCGGGTCCAGGACCAGCGGCTGCCCGGCGAACCAGGTGAACTCCGGGATGATGCCGGCCTGCCCGCCTGCCGGGGCGGTGGCGGACACGGCGGCGGTCATGGACGAGGAGCCGGAGTGCGGGAGCTGCGCGGTCGCCCATGCCCAGGCGGGCGCGGCCGAGTAGGTGAGAGTGATCGAACCGCCCGGCTCGACCACCGCTGTCGCCGGCGAGGAGGTCGCGACCGTGGCGCTGCCGACCTGCACCAGCGTGACCGTGCCGCCCGTGACCGAGACCAGCACCGGGAGCGGGTTGCCGTTGGTCACCGCGACCGTGGTGCCAGGCACGGCGGGAGTGACCACCGGGCTGTTCGCCTGGCCCTGGATGATCTCCGACCAGGTAGCGGGCCAGGGCATCGTGACATCGGCGGTCAGCACGTACCGGCTGAGCGTCGCCATGAGGTCACCTTCCCTTCGCTGCTAGTAGCTGGCCTGCGGGACTACCTGGACGCTGGAGTGCGCCGGGGCGACCTGGGCGACGGTCACCTGCACGCCGGACAGGTGCGCGGAGTTCAGCGCGTTCACCGGCACGGACGTAGCCGTGGGGGTGCCGGTGACGACCACGACGTCGCTGGTGCCGGACGGGTCGACGATGAGCACCTGGCCCTGCGCGAAGCTCGTGCCGCCGGAGGCGAACGGCAGCGCCGTCCCGCCCGCGGCCACCCCCGCGCTGATGGCCGGAAGCGCCCACGTCCACGTCGGCGTCGCCACCGTGTACGCGCACGAGATCGTCCCGCCCGCGGGGATGACGTACGTGCCCGCGGCGGTGCCCGCTGTGACGGCATTGACGCTGACGTTGGTGATCGTCGCCCCGTTCGCCGTGATCGCCGCTGCGACCGGCGTGGCGTACGGGTTCGTTACCGCGACCGTGGCGGCAGGGAAGGCCGGGGCAGCGGCCAGGGCCGGCGCGGCCAGCGTGAACGGCCACTCGCACCGGTTGCAGCGGAACGTCAGCGCCGCGACCGGGACCATGGGCGCGGGAAACCAGCAGCGGGGGCACCTGAGCTGGGGTACCTCTGCTGGCTGGACCGTCGCCGGCGTGTAGGTGGTCGTCGGCATCGGCTACCGCGACCTTGACCGGCTACGGGACGGGGGAAGGTCGAGGGCGTCAGGCGCCGCCGCGGAGCGCAGCTGGTCAGCCATCTCGGACGGGTCCGCGGTCATGGCACCCTCGGCCTCCGGCGCGCGGCCGTCCTCGATGACCTGGATAGCCGAGCTTTCCGGCGGGTCCGGGCGCGGGGCGACGTCGCCCGGCTCCGGCACCGGCGGCCGGAACAGGCGCCCCGACACGGCGCGCGGCGGGACCCGCGGCGGCGCCTCACGGGAGCCGTCAGGCCCGGACAGCTTCTGCAGCACGCTGACCTGCCGGCCGTCGCGGCTGCCGTGCCGGTTGAACGCCCGCGCTTCCTCGGCCGTCAGGTAGACCGTCTCCCCGGCCATGACGAGGTCGCTGTTGCGGTCCTTGTCGCCCCGGCGGGGGACGGACAAGTTGACCAGGGCCATGTAGGGCTCGCCGACCCGGGTCGCCGGGCCCGCCCAGGCGTTCTCCCGGGTCATCAGGTCACGGAGGACCTTCTTCTCGTCCTCGGTGAGCGGACGGGCCTGCTCGTCGGCTACGGCTTGCGCCATTTGTTACGCTCCGTATTCGTATATGTATTCGAATTTAGACGCCACTCAGCAACGCTATGGCCAACGGTTGGTCCAGAAAAATCGCAGAAGATCGCTGTGTGTCACTGCGCCAGACTTTGCGCTCCTCGGACCGGTACAAAGGTCCGGCTATAAAGGGCAGCTCATCGGCATAGCCGCCGCAGCGGTGCCGCTGCATGACGATCGCGTTGCCCGCGGGCACCTGCCGTGAGACGAGCACGTCGAGGTTGAAGATCTTGTTCGGCAGCACGCCGGTGTACTGCAGGTTCTCGCTCGCGATGTCGCCGATGTACGGCGCCGCGAAGGTGCTCGACTGCAGCAGCGTGTTCTTCGTGCCGTGGTTGATGATCATCGTGTCGGCTTCGAAGCCCAGCCACTGCGTCACGCCCGACGGCGAGACGATGTTCGCGTTCTCGACCAGGTAGACCGCTTGCGCGATGTCCGCGCGGGTCGTCGCCGCGGCGGACGCCCACGGGTTCGCGACGGCAAGCGTCTGAATGGACGCGTTCGCGACCACCGCCGAGTAGAAAGCGGTGTTCCACGAGTAGACCATCGTGTTCTTGACCTGCAGCAACTGCCGGGTTACCGGGTCAATCGCCTGACGGCGGCGCATCTCGTCGGACACCATGATCGCCATGGCCCGCTCGTGGGAGAACACCACGCGGGGCACGCCGATCGAGGTCGGGACGACCGGCACCTCGCCGAACTCGGGCCGGATCTCGGGGAAGTCGTCCGCGTACAGCGGGGTGCTCTCCGAGTACCGCACGGCGCCGGAGGGGGCCGCCCCGCCCATCCGCAGGACGGAGTCCATGATGAACTCGTTCTGCGTGATGTCGAGGATCAGCGCCGGGATGACAAGCGGGTCCTTGAGCAGCTCGGATACGGTAAGCCGCGGGGAGTCGCTGTAGCCTCTCGCGCCAGTGGGCATCTGTCAGTCCCTTCTCAGAAGACCCGGACGCGGCCGAGGTAGTAGACCGCCGACCCTGAGCCGCCGATCTGCTGGGTGAGCATCGCGCTGGACACGCCGCCGGGCTGGGTGCAGGTGCCCACCACCTGGTCGGCGGCCGGGCCTGCGCCGGCCCCGGTGACCGCCCCGCCGGTCGCGCCGATGATGAGCTTCTGGCCGCAGTACGCCTGGCCGACGTACCAGCACCAGATGTCCCAGCCGCCCGCGTAGACGGCCGCGTAGTCGGTCAGCACCGAGATGTCGATCAGCGGCTGGCCGTAGCTGTTGGCCGCGCCGGTCTGGGTGGTGATCACGTTGGCGTCGGTGCCGGCGACGCCAAGCGAGTAGACGGTCGCGGAGGTGGCCACCTTGACGGTCAGGTCGGTGGTCCCGTACGACTGGGTGGTCGGCATCACGAACTGGCCGCCGTAGACCAGCGTGGAGACCTGGTAGTTCGCCGGCCCCCGGGTGTAATGCGGCAGAACCGCGGTCATGTCAGGCCACCTTTCCTACATAGCGGGACACGGCGGTCAGAGGCCGGTCATCGACTTGAACTTGCTGACGGTGTCCTGACGGGACTGGGCCTGCTGCTCGGTGACGGCCTCTTCCGGCTCGTCCATCGGGCTGCCGAGCTCGACGTCGAGGTCGAGGAGGCGGGCCTGGCGGGCGTACTCGGTCAGGACCCGGCGCATGATCGCCCCGGCGTCGACCGTCTTGCCGTTACTCAGCTCCACCGCGTGGCCGGCGCCCTCAAGGAGCGGCCTCGCCAGTTCCGTGATGTACGGGGGCACCCCGGTATCCGCGAGGCGGCGCCGCTCCGCCTGGTAGTCCTCCTCGCGCAGCCGCGCGGTGACGACGGCCAGCTCCCGGGCGGTCTCGTCCGCCCTGGCGTTGGCGAGGTCGATACTGAACTGGGCCTCGGCGGACAGTCCTGCAGCCACGGGCTCCCCCTCTGGCGCGTAACCCGGGGTCTCGCCCTCGGTCTCGGTCTCGAACTCGGCTTCCAGCCCGGCGAGCTCCTCGTCGGTCATCGCGTCGATCTCGGCGGCAAGCGCGTCCTCGCCGTCCGCGTCGTCGTCTCCGGCGTCGGGGGCGGTGAGGGCCTCCAGCTCGTCGGGGGTCATCACCATGCCGCCGTTCGCGAGGGCGTCGAGGGCGTCGTCGGGCAGGGACAGGAGCTTCGCGAGCCGGGCCTTCTGCTCGTCGTTCAGGGCATTCAGATCCGCCATGCCGTCCGTCCTTTGGCCGTTGGGAGCGGGGTCCGTCAGGGAGCCGTCAGTCTCCCCGCCGGAGAATGAGAAGCCGGACAGGTCGATCACCTGGTCGGGCTGCGGGGACGCCGCCTCAATCGCCGTCCACGCGCCGAGGCCGGGGATGCGGGGGTCAAGGGTGCCCAGGACGTGCTGGACGGCGGCCGGGAAGTGCCTGCCGTCGCTGCGGTCGTAGCCCTCGACGATCCGGGCGCTCACGCCGAGCTTCGGGTTGGCGGACAGGACCGCCTCGCCCTCGGGCGTGAGCCGGGCCGTGATGTACAGGCCGTCGTCGCCGAGCTCCATCGACTCGATCTCGCCGCGAGTGCGCTCCGGGTCGTTGGTGTGGGTGTTCTGCGCGTCAGCGAGCTGAAACGGCACCTGGTCGTAGGCGCGGTTCTGGAACGCGGTGACGAGCTTGCCGAGGTAGTCGCGGTTGAAGTGCAGGGTGCGGCCCTTGTACTCGACGTCGCCGACCGGCAGCACTTTCTTGCGCCACACGCGGTTGCCGAGCTCTACCGCGCCAGCGGTCGAGAACGGGGTCAGGACGGCGAGGGTCATGTCAGGCGGTCCTCGGCAGTTCTGCCGGGTGCGGGACGCGGCCGAGCACTTCCCGGCAGGTGCAGCCGTCGACCGGGCTCCATGACGGGCACAGGTCGTCGTACTCGCCGCGGTGGAAGCACGGCATCAGGAGCAGCGGGCCGCCGCTCTCATCGCAGCCGCACTCGTCATCGTGGAACGCCTCGACGCGCTTACGGCACGTCCGGCAGGCGAGGAAGGGGTTCGCGGGCGTGATGACGATGTGGGTCCGCGTGAAGGTGTGCGTGAGCGTGGTCATCAGGCCGCGACCTTGCCGAACGTGCCGGCCTTCGTCTTCTGGCTGTTCTTCGCGAAGCTCAGCGCCCTGGCCTGGGGGAAGCCCTTGGCGAGCAGCTTCTTGTAGATGCCCTGGCCCTTGGCGGTCAGGCCGTTCTCGTCGGTGCCCCCGCCGTCAGCGCTGGTCATCCTCGGCCCGTCGCCCGCTCCCGTGGTCGGGGTGGCGAACGCGGCGGAGCGCATCGCGGGGATGCCGTACTCGGCCATCAGCGGCGTCTGCACGGGCTCGTGCTGGAGAGGGGCCTCCTGCGGGCGGACGGCGCCCCTGATGGACCCGTTCCACTGGCCTACCGCTTCCATGAGGGCGGTGCGCTGGTGGTCGCGGGGCTCGAGGTCACGGCCGTTGACGTTGGCGACCCACTTGCCGCCGTCGGTCTTGCGGAGGGTGGCGATCGTCGCGCCGCCGTTGCGGTGCCTGAGGACCGCGACACCGTCCTCCGCGCGGGAGGCGAGCACGTCCATGGGGCCGCGGATGGGGCGGCGGGCCGTGCCGGTGGCGAGCTCGACCGCGCCGCGGGTGCCGTTGGCGAGGGCGTGGGCGGCGCCGGACTTGACCGTCAGCGGCACGCCCTTGCGGACTCCGCCGGTGCCGGGCGCGGGGGTGCGGAGGTCACCGGGGGCGCTCTGGAGGGACGCGCCGGAGGCACCGAAGCGGTTCGCGGGGCCGGAGTAGTTGCACTCCGGGCAGGTCAGGGTCTTGCCCTGGTCGTCCTTCGTGGTCTCGGACAGGTAGATGCCGAGGTCGTCGCCGGCGAGGGACTTGTGGTGGGAGAGCTTGCCCATGCCCGAGCCGTACTTCTTCCGGCCGATGTAGGCCGCGAGGGCGTCGGGGTCGTGGGCGCCGCGGGCGGCGAGGGTCGCGGACAGCTTCTTGAACCGGGTGCCGCTGCCGAGCTTGGGTGCGGCGAAGTCCAGGGATGTGCCCACGTCCGTCCTCTCAAACGGCTGGCACCCCTGCCTAGCGGCAAGCATAGCCTCATGCACGTGCAGATGCACGGAGCGGATGCACGTGCACTAGGATTTCTGGCGGGGTCCGGCACACGCAGCCCCTGCCGTGCCGGTCCCCGCTCAAAAGCAAAAGCCCCGGATGCCCGGCCCTCTTACGGGGCCGGGCATCCGGGGCTTGCCCTTCTTGCGCGCGGGCCCTTTAGTCCGCAGTGACGCCGAAGAGGGCGTTCCAGTCGCATTCACGTCCCGCCTCAAGCATGGGGATAAGGCGGAAGGCGGAGTCCGACAAGCCGCCGAGCGTGACCCGGTTTCCCGTCCCGGACGGCGCCGCGCCGTGCTTGTAACCGCCGAAGTTCCACATGTAGAGCGGCTTGGACTTCGGCACCAGGTCGTCAATCAGCATCGGGGGCCTGCCGCCCTGGTAGCGCATGTTCGACGGCAGGTAGCCGGCCTGCGTCTGCTCGTCGGTGACGATGACCACCCGCGCGTGATCGGGCCGCAGGTGGGCGACGACCGCCGAGGGGATGTCGGTCCCGCCCGGCGCGGGCTGGAAGCTGAACCGCTCCGTGAGCTTCAGCACCGAGTCGGCCGCCTGGAACGGCACCGGCCGCGACATCCCCCAGAACTCCACGAGGTCCGCCTGCTCGGCCCGCAGCGCGATCGCCGCGCCGAACAAGGCCGCGGCGTCCGCCCACGGCATGTCGGAGTGCTCGCTGAACTTCTGGTCCCACATCGACGGCGAGCGGTCCACGAGCACGAGCGTCCGCCCCTTGAGTGCGGGGACGTTCGACAGTGACGCGTTCAATGCCTTCTCCAGCGGGTACGCCCACCGCAGCGAGGGGGCCGCGCGGTAGGCGGACAGGAACCGGAACGGGAAGAGGCGCGACTTCGCCACCTGCTCCGGGTCGCACAGCCGCGCCGCGACCGCCTCGGCCACCTCGTCCGGCATGCCGGACTGGTCGAAGTTGCGGAGGTTCTTCCGCAGCGCGTCGTAGCCCATGATCGGGGCCAGGGCTGACCACAGCTTGCCCTTGTCGACCTTGTCGCCCGCCATGGACAGCGCGTTCTGCCACGTCATCCCAGCGGCCAGCAGCCGCTCCGTGTCGAGCAGCACCCTCGGGTCGGTGGCCGCCGCCGCGTTCAGCGCCGCGTTCGCCCGGATCATCGCCAGCGGCTCAGGGATCGGGTTGTCCCGGTTGTGGCGCCGCTCGATCGCGTGCTTGTAGAGGGCGTCCCGCCAGGTCCCGTACTCCTTGCTGACGTACCGCGGCTGCACCAGCTCGATCACGTCACCGAAGCGCACCGCGGCCTCGCGGGTGTCGTACTTCAGGAGCGACCATTCGGTGTAGAGGCGCAGTACCGCGTCGGCGACACCGCGCTTGAAGCCGATCGGCATCTTCCGGCCGTAGCGGGCCAGCCAGTAGGCGATGATCTCGCCGGGCTCGTCGGCGCGCTGAAGCACTGAGTTGACAACCTGCCGGACGGTTGCCTTGGGCGGGTTACTGACCTCGCGGCCCGTTCCCGCCTCGTCCCGCCGCGCCCACGCGTACTCGGCCGCCGCCTCCACGGGCGCGAGCCGCAGGTTACCGGGGCCGCGCAGGTACGGGAGCAGGGCGGCGGTCCAGTCCGGGCTGACCGCCGAGGCCTCGCGCACCAGGTCACGGAACCGCTTCACCCGCTCGTCGGTGCCCTCGTGGAACGCCTTCTCGCCGGGCAGGTTGCACGCGGCGAGAAGGAACAGCTCTGACTGCACGTCGCGGGCGTACCCCGGCGCGCCGAGAGCGGTAGACGCTGACGGGCGAGCCTCGCTGGCGACCGGGCTAGATACGGCCGCGAGGACGGTTCCCCGGTTGTTCTTGCTCATCTCAACCCCTCACGTGAGGGGGAGGGCCTGACTTCACGACTGGCGTGCCCGATAACGAGTCGGTGCCGGCATTTTCGTACTGATGCGCTACCAGGTTGCGCCACCGGGCGGCATGGCCGTCCGGACGGGATTTGAACCCGCAACTCTCAGTTCCCAAGAAGTAGCCGGTGCCTGCACTTCGGGCACGCCGTCATGAAGTTGATCCCTCCCGACAACGGATCGGCGGCGGGTCGTTTTCAACGCAAGAGAAGGAACCGGCGCCAGCACTTCGGGAGAGGTGCTGCCCCAGACGATACCGGAGCATGCGGGTCGGGGCCACCCGAAATGCGGGCAGCTAGAGCAGCTGCCCGCCGATCGTCCCCGCGTTCGCCAGCTGCGCCGCGATCGTCCCGCCGCCGGCCTTGCTGTACCGGGCGTGCTCGGCGTCCCCGTCGCTCTCCTCAGCGTCCTCGGTGACCTCGGTGAGCCCGTTCAGCCACCCCGCCACGTCCGGGTAATTGTCCTTGAAGTGCTCCTCAAGCTTCCCCGCGTGCTCCACCGCCCCGCCGAGGTGCTTCTCCGCGTGGTCGGCGTTGAACTCCTGCTCGTCCTCCGGCGTGTCCTCCGTCATCTGCAGGGCGTGCCGGGCGCCGTGAGTCAGCTCGTGCAGCGTCGTCTCGAGGAGGTGCGCGGTCGTGGCCGCCTTAGCTTCGGAACTGACCGCCTTCGCCAGACCTACCGACTCCCCGACCGCGTCCAGTTCCTTAGCCTCGTCCGGGTAGTGCTCGCGGATGTTCGCCACCAGGTCATGCCCGGCCTTCAGGGCTGACTGCAGGTGCCCGGCGAGGAGGGAGGCGTGGTACTTCCGCAGGTCCCCGGAAGCGGAGCGGGAAGCCTTCATCCGCTCGGCGGCGTGAGAGAGCTTGTGGAGCACCTCGTCAACCCGGTGCGCGGTGAAGATGGAGATCGCCGCCGGGTCGTCCGGGACGGGAAGGCCGGGCGACTTCATCGCCGCCGGGCTGACTGTTGCCGACGCCAGGTCCGCGCCGCTGGAATCGCCAGCGTCATCCGCCGGTTCGGCGAGGTCAAGCACCTGCTCTGTGATCGTCATCCGTCGCCTTCCCCGTCATTCTCGTACGGGTCGTCCTCCACAACGCCGGTGTAGTGCCAGTTGCGCAGCTGCCAGCGGGCGATGAGGCGGCCGATCCACCTGGGCAGCCGGGACCGCTTGACGGGTGCCATGTGCAAGGTCACGACAGCGCCCTTCCGTTACCCGAGCTCGCGGCGGGCAGTTCCCGGCCCGCGTTGTCCCAGTTCTGCCAGATCGTCATCAGCTCAGCCAGGCACTCCGCGTAGGTGGGCTTGGTGACCACCAGCATCCGGCACATGGTCGTAGTGAGGTGCCAGCCGTCGCCGTTCCAGTTCTCGTCCACGGCCACCGCGAACGCCGAGCCCTTCAGCTCCCTGCTCGCGTACAGCCGCTTCCCGGCCGGGACGTCAACGCCCGCCATCACCCACTCGGGGTCCAGTTCCCCGGCCTTGCGGGCAGCGGAGTAGCCGTAGCCGTAGCCGCGCTGTCGGCCGCCGCCCGTGCTCTCGGGCGGGAACGGGCGCTCTGGCGCGTACTCGCCTCGCCGTTCGATCTCGCCGGCCGTGACGGCCATCGCCAGCCGTTCCTCTGCCTCGTCGAGGGTGAAGCCCCGGACGGTCTGGTAGCCGTCCGGAACGCGCCCGTCTTGCGCCTGCACGAAGTAGCGCCCGTAGGTGAGCGCGCCGGGGTCGCGGCGGCGGGACCTGACTAGCCGCAGGCCCCTTCGGTCGGCAACGCGCCGGAGCCTGGCCTCCCGGACCTTGTCCTCGCCGCTCATCATCAGTCTTCTCCCAGCATCACCCGGAGCCTGCCCTGCCACGCTTCCCAGCGGTCGCGCAAGTCCTTCAGGTCCGACTCTTCCTCAGCGGTCAGCTCCACGTTCGGCTTGAACGTCCTGCCGTCACCGAACATAGACGAGTACGGGGCGGCGGGGTCATCCCGGAACTTGACCCAGACGTACGGGTAGCGCTCGTCGCTGTTCGCCTCGATGCCGGCCATTACCCGAGCATATCGGTGTCGCTACAGCTTCGCCGCTTGCGCAGTCGCCTGCTGGATCACCTTCTGGTACGCCTGGATCTGCGTGGTGAGCTGGCCGATCTGGGCGGTGATCTGCGCGGTCTGGGCTGTCGTCAGCGCCGGGGTGCTCGTGCTGGCTGCCGGGGCGGCAGCCGTCGTGCTCGCCGCAGGAGTCGCCGCCGCCGTACTGGCCGTGGCAGGGGCGGTGCTCGCCGTGGTGGAGGCGCCGGAACTGGTCGTGGAACTGCCGGCGGACGTGGTGCTGCCGGACTGGCCGCTGGACGTCGCCCCGGACGCGCTCGCCAGTTCCTGCTTCAGCGTGTGCATCTGCGCTTCGAGGGCGTCGGCCTTAGCACGGGCCTGCGCCGCCGTCTTCATCAGCGCCGCCTTCTGCTGCGCCTTCTTGGCGATCGTCGCCTTGGCGGTGGCGCTGGCCGTCTGGCTGGCGACGCTCTTCCCGCCGGCCGGGGGCGGCGCGGCCGCCGGGGCGGTGCTGGCCCCGGACGTGAACTGCCCCGCCCCTGTGCTCCCGGAGGCAACCCTGGGCTGGGCCGGGTTAGCGGCCAGCTCGACCACCCTCGCCACGTCAGCCCACGTCACCGCGTGGTTCTGCGCCCTCGCCGCCTTCTTCGCCATCTTCGCTGCCGCCTTCGCGTCGTCATCCTGCTGCTGGGCCATCATCTGCGCCTGGCCCTGGCCCTGCTTCAGGGTGCTGTCGAGGCCGCTGAAGTCATTGGCGACGGGATCGCGGCCGGGGACCTTTCCCTTGGCCTCGCTCGCGCCCCTCAGCTTCGAGCGGGCGTCGGCGAGGTGCTGGTGCGCCCCCTGCGCGTCGCCGGCGGAGAACGAGTCGGCGGCCGCGTGGATGTCGCTGCCCGCGCTGGCGGACGGGAACTTCCGGTCCGCCTGGTCCGCTGCCGCGTGGAGGTGGTCCGCCGCCATCTTCGCCTTCGCGTCCCTGCTCGCCGTGGCGCTGGCCGTGTCGTGGGCTTTAACCGACGCCTCGCCGTGGCCGGCGTCCCACGCCGCCCAGTCGAGGTCAATGACACGGCGCGGCCGGTTGGCGTGCCCGTGGACCGCCTTAGCGGACGCGCCGATCGCCTTCTCCCCGGCCAGTGCGGCGGTGGCCGCAGCGCGGACTTCGGGATGGACCTTGCCGCCGCCCGCCGCCCACTTCCGCAGCGCCCCGTACGCGACCGCTGAGGCCTTGCCCTTGTCCATGCCGCGCCCGCGCAGCGCCTTGACGACCTGCTCGAAGTAAGGGGTGTGACTGAGCCCCTTCACGTCATACAGGCCCTTGCCGCCTGGCTTGCCGTACGGGGCCGGGGTCACCTCAAGTGCGGCCGTCCTGGCCGACAGCTCGATGACGGCGGCGAGCTCATCCCAGGTGCGGGCATGCGCGTGGCCGTCCTGCTTCCTGCCCGTCGCGTGCCACTCTGCGTCGTCCTCGAACGCCGCCAGCAGTGCCGGGTCGGTCTTGAAGTCCTCCGGGAACCAGCCGGGCAGTCCTGATTTAGTGAGCACTGAAGTCCCCCTGGGTCACGTACACGTGCATGACTCCCTTCACGGTCTTCACCGAGTCCACCGAGTACCGGCCGCCGGTGACCACTTCGGCTTCCGTCGGGTAATTCGACATGCCGGCTATGTCCAGGCCTTTCGCCGGCGGCGCCGTGTGCAGGATGACCTTCGTTTTTCCCGGCCCCGCGTCGCCTTTCGAGAACTGCACTGCGGTAGAGGCCTTGGTTGTCCATGACGCGGCTGGCATGTCCATGGTCTTGCCCGGGGTGAACATCCGCTTCGCGTCCGCGGCGTCCAGCGTGATGCCGCGCCGCAGTTCCTTGTGCTGCACGGTGGCATCCTGGTCGACCATGGACAGGAACTTGTGCGCTTCCTGGCAGCCCTTCCCGCATACGTCCGGCGGCTTGTTCGTGGACAGCAGCCGGTGCAGTTCGTCAGTGAAATCCTGGCCTTCCTTGCCTGCCCCGCCCGACTTGCCTGAGTACCGGTACGAGACGGACCAGATACCGGTGAGCCGCCGCTTCTCCGCCTGGGACAGCTTCGGCTGCGGCGGCTGCGCGGCGGCGGCCTTTGCCGCCGCTGCCGGGGCTGACGGCTTCGGCTTTAGCGAGGAGGCGCCGGCATTCCCGGCTGCCGCGCCCTTGGCCGCCTTGTTGTGGCTGGTCACGACGGCCTTGACGGCAGCGACCTTCGTCGCGTGCTGGGTGACCGTGCCGTCAGCGTGCGTGGCGCTGTAACCCGCCCCGGCCTTGCTGATCGCGCCGACCTGGGCGCCGGTTTTCTTGCTGGTAACCGACCCGTCCTTGTGGACAGTGAGGTCGGCCGCGTGCACGATGGGCACCTTCGCGGCCGCCGGGGCGGGTGCCTGCGGTGCCGGCCCCGCCTTCGCCGCGGCTGGCTTGCCCGGCGCGGCGAGATCGCCGGCCGGGTGCGAGTCAGGAGGGACGGCGGCCGTTGCAGGCTTCCCCGGGGCCGCGATCGCCGCCGCCTTGCCGGCCTTGTTGTGGCGGGTGACTATCGCCGCGAGGGCGGCCTGCTTGGTGGCGTGCTTAGTGACGGTCCCGTCAGCGTGGGTCGCGGCCCACTTACCGTCCTCATGGGCCAGGCTGCCGATCGCGGCCTTGGTCTTCTTGCTTCCCACCGTGCCGTCATGGTGCAGCACGAGGTCCGCTACGCCGACCTTGGCGAACTCGCCGTGCGCGTTGCGCGCCTCGTCCATCTTCGCGTGCTCGGACGCGGTCCGGTGCGCGGTAGCCGACGCGGTGTCATGTGCCTTGAGACGGGAAGCGGCGCTCAGCTCAGTGACTTTCGGGCGGCTCGCCAGCTCCACAACTGCCGACAGGTCATCCCACCCGTACGCGAACTGCTTCGATCCCCTCGGCTGCGGCCCGACCGGGTCGGCAACGTTGGGGTCCGGCTTTCCTGTTCCCGCCCTCGCCGGGGCGTTCAGCGCCTGGTTCCCCGGTGGCTGCCGGACGGCCGGCTTCTGCGCCAGCGCACCGGGACCGTACCCCGCGTTCGGGCCGGCTCGCACCGGGGAGGTCAGGGGGGGCGGGGAGGAGGAGTCGTCGTCGTAGGAGTCCCGCCGGATAGCCGCCTGGTTCCTCGCCGCGACATCGCTGATGTCCTTCACCAGCAGGAGATGCCGGTGAAGCCCGTGCATGGCCTGCCGTGCCGCGAGGTGCGCGTCGTCGGTGTGCTGGCCGTTCCGCATCAAGCTCTGCGGGGTGAGGGAGAACATGGCCGCGCGCAGGTGCCGCTGCGACGCCTCCTCGTTCCCGGCCCGGAGAGTCCTCGCCGCGTCGCGCAGGTGCTGGTGCGCGGGCAGGTCCGGGCTGTCCTTCTGCAGGTGGTCGGCGAGCCTGCTCATCGACTTCGCGGTTTGCACCCGCATCGGGGTCAGCGGGGTCATGCCGCGGCGGCGGGGCGGGGCCGGAGGCGGGGCGACAGGGGCCGCAATCACGGGCTTAGGCCGGGCAGTGACGGTCATCGGCTACTCCCAGTCCATGGAACTTAGCGGCACGCGCTCGGCGGGACGGTCAGCGTCCGCAACCGGCTCAACGTGCTCCAGTGCCCCGCACTGCACCGGGACGCGCAGGCCAACCGGGTCGGAGCGGTAGACCTCTACCAGCGCCGTGCCCCTGTTGACGCTGACGATCCGGCCGGACAGCGTGACGAAGTCGCCGGCCTCAGGGTCCTTGATCACGTTGCGCCCCCGCTTCCGGCCTGCAGCTCGTACCCCTCGGCCTCGTCGGCCAGCTTGCGGAACTCGGCAGCAACGAACCGCAGCAGGCCGGGATTCACTGCCGCTGCATCCCCGACGGTGGGCGCGTACCTGAAGGCCACCTCGCGGTCAGCGCGGAAGACCTTCGCGTCCGCTTCCAGCGTGTCCGCGCGCCTGCGCAGCGCGGCGATGACCTGAGCGCTCATGCGGACCTCACCGTCACAGACTCGCGTCTCACGGCCAGCGGCAGCGTGCCCGCCTCGGCAAGCTCTCCTATGCCGGCGCAGAATTTCCAGAAACCGTCGAGCGCCTCAGCGAGTGCGGCCTGCCGGGTACTGCGGACACCGGCGGCTCGCAGGCCGTGGCCTTGCACGTCGAAGTGCCACATGCCGGTCTCCTGGTCTTTCCAGATGCGCTGGCTCATGTGCGTCACCGCTTCTCATCGACCCAGGCCATGAACGCCGTCCAGCCCCGCTTAGACCGCAGCCACTCAGCGAACCACTCACGGGACTGGGGGTCGTTGAAGTCCAGCGCGATGTGCCCGCCATGCGGGAACCCGGCGAGGGCGGAACCGTTTTCCTCCGACACCTCCGGGCGCTCCAGCTCGTACCAGCCGTCAAGCGGCTTCAGGTCACGCCAGGTCACGGCGCGCTCCTCTCCCAGACGTGAGGCCAGTCCAGCCACTGCCCCTGGCAGTGCTCGGTCAGAGCGGCGTACTCAAGCAGGTTGGAAGTGCCGCATGTCGCCCACGGCAGCAGGGCTGCGGCACGGCGCAGGTCGCTGACATGCCGGATTACAACCTGGCGGCCGTCGCGGGCTAGGTGCTGGCAGGAGAACACCGTCTCGATGCCGTTCCGCCACAGCAGCAGGATGTCCGACGCGATGCCCTCGTCTACCTCGGCCTCGAAACCGTGACCGGCGTCCACGACGGGTACCTGCCGGTGCCCCCGCCCGGGATAACGCCGCTCGATTACCTTGTCCCTCATCCACTCACCGAGCGGCAGTCCCGCTTCGGCTGCGAGCCCGCACGCGACGTCGGCCAGGTCATCGCCGGGACCGACAGAGATCACGATCCGGCCGGATGTCGTCATGCCGCCCTCGCAAACCTTGCACCACGGCTCGGCAGCAGCTTCCCGCCCGGCCAGGGAGCAACAGGTATGCACTTACAGTGAGGATGTACTGACCCTGGGTAACCTATGTCCGGCATGGCTGACGCGTGGTAGTTCCACCCCGAGGCCGCCTTGCACTCGGGCGACGTAGTGGCGCTTTTCATGGCCAGCCAACCAAGCAGGTCCCCGTGTTCCGCTGCCGCCATGTCTGTCTTCCCCGCCGCTGCCGCCCGGTTCCACATCGCCGCCATGTGCTGGGAGTAGAACCGCCGCTCCTTAGCGAGCTGGGCTTGTACCGCCGCGATCACCGGCAGGCCCTTCGACCGCGCCCCCCGCGCCGCCCCGAGTACCCGCTTAGACGCCGCGATCACGTACTGGGCCCGCCGTGCCGTGTTCATCCGCGAGGTTTGCGCTGACGCGGGCCCGATGATGCCGGTAACCGCCGGGGGGTGCTCGGTGACGAGGGTCAGCACCGCGCCGAGCGCCGACCACGCGGCGGACGTCAGGGCGAACCGGAGCTTGAGCGCGGCGAGCATCACGGCGACCCCGCCGCCCGCGGCAGCGGCGGTAGCGCCGGCGAGAAAGGCGGCGACCGCCACGGCAAGGGCGGCGTCGTCCAGTGCGTCGTCCTGCTGCTGCTGCTGGGGAGGCGGCGGCTGGCCGGGCGGGTACGGCTGCCGGGGCGGAAGCGGGGTGGTCACGTCCGCCTCCACGCGTGCCGGCGCGACTCGATCCACCGCATGTCGTCCAGTGCCTCGTCGACCGCGCTACGCCAAACTGCCCGGTCGCCGGTTGAGCGCAGGCCGTGGCCTTGCACGTTAAAGCACCAGCGGCCGGTCTCCGGGTCCTTCCAGATCCGCGCCTTCACCGAGACCGCCACGCCATGCCGACGCCGAGCCCGAATAGCGCGCCGAAGCCGTACGTGACCGCCTGGTGCACGCCGCCGCCAGTCAGCAGCAGGCCGCCCACGGCGGCAGCCAGGATCGCGGCCAGCGACAGCACGCGGCGCATCACGCGGCCCTGGCCGGCGACGGCACCTCGCCCGGCAGCCTCCGTGCCTCCGCCACGTCGATGCCCGCCTTCTCGCAGAGCCTCGCGAGCATCTGGTTCCCCCGCTGGACCTCGTCCATCAGGTCAGTTACCGCGTCGAACGCGGCCGTATCAGTAATCACGCCTTCACCTGCCTCCTGCCGGGCATCCTCCCGTATCAGGCCTATCGTGGCATTACGGCTGACCAGCGGGGCCAAGGCGCGCCCGGGCGGCGGCACTGCGCTGCTCCCCCCCGCCGCCCGGGCTGCCCGGCTCAGGCCGCCGGGGCCGCCGGCGCCTGGTCCTCTGCCGTGCCCTCACTGATCACGAGGGCGGTCGCGGCCGACGAGACGACCGTGAGCACGTCCGTCGCGGTCAGCGGCGGGTTAACGCTGTTGTCCGCCACGGTGACCGTCGCCGTCCCGTCCGTTCCCGCGACGCACAGGCACGAGTAGGAGTCAGCCGACGGGGTGACCGCGATCACCGCCGGGTTGTCAACCGACCAGGCGAGGGCGTCGCCCGTGACCGGCTGCCCCTTGCTGTCCTGCTCGGCAACGGACAGGGTGACCTGCTGGGTATCGGTGAGCTGCACTGTGGTTCCCTTCGTAAGAGTCGGCGTCCCCGGTCCTTCCGGGGCGGCCTGCTGGTAGGTGAACGGGCCGAGGGCCAGGACCATGACGGCCGGGCCCTCCAGCCAGCGGTAAAAGACACTGGCGGTAGCCGTGACGTCCCCGGCGCGGGCGGCGGACAGGTTCCCGTCGACCGCCATCGCGTCAATCGCGAACCGGAGCGCGGTAACCCGGTTGTCGGCGGTCACGGTCGCCTCGCCGGGGCGTGCACCGTGAGGGCAACCGGCAGCGAGCCGCAAGTGCCGCACTCCGCGCTGACCGCGCCGCCGATGCTCAGGTGAGAGCACCTGGCCGTGCCGCCTGCCCGCTGGGCCGCGGCAAGGGCAAGCCCGGCTTCCCGCAGGTACGCGGAGATCGTCACGCCGCATGCCTCGGCGGCCTGCGCGACCTCAAGCACCTGCTCGTAAGCGAGGCGCACCCCGAACGAGGCGTCGAGCTTGCGCGGCTGCACCGGCCCGGCGGCAACCACCTCACCCCAGTCGTCCTCGCTGCCGTGCTTCTCGTACCACTCAGCGCGGATATAGGACAGCACCGGGCGAAGGCCGCGGCGGGCTAGCTCAGACGCGCTGACGCCGGACTCGCCGGCCGCCCACTTAAGCTCGGCCGAGGTCTCGTCGTCAAGCCGGACGGACAGCACGTTCTCGGTTCGCCTCTTCTCGCTCACGGCACGCCCCCGGTCCCGCCCGCCCTGCCACGGTGCCCGTCTTGAGGGTCATCGTCGATCACAGGGCATCACCCGCCTTTCCTTCTCCGCTTGGCGCCGCCTCGACTTCCCGCCGCAAGGTCTCGATGGCGGCGCTTGCGGCAGCGGTTCGGGGTGAACCGATGACCGTTACCGGCGCGGCGGCGCGGGCGCTGACCCTGTAGACGCCGAGGAAGCCCGGCGTGAAGAAGGCGACAGGATCGTCGTTCTTGCCGTCCTTCGTGACGTGCAGGTAGCCCTTCAGGTCTACGAGCCAGTCGTCCGCGTCGAAGTGGTGGTGGCGGCCGGCTTGGTCGATGACGGCAACGGCACCGGGCTTGCTCTCGGTCACTGGGCTAACTCTCCTGATCTGGTTCGGAACCTGGCGCGGCCGGCGACAACTCGCCCGGCTTTCGCGTCGGTGTCGTCCACGAGCTCGACCCGCCACGCGGCGATCGTGACGGTAACGCCCGGCATCTCGCCCCGCCTCGGGTGGACCGTGTACCCGTCGACCGTCGCGTAGTCGAACGGCTCGCCGTCGATGTAGAGGCGAGACGCACCGCCGGCGCCCTCCCGGACGACCCGCAGCGTCTTCGCGATCTTGTAGTCGCTCACCGCGATCCCTCCGCGTACACGACCGTCACCGGCACGGGTGGCGGCGGAGGATACCCGGCCAGCGGCGGCGGCACGGTGCCGAGCTTGCGGTACAGGTACGCGGCGGTCATCCTGGGGTCGGCGCGGGCGATCACCTCGTCAGTCACCCACGCCACGCCGATGAACTCCTGCCGGGGCTCGTCCCAGTAGCCGAGTTCCCACCAGTACTTGACCGGGTCGCGCCGCCACTCGCTCACAGGAAGCTCACCCGCCATGACCCGGCCGCGAACCACGCCAGCGTGCGGCCGTCGCGGTTCACGGTCAGTACGTTCTCGACGACCATCACGGTGACGTCGGCGAACTCGGTCTCGCCGAGGGGAGTCCGCACGGTGCAGTGGTCTGCGATCTCCGTCAGCATCGTCAGGCTCACTGGCTCGCCCCCGGCCCGTATGTCGCCTTGATGTAGTCCAGTCCCCGCCGGACCCGCTCGGCCGTGCCCGTGCCGTTGCGCACGGCGGTAAGGGCAAGCGGCAGCGTGCCGCCCGCCTCGTACCACGCCTGGCCGGTGACGACGTGCGGCCCGGCGTCGAACCGGGCGAAGACCTCGCGCGGGTCCTCGTCGTCCTCGCAGAAGTTCGCGGCCTCCTCCGGGGTCATCAGGACGCCTCCGCAATGATTGTCGGCCCAGTTGACGTCAGCCGTGGAATTGCAGTCCGGGCACGGGTCGCCGGCGCCGCCGCAGTGGCACGCGCCGTGCTCGCACAGCACGCGGATCCGCCACGCCAGCCGGAATGGCCCGCCGTACGGCAGCAGGCGGTGCAACTGGTGCACGATCGCCGCCCGGCGTGGCCCGTCGCAGCACATGTCACCCCACGCGCGGCGGGGATGCGACTCGCACGTCCACCCCTCGCCGTTGCACCTCGCGCACCCGGTCACTGCGCCGCCGCCCCCGCGAGTCCCCCGGCCATCGGCGGCTTGGGCGGGGGCGCGGGCGGCCCGGCCGGCGGCATGGTCACCTTCGGCGGCGTCGGCGGCCCGCCGTTCCTCGCTATCGCCTGCTGCGCGATCGACGTCCCCGCCTGCGCCAGCCCCTGCAACTGCCCCAGTCCCGCCGCGGCCTCCGGGGGTATGCCGGGCGGGGGATTGCCCGCCAGCGCCTCCGCCCGCTGCGACGCGGTATTCACCAGCGACTCGTGAATCTGGTCCGCGTCCAGGTTCAGGATCACCGCCATCCGCTCGGTGAGGAGGTCCACGAACGCGAGGGGCAGGTTCAATTTGGGGGCGGCGGCTAGCTGCCCGAACATGGTGAAAAGTACGGCCGTCATGGCCTCCTGCAACGGGCCGAACTTCCACTTCGGGAACGCCGCGTCCGCGCCGAAGTTCAGGGTCACCAGGGGGCGGATCAGGTCATGGGAGATACTGTCCGCTATCTCCGTTGCCGCCGCCTCACGGGAGGCCAGGTAGTACGAGCTCTGGTCCTCGCTCATGCCGTAGGAGCCGGCACTGGCGCCGCCGCCCGCCCGGGTGCCCTTCGCCGCCGCGCCGGAAAGCTGCAGGAAGCCGGCGAGGACGCTGCTGGCTGCCCAGTTCTCCAGGTACGTCATGCACGCCGCGAACTGGGCGCCCGCGTCCGCGGCCGTGGGGAGGGCCTCGAACGACTTCTGCCCGTCGATCGGGTGGATAAGGCCGACAATGCCGGAACCGCGCAGCTGGGAGATGTCATCCGCTCGCTGGGATGCCTCCGGCTGGTCGTTGCCGTAGACGACGAGGCGCTGCATCGCCATTCCCTCGAGAAAGCTGAGCCATAGGTAGGCTAGCTTCGCCTGGGTCTGGTAGCACCAGTAGGCCGTTTCCATCTCACTGACACCAGTGAGAGGTTCCCTGTGTTTCCCGTGGGTGTATATGTAGCTCCTGATTTTCGGGATGTCGACGTAGCCGGGAACCTTCTGAGTGCGGTTGAGCATCAAGTTCCCGCCGAACAACCAGACCTGCTGACGGAACCCGTTCGGCTCGCCCGTACGGTCGTTGTACCTGGCCTGACAGGTCGCGGGGGGGCGAAAGGCCACCTTGTCGTAAATGATCTTGCCGTCGGATTCGCGAACCTTGTAAGTACGTTCGAAGAAGGCGCGACGGAAAATCTGCGCGCTCGTAATCTGGCCGACCAGCGTGCTGATAGGTGTTTTCATGCCGCCGTCCTCGTCGGCTGTCATGAGAACGCTGGTCACGAACTCGGCCTCGCCCTGGTCACCCTTGGCGGGCTCGATGGTGTACGGGGCGCCCCTGATCGGGAGAGTGAGTACCTGCTCGATGGCCGCGCACATTCCGTTACGGGACAACATCGTTTTGTAGTCACGAGCGGAAAATTCGCTAAGCCGTAGTCGAACACATCTCCTTCGCCTTAACTAATAGTAGGCGAACAAGCGCTGTCCGTAATCGAACGACGTCCCTACCTCTGGACCCAAAAGGGCCCGCTTGCCGCTGGGGCCGCGAGAGCCCTTCGGCGCGAGGTCGGGGAAGGCGACGACATTTGCGGAGCGAGTGTCGACCATACCCAAGCATCACCTCCTCTCCGCCGCTAGCGTGTGCATCTGCACGCGACGAATGCACGTGCACGCTCACAGGCTAGCGTGCGGAGGCAGTGCCGGTCACGCTCCCTGCTGCCTGGCGGCGGGGCTTTCGCCGCCGTGCAGCAGGGAGGAGAGAAAGAAGTCGTCGACGTATCTGGAAAACTGGGTGACTGCTATGGCGGATCGCTCCGCCACCTTCTCAGGCCGCTCGCGCGGCCTGACCAGAGCCCAGCCCGGCCCTGCTGGCGATGTTTCTGGCCCCGTTCACGTCGGCGTCCATCGCGCCGTGCGCGGGGCAGATAACCGTGTCCTGCTGCGGGCGCTCGCATCTTCGCCCGCACTGGTGACAGTCGATGCTCGTGTTCCGCGGGTCCACCAGGATCACTCGCCGGCCGGCGCTCTCAGCCTTGCCGACGATGATGCTCATGAACTGTGCCCAGCCCGCGTCGCGTATCGACTTGTTCAGGCCGGCCTTGGAGGCGGCCCCGTTCGGGAGGTGCTCGCCCGGCTTGTCCGGGTCGGGCTTCGGTTTGGGACGCCTGGTCATCCCTTCCGTGTTGAGGTCTTCCAGGGCGATCACGTCACACTCGTCAATGAGAATTCGCGCGGTCTTGTGGTGGAAGTCGCGGCGGGAGTTCCTGACCTTGCGGTGCTCCCGGGCCAGGGCGCGCCTGATCCGCTTGCGGTTCCCCGAACCCGGCCTGGCGCGGTTCATGCGGCGCTGCAAGTCCGCGATCACCCCGGCCGACGCGGCGAAGAAACGCGGATTGGCCACGATCCCGCCGTCCGAGGTGGTCAGGAACCGCACCACCCCCACGTCTACGCCGACTTCACGGCCCGCCGGGGGCAGCGGCACCGGCTCAGTTTCGGTGATGACGATGACGTACCAGCGGCGGTGCTCCCGCTTGAGTTGGAGCGCCTTGACGGTGCCCGTCACCGGCCGGTGCTGCTTCACCTTGACCGAGCCGACCGCCTGGAAGTAGGCGCGTGCCCAGCCAATGCCGTTCGCCGGGGTCCACTTCGCACCGTCTCCGGCGACGAACCGGACCTGATCGAACCGGGCGTACGGCTTGAACCTCGGGTAGCCCGGCTTCTTGCCCGGGATCTTGCACCGCTTGTAGAACATAACGAACGCGTCGTTGAGCCTGCGCAGGGTTTGCTGCTGGGCGGTGAACGAGTGCCTCCCCTGCCCGTCCGGGTCGGCCGCTCGGATCTCCTTGAGCTGGGCAGACTGCATGCCGTAGGACACCGGAGCTTTCCGCATCCGCCACGCCTCGCGGCGTTCCTCGAGCGCGGCGTCGTACAGGTCGCAGTGGTCGCGCAGCAGCGCGCCCGAGCGGCCCTCCTGGGGTCGCGTCGGGTATGCGAGGAACTTGTAGGCCCGCCTCACGGCATCCGCCAGAGCGTCTCCGGCGCGGTGCCGAATACGGCGGCGAGTGCGGTCAGTTCATCGGCGGTTATCCGGCGCTCGCCGCGTTCGGTCGCTCCGGTTGTCTGCTGGCGCCAGTAGGCGAACCCGCGCTTCTGCATGGCGTCTGCCACGGCCTGCTGAGAGAGCCGGGCGCGGGCGCGTTCGGCTCGGATGTTGGCCGCGATGGCTCGCTGGATGGCAACCGGGCTAGCGTCGGTCATGACCTTATTCTACATGATGAACGTGCGCACTACACAGTGAAGCGGCAATATCCGGGTATACTCTGGCTTATGAGTGACAACGAGCCCGGCGGCATCAGAATCCGCTCACGCATCCTCGGGTGCGTCCACCCTGACGAAGACACCGTGATCATCGTCGAGCACGTCTACGAGCCTGAGGGCGCGTCTACCTGCGAGCACTGCGGGGACGCGGCACATGACCCCGGCATGGTCGGACTGGTCATCAACAGCGAGGACGGGGACGGCACGCCGAGCGTCTCCTCTGTCCTGCTCACGGCCGAAGACGCGCTCGTGCTCGCCAACCGGCTCCAGCGCGGCGCATCGCTCGTACTGGAGTCGGCTGAGGACAACCCGGACATCGAGCGAGAGGCCGCTAAGTTCGCGCCGGGGGAAGGGGCTGACGGCAATGCCTGAGTGGCGCTGCCGTGTCGCCGGGACGGGACGCTGCCAAGGGCCGGGTCACGAACGGTGCGGGACGCGCTACCTCCCGGGCGAGTACGCCCTAGCCGGAGACGGCATCACGCTGCCCGGCATCGGGGTGGTCCGCATGGAAGGCGCGGCGTTCGCGCCGAAGAACGCCCCGGTTACCGTCTACCGTGGCACTGAGGGCTGGACGGCCGAGTTCGAGCCCGTGGTGACCAGCAACCGGAGGAAGTCATGAGCACCCCGGACCCAGAGGACGACCAGGACACCCGCACGCCGTGGGAGGCCGACCGCGACAAGGCTGAGCGAGCCGGCAAGTGGCCGGAGTCGTGGGGGCCGTTCCACCGTCACTTCGCCAGTGACGCGGTCCACCGGGACGGGGGCCCCGAGTGCGACCAGCCGGGGACGCCGCGCCGGGTCTACGTCTTTGACCCTGAATACCTGAGCGAGCACGAGCTGATAGTGGCCCGGTACGCCATCGCCCACCCGGAGCAGTTCGCGGCGGAAGGGGAGGGCCCGGCCTGAGCGCGCATGTAGGCTGCCGGGCGTGGGACTAGACACCAGTCACGAGTGCTGGCACGGGCCGTACGGCGGGTTCCAGCGGTGGCGGCGCGAGGTGGCCAGGGCGGCGGGGTACCAGGTCAGCGACAGAACGCCTAACGTCCTGCGCGGCGAGGCGTACTACGAACTGCCGTGGGAGATGTTCGAGGACAAGAACTACCTGGGCGAGTGGGACGCCATCCCCGGAGACGACCCGCTGCTGTTCCTGCTCGTTCACTCGGACTGCGACGGGGTCATTCACCCGCAGCACGGCGCTCACCTCGCGGACCGGCTAGAGCAGCTGCTGCCGCTGCTGGACGGCGCGGTCTACCGCGCGCGGGAAAACACTGAGCGGTTCATCGACGGGCTACGGAAGGCAGCGGCGGCCGGGGAGGACGTGGAGTTCATGTAGGCGGGTCGGCCTGCCTACTGCCACGTCCGGACGTTGCCCCGTCGCCCGCCCTGCGGTCTGTCATCGCCGTCCTGCGGCGAGAATCCGTCGAGATCCCACGGCGCGTCCTCAAGTCCCTCGGCCGCCTTGCCCGCGATCTCCCTCATGCGGCGGTGAGCCTTCGTTTCCTCGCTCACGCCCATGCTGTCGAGCTCGACGGACCCGGCCCACTTGCGGACGGTGCCCGGCGAAGACTCGCCGAGGTGCGGGACGAAAGCCTGAATTACCGCGTCACCGTCGTCAGTTGACCGGCCTAGGCGCTTGGCGATCTCCTCTTTAGTCTCCACCGCGATCCTTCCGGATGACGTGACTTTCCACTGCGGTGCCGAGAGGTCACCGAGCAGCATCTCGTCGTCAGGGAAGCAGATATCCGGGTCGCTCGACGGGTCCAGCGCCTGCCTCATCGTCCACCACGCCTCACTCCGGCGGTTCGCGAAGCCGAACTCCCTCGTGCTGTCCTTCGCCTTCGACCCGCGGGAGGCGTTGAAAGCCAGCACCCGGGCGTGCTGCTCGCGGAGGCGGTCAACGACGCCTGCGCCGATGCCGATCACGTCGACCACGGCGGTAACCGAGTCGTCGGCGTCAAGGATGCCCTTCACGCGGCCGGTGGTCTGCATCGTGTCTTCCTTCACCGACCGGCGCAGCTCCGTGATCACCGGGCCGTTGCGGAGGGCGAGGACCGTGCGGTCCTGGCCGGTGCGGGCCACGTCCACGCCAACCGTGCGCGGCCTGCCCGGTTCCGGACGCCCGGCCTCGTCCCAGGCGTGCCAGCGGGCAACCGCCGCCTCCGCCCACGCGAGGGGGATAACCGAGTCCTCGTCACTGGCGTAGAACTCGCCCAGGACGCGGTTCTGGTAGATCGCCGACTCGGTGCCCCACTGACGGGCGCGCTGCTCAGCCCACTCCTCGCTGATGCGCCCGGCGGCGATCGCGCGCTCGAGGGTGACGTGGACAGGGTGCCAGTCCTCGTAGCCGGGCTTGCGCGCGCAGATGTCGTAGAAGCGCCCTGACGGTGCCCCCGGCGTTGACAGGATCAGGGCGAAGGCCTCGCCCGTGCCGCCGAGGGCGCCCTCACATGCGTCGAACGTGGCGGCCGGGATGGCCTTTCCCTCGTCGAACAGGAACAGCAGCGAGTCGGCGTGCGCGCCCTCGATCAGCGCCGCGTTCGCCGATGCCCCCGCGAAGGCGGAGCCGTGCGCCAGGCGCAGGTTCAGGTTCTGGAGCTCGTGCGCGCGGGAGAACGGGCGGCCGTCCCGCACCTTGTCCCATCGCAGGCGCCCGGCCCACTTGTGGATCTCAGGGAACAGGTACTGGGTCAGCTGGTGCCATGACCCGGCGGTCGCAGGGATCTTCCAGTCGACGCCGGCCGCGTCCCGCGTCAGGGCGAACCAGTGGACGGCGATGGCCGCTATCCCGGAGTTGTGCGTCGGGATCATTGAGTCGCCAGCGAGGTACAGGTGCGACGGCGAGTCCACCTCGATGCACTGGGTCGGCTTGTCGGCCACCCTGCGGATATCCGTGATCGTCCGCTGGGTGTGGCGAGAGGACTGCCGGCCGCGGGGCTCCCAGTCGTAGCGCGCAAGACGGTAGGGGTTGAAGTCGAACCGGGCGGCGATGCGCCACCTGCGGCCGACCACGCGCCCGTCAATCTTGGAGTCGCTTTCGCTTACCCGGACCACCAGGCCGAGAGACCGCAGCAGCTCAGCTACGTCATCCGCTAGCGGCTTGCAGGTGAGCGTGATCTCGTCGCTGCCGCCAGCCTGCCGGTAGCCGTCCGAGTCCCACAGTCCGCGCACAACCTCCATGCGCTGCGCCGCGGATGCCCGCTGGTAGATCACCGGGATGTGCTTATTGCCGAGGACGCCGAGATTGCGGAGCCTGAGCGCCAGCGTGTCATGCTGGCCGCCGCCACGGCGCACCGGCTGCGTGGAGACGCCCACTGAGAAGGTTGACGGGCTGGCCTTATGCGGCCGGGGCTCGCCATGGTGATACCCGGCATCCTTCAGGCGCTCTTGCAGGCTCGGCCAGTCGCTGGCGCAGATCGTTATCTGGGCGCCCCTCGACGATCCGTCACCGAGCCAGTACCCAAGGATGTACGGGTCAACCGGCAGGTCGGCGGCACGTAGCTCCAGCGGGCGTGCTGCCGGGATGCGCCACCGAAGCTGACCGCCAGGCGAGAGCATGTGCTCCGCCATGTACGCGGTAGTGACGCGCCTAGTCGATACCCAGTGGTCGCGCCAGTCCGAAACGGGCACAGGCCGCCGGTCTGGCTTCGGTGTCTTCGGGCGGTGGTAGACGTCGACTGCGTTCCACTCGTGCTCGCCGTGAGCGGTGATGACGGTCTTGTCCGCAAACTCGACTTCGTACGTGTCGCCGTGCCATACGGGCGACTTGCCCGTCACCCGGCAGGGCTTGCCGTGCTCGTCGAAAACCTCGTCGCCGACGCGCAGGCCGCCGATGGTCGACCAGCCGGAAGGGGTGGGTATGCGCACACTCAATTCTAGCGCCTTGCCGAGCCCGTGGGGGCCTCGTACCGCGACGCGCTTGCGGCGGGGAATCCCGTCGAGGATCTCCTCCTGGTACTCGGTCAGGCCCTCGCTGTCGCCCCAGTCGATGCAGTCACGCGCGAAGCCGACCGGGTCGTCGTAGTACCTGGTGATCCCGTGCTTGATCCTCGCGGCGCGGCGCTGGAGCTCCAGCAGGTACCGCAGGCGGTCAGGGGGTGCCTGGACCAGCGGGGTCATTGCGGGCCAGTTGGGACTCGAGGTCGGCGATCTGCGACTCGACCATGTCGGCCGTGATCACCTCGACGCGGGACTTGGCGGGGGCGTCGTAGCCGAAGATCCTCGCCCGGCGCTCGAGCAGCCCCTTGATGACGCCGACCGCGGCGAGCCTCGGGCCGTCGTCGAGCACGTCCACGAAGACCGGGATCGGCTTGCCGTCCATGTCGAGGCGCTCGATGCCGTCCTCGTCGCGCTCGAAGCCCGCGAAGTGGCGGATGACCTTGCCGTTGTTCACGGTCAGGTGCGGGGTCAGCATCACCTGCCACGCCTGCTCGATGAGCCGGTCGATGCGGTCAAGGTCGGCCTGCCGGGCCTGCCCCGCCTCCTCGGTGCACATGTCGGCGTAGGCGCGCATCACGCCGTTGTGCGCGTGGCCCTTGGACGCGAACCCGAGCTCGTCGGCGATCCGCTGGTAGGACCAGCCCTGCCCGTGGAGCTCGGCGGCACGGCAGTCGCGCTTGCGGCTCTCGGCGGCGCGGGTGAACTTGCCGTTGCCGCCGCGGCTGCGGGGTGTTTGCGTGGTCATGGGTTTTCCTGGTCAGGTTGTGATCTCGGCGCCGGGCCCGCGCACCTACGCCTGCTCTTTCGGCGGCTTGACCGCGCGCCGGGCAGCGGGCGGCTGCACGGCCGGCCCGCCTGTCACCGGGTCGACCGGGACGGGGACGGGGAGCATGTCTGCGAGGGCCTGGACCCCGGCGTGGGCGGCGTCAGCGGATGCCCCGGCGTTCTTGACCTCGATGCGGGTCGCGGCGGCCTGCTCGCGGAGGTGGGTGGCGTGTCCGGCGAGGGCCTCCTCGAGGCGGGCGACGGATGCCTCGAGGCGGGTTAGCTGGTCTCGTGTGCGGCTCACGTGCCGCCTCCTTCGGGTGACTGCGGGCGCGCGGCGACGGCCTGGCGGATGAGGGCGAGCTCGGAGTTGGCGTGCTCGATGCCGGACAGCAGGTCCATCTGCTGCTTCTGCAGGGTCAGGATCTCCCCGCTCTGCTGCTTCAGGGCGTCCGTGTTGCCCGCGGTGTGCAGGGCGACTTCCCCGGCGATCCGGTCACCGCGGTTGGCGGCGATCTGGAGGATCACCCCCTGGACGCTGGCGAGGAACGACAGGCCGAGGTTCAGGCGGAGCTCGCCGGGGTCGGTGACCAGGGTGATCCACAAGATGATGCCGATGATGATGGCGAACAGGAGGGTCCAGGTCCCGAAGATTGCCTTGAGGCCGTCCGCCGCCCGTTCCCCGGTGCTGAGGTCGCTGCCGCTGCGGACCGCGGGGTGCCTTGCCCACAGGTGGCCGCCGTGCTTCACCATCGCCGCCGCCTCACCGCAGCCACAGCCCGATCAGCCCGCACGCGACGGCGGTCACGGTGAGCAGCGCATAGGTTTCCGCGACGGCCAGGACCCCGCGCTCGGGCCGGAGCCAGCTGATGACCCCCGCGACGGCGGCGGCGAGGGCGAGGGAGGCCGCGAGCGCCCACTCGCCCCGCCATGCCGCGTACGGGACGGCAGGGGCGACGCACCCGGCGAACGACGCGGCCCCGACGACGAGGGCGGCCGTGACGCCTGACTTGCGGTCACTGAGGCGCTGCGCGTTGGCCATGCTGATGAGCTCGGCGGTTCCGCCGGACACTGCGGCGACCCAGACGGCTGACGGCTGCTGGCGGGCGACGATCAGGCCGGCGACGATGCCGAGGTACAGGCCGAGGCCGTCTACCGATCCGAAGATCGCGACACGGGTAAGGTCGGCGCGCGTGCCGGGACGGGAGGTGGCCATGTCCCCTATGATGCCGCATGCACGTGCCAATGCACGAGATGCCTGCACGTGCACGAGGGAGGCGGGATGGCTGAGGTCCGGTACGGGCCGATCACCGCCTTCAGAATTGACCGCAAGTGGGTAATCAGGCCAGGAGGGCGAGGCGCGATGTCAGAGCAGGGCCAGCAGCTAGAGAACTGGTTCACGCACCACCCGCCGTCAGGGCCGGGCGAGGTGGCGGTCTACCAGGAGATCCGCAAGGGCGGACGGGAGCTAGCCGAGCTGATCGTTGACGAGGTGCCCGAGGGCGTAGAGCGGGACGAGGCGCTCAGGCACGTCCGCGCCGCGGTCATGTGGGCCAATGCGGGCATCGCCTGCGGACCGAAGATGGGCGGCTCGTAGCCGTCAGTCCACCCGCCTTCCGCAGGTAGTGCAGTAACTGCGGGCCTCGTCGTCAGTCTCCGGCAGCGGGGAACTGTCCATCGGCACGTCGTCGCGTATCCCGCAGGCGGGGCAGCGGGCGGGAAGCGGGATGATCGCGTTGATCTCGTCCAGCTCCCGCAGGTCGCGCATGTCGCGGGCCAGGTCGCCGCGCACGTCGCCGAGGTCGGGCTTGGGTGCGAGGATCGAGGCGCGCATCTGCCCCGCCTGCTCCCTGAGCACCCGCTCGAAATCTTCCGGCACCACCTCGCCCGCTACTACAGGCAGGTAGTCCTCCCCGCCAGCGTCGTGCACCTCCCGGACGAACACCCCGACCTCGCGCTGGGCGGCCTCAGCGGACTCCCGGTCGGCGAACGGGATCGTTATCTCGCGGACGCCAGCGAGGAACGCGCCGTGGTCCGTCTGCACGCCGAACGGGCGGCCAAGGCGGATCACGATCTCGTGCGCCATCACCAGTCCCATTCGACGTAGCGGACGGGGGACGGCCGCATGCCGGGTTCAGGCTTGCCCGGCAGCAGCGCGCCCCCTGGTACCTCGCCAGGTCCCGGCGGAAGCACGAGAGGCGACCCGTGGCGGCCGTCATGCCCGGCCTTCTTGTCGCACCACGACTTCGCCACGCTGATGACAGGGCAGTTCCCCGCCAGTACCCAGCGGTCGTGCGCCTCATGGTTGAAGCCGGGCGCGGCGTACCGGCGGCCGTCGGATGTCACTGCAAGGGCCATGCGTTCATTCACCGTCCAGTCCGTTGATGCAGACCCGTTCCCGGTTCGTCGGGCATCCCGATGTGCACCTGTAGTCCGGGCCCGGCAGGAACGGGCAGAACACGTCGGTGCTGTCCAGGTACCCGCTCTCCTCGGCGGCGCAGAGCGGGCCGCTGCCGGTGCGCGGGTAGTCGTACTCGGGCTCAGAGGCGGTCACGTCGTCAGCCCAAGGTCGAGGACCAGCAGTGTTCTGGCCGGGAGCACCGCGGCGCGCACGCACGCGCCGTCTCCGAGAGGCGGGAGCGCCTCGCGGGGCACCACGACCCATGCCGCGCAGCCGTCGCTGTCCTGTTCCGGGTCGCGCAGCACGTCGCACGGGTACTCCCGGTCGCCGATGACCAGCCGGACATCCTCAGGGGCCTCGGCGACCGCGCCTTCGTCCAGGTCCGGGGCCGCGACGGCAACCTGCCACGTCCCGCTGTCACCGGCGGCCTCCGGCGGGTCGCACCGGATCTCGATCAACTCGGTCCCGTCCTCGGCGAACAGGGCCACGTGCTCGACGAGGCTTCCGGCGGGAGGCGCGGGCAGCATCATCACGGTCCTCCCGGCCGACGCAGGAGGGCCGAGGGGAAGTTCCAGGGTAACGATCGCGGTTCCGCCCCCGGCGAGGTCGTAGCGGGCCGTGTGCGGCGTGCACGGGCCCTCGGTGAGGCCGTGGAGGCGGTGCGTGGCCGCGATGCTCCACCGGGCGAAGGCGGTCACGTGGTTCCTTCCCGGTCGATCTCCCCGGCCAGCATGGCGGCCTGGTACGCCCTTCCGTCGATGCCCTCAGCGGGTTCTCCGCGTACCTGACGCAGCCGCTCGGCGACGACCGCCCGGACTCCCGCCAGCGCGCCCGCCGCGTGCAGCTCAACCAGGTCGGCGGCGAGGTGGCGGAGTTCGGCGAGCCGGGGATCCTCCGGCAGGGCGAGTTCCCGCAGCGCCTCGCCGGCGCGGGCCAGCATCCCGGCTACCTCCTGGCCGGACAGCCGGTGGTCCGACTCGGTGACGAACCAGCGGTCATGCCCGGTGCCTCTCGTGTGCCCCCCGGCCCACTTGCCGCGTTCTTCTGCGCTGCCGAAGGGCATCACGAGGTCGCCGTTGCCGCACTCCCGGCAGACCAGGAGGTAGAACTTCTGTGTCATCTCGGCCATCATGTCTCCCTCCGCATCGCCTTGCAGCGGCGCGGGGTGTGCTTGCGCCACTGCCCGGACTCCCACAGCGCAGGCTCCGGCTCGGTGCGGGCGCTGGCGGGCACCTCAGGAACGACGATAACCAGGGTGCCGCACACCTCGCACTTCTCCGGCTTGCTCATGCCGCCGGGGTAGGTGATATACGGCCCGGACTCACGGAGGGACGCGAGTTCCTCGCCTAGCTCGGCGGCGAACTCCGGGTCAGCCTCGGCGCGCTGCCAGAGTTCTTCCGCCTTCGCCCGCACCTTCACCCGCGTGAACAGCCTGACTACCTCGTTCGCGTTGTCCTCGCCGCCTGCCAGCTCCCGCATCTGGCCGAGTGCCTCGTCCGGGTTGAAGCCCGCTAGCGGGTCGTCCTCGTCAGCCATCGCCTAGCACCTCGTCCGTGATCGCGCCGAGTGCGAACGCCAGTCCCGAGTAGTACTCGGGTCCCTGGCCGCCCGACAGGTTCGCGGCCTCGTCGTCCTCGGCGAGGATGAGGGCTGCGACGCGGCCGAGCGGGGTGTCCTGGCTTCGTGCCGTCCAGTCGCGGAGGGCGCGCTCGCGGGCCTCGTACTCGGCGATGTACCGCTTAGTCTCTTCCAGGGAATCAGCCATCGCGCACCGCTCCCTCTGCGATGAGCCCGTCATCGGCAGTGATCCGCCACTGCCCGCGCCCCATCCCCGCCGTGACCACGACCGGGATCTGCGGCTTCATCATGTCCTCGCCCGTGCTCAGGCTAGCGGTGAACTCGCCGTATGACGGGACGAACAGCTGCTGCAGGACGTGAACCACCAGCGGGTGGCACTCCAGGCGGATACCAGGCGGCATCTTCAGCGGCCGTGCGTTGTCGCGGGCCACCTGGTCGAGCCGGTCGGCGAGGGTGCTGGCGTCCCCTTCCTGCTGAGTCCAGCCGTAGCACTCGCCCGGCTCCGCGTACCGCGACGCGAGGAACTCGTGCGCGCCGTGCGGTGCCGCCGAGTAGTCGGTGCCGTAGCTAGCGCCCTGGCAGCCAGGCTTACGCCTGTCCATCGTCACCGCCGCCCAGGATCTGCGCCGGGTCAGTGAACTCTCCGGCGAGGAACTCCCCGTCCGGGTCGCCGCTGGCCGCCATCTCGTTGATCCGCCGCCATACCCGCTGCCGCTCGGCGGCCATCGTCTCGCGGCACGTCTCCGGTGAGGCGCAGGCGCGGGGGACCGGGCCGGGCGCGATGAAGCAGAGCGTCTCCGCCTTCGGGGCGCGCGGGCCGTACGCCTCGCAGTACCACGGCTCAGCCATCGCCATCGTCCTCCGCGTCGCCCCACGCGGCCGTCATCTCGGCCAGCAGCTCCGCGTCGACCGGCCCGTCAAGTACCTCGCCGCCGTGCGCCTTGCTCTTGGCGTTGGCCTCGGCGAAGGTCATGGCGAACTGGCAGTACGCCTTGCGGGGGTTCTCGTCCACGTCGTCCAGCAACCGGGCGGTACTCTCTCGCGCCTCCCTCGCGGCCTTCTCGGCGTAGTAGTCGATGACTTCCTGCCGGGGGGCGTCGTAGACGATCCAGGTATCCGAGAAGCTGGAGAAGATCGCGTACAGGCCGTCCGGCTGCTTAATGACCTGGTGGCCCATCACGACTCCCTTGCCGCATAGCTCGGGCATCCCGGCAGGCAGGGTCCGGCGAGTCCGTGGTTGTGCATCTCTACCCGGCCGCCGCCGCCAGTTCCGCCCCCGCCGCCCATGCCGTCGAATCCCCCGAGCGCGCCCGGCCCGTGGTGGATGATGCCCGCGCTCCCGCCGCTGCCGCCTCGCTGGCCGTCCCTGCGCCACGCCCGGAGCATCGCCGCATTCCCGCCGGGGCCGAACCCGCCAGCAAGGAACACCTCGTAGTCGGAGTCCAGCAGTACCGGCAGGGTCGTGAACGCGGCCACCATGCGGGTTACGTCGGGCTCGTTCGTGACTTCAACCCTGATCACGGGCCGCCTCCTCGGCTGGCGTCTCCGCGACCCGCAGGAACTCATCCCGCCTCATGAGCCGGAACCCGAACGTCACCGTGAACTGGAGCGGCGGGCGGGGCTCGGTAACGCGCGGGTCGGGCACGATCGGAAGGTTCCCGTACAGGATGTCGTCGTCGCCCGGGTAGCGGCCGGGCGCGTAGTCGCACAGCAGGCGGGCCGCGTCGGGCTCGCTGACCGCGTACTCGACCCTGCGGCCGTCCTTCAGGCGCAGCACCAGGGAAGCGGACTCTACCGGGCACTCCTCGCGGGGCCAGGTGAAGGGATCACGTCGCATCGGTGCCTCCTTCAGGCATGAACTCCTCCGGGTGGGCGATGGCGTACCGGGCAACCGCTATCTCGTGCTCGCGGAGGTAATCGGGGTCGAACAGGTAGACCCGGCGCGGCGTCCCCGGCTGGTCGCACTCGGGGCCCCCGTCCCGGTGGACCGCGTCACTGGCGAAGTGACGGTGGAACGGCCCCCACGACTCCGGCCACTTGCCGGCTCGCTCGGCCTTGTCGCGGTCAGCCTGCCACGGCGTCCTGAGGTCGTCGTCCAAGGCCGGCCCGGAATTACCCGGGGGCGCTTCGGAATCCTCGGGCCACGCGGCGGACTCGCCGGCCGCGTCCTCCGGGGTCACCTCCCTGACCTCGAAGCGGAACACCTGCCCGCTGTCAAGGGTGACGAAGCCTGTCCCGGAGTAGGTGGTGACCTCGTCCGCGAACGGGCAGGCGAGCTTTACCGCCCCGCCGACCAGCCTCGTAAAGCTGTCGTCGTTGAAGTCCACGGTCGCCTTTCACTCTCCCCATTCAGTAGCGATGATGCCGAGCATCCGGGCTACCCTCTCGTCCCGTCCGCAGTCGCAGGGCTTGCCCGCCCGCTCCTGGTCGGAGCAGCCCGATCCCGGCTCGCCGTCCGTACCGTACTCAACCGCCTGCGAGCAGGAGTAGAACTCGTCCCCGACGTTGTAGTCGTGCCGCTCAGCGAGGATCTCGGCAACGAGGTCACGGGTGGCCTTAACGTGCCGGAGAGCGCGAGCGGGGTCGTTGCGGGCGACGTGGACGGCCCGTTCGCCCGTGGCGTCCCACTTAACCCAGATCGCCTCGGCGTACAGGGCCACCCGGCCGCTCACGTCGATCGCCTGCAAGGGCTCGTCCCGGCCGTTGTCGTAGCGGACGCAGCGCTTGCCGACCGGGCGCCAGTGCATCGCGCTCTCGCCGGGCTCAGGCCACGGTGCGCGCTCCCACGCCTTCGCTGCGGCCTCGTCCTCGGCAAGGCCGGCCTCAATCGCGGCGGCCAGCCCGGCTACGCGGGCAGTCAGGTCCCCGCTCACGGCGTCTCCCCGAACGTCATCGTGAACGGGGTGGACCACGGTTCCTCGTCGTCGTCGTCCGCCTGCCGTTCCTCGTCAACTACTTGCGCTGCGGCGGCGAGCGCGCGGATCGCCGGCTCCATGGCCGCGCCGATCTGGCTGGCCAGGCTGGCGAGAGAGGTAATCGCCGGGGTCAGCTGCTTGGCGAAGACGTCGGCGATGTTCTTGAGGGCCTGGCATGCCTCCTCGACGGTGAGCACCTGGCCGTTGAAGCGGACGCGGGTGACCGGCTGGCCGCCCGCGCAGACCGGGCCGCCCTCGTCGGCCACCGTCGCCTGCGCCGTCCCCTCATGGAGGCAGTCGGTGCCGTCCGCGTGGATCATTACCGGCTTCACCGGCCGCCGTCCTCTCCGGTCACCAGGTCGTAGAACTGCCGCCAGCCGGCCTCGTCTGACTCGTACAGGAACTCGTTTCCGGAGCTGTAGGCGAGGTAATCGCCCGGCTTCACCAGCTGAGCGGTCACCTCGGCCGCGTGCTCGTCGGGAACGCGCGAGTACAGCACGACCAGGTACGGTCCCGCGAGGTTACGAAAGAGACCGCTGCGGTAGCTGACTTCTGTGAGCACGGCGTCGCCGTCAGCCATGCGCGCGACCTCGGCGAGGTCGTCGAGCGGCCTTCCCGGTTCATACCGGGCCGCGAACTGGTCCTCACGGTCTTCCTGCACCGGCTTGCGCCGGTACCGCTGAACGGTCACGGTGCCTCCTCGCTCACGGGAGCGGGCCATGCCTCTGCCTCCTGCTGCGCGCGCCGCCACGCGTCACGGGCAGTCTTCCACCGTGCGGCCACGTCATCAGGCACCTCGGTGCCTGCTTTCTTCTCCCAGTTCCTCGGCACCGACGGGAACACGATCTCACTGTCCCCGAACAGCAGCACCGTCTCCGGGTACAGCTCGACGTCCTTCTCGATGAGGACCCTCACTGCCCCGCTCCCTTCAGCGGCCAGTCCCGGTACTCGAACGGCTCACGCGGTACGGCCACCCGCCCCTTGCCGCAGTGCCTGCACTTCTGCACGTACTGCGGCGGGATCGATGCCTTCACCTCGCCGGTGCCCTCGAAGCAGTGGCCGCCGTACCGGAGGCAGTCTTCCTCGCTCATCATGTCGTGCGGGGGTACGCCGAGGTACGCCGTGCCCAGTTCGGTGCCTTCACCGATCGTGACGCCGCCGGTCACCGCATGGCCAGTGACCTGCCCGTAGTTACTCTCGCTCATCGCCGTGCTCCCTTGAGTCTGCTCAGGCGCTCTCGTACGTCTTCCGCGTCCCGGTAGCCCATCACCCGCAGCCCCTTCTCGTCACTCGGCGACAGGCGGCAGGGAGCGATCAGGATCCCCGCGTAAGCCAGTTTCGTCACCGGCCCCGACGGGGCAGCGTGCTCGATCCTCGTCTGCCAGTGCGTTGTGACGCTGTAACCGCCGCCGGGCAAACCTTCCCGCTCGCGCCGGGCATACAGCCCGTAGCGGACCTTCGCGAACCCGGCCGCCTGCGCCGCCTCGGCGTGCTCGTGCTCGTGGAGCACCTGGCTTTCCAGGTAATCCGGGTTGATGTCACCCTGGCAGGAGATGTTGAGTTCCGCCGCGAGCTTCCGCAGGCCGTCAAGGTCCGGCGCGTAGGCCATGTGCTCGCTGTCGGTAAAATCCTTGTCCCAGCCGGCGACCAGGGCATCGTCGGGTGCGTCCCGCAGCAGAGCGTGCAGGTCCCTGGTCGGGTACCACCACTCGCTCACCGCGCCCTCCTCCGTGCCTCGCGCCGGGCGCACTCAACCGCGAGGTCCATCCGGCTGTGGTTGTGCTGGCAACGCCAGCCTGTCAGTGTCCCGTGGTACACCTGCCGCCGCTTACGGCGCGGCTTCGACCGCCACACGGTGCCGCCCAGGTCGAGGGGGCCGAGCAGGTGAACATGCCAGCCGATCCTCATTGCTGCTCCCACCGATCTTCCTCAAGCCGCCGCTGGTCCTCAAGCTCCCGGCACATCTTCTCGACCGGCGGCGCGGCCGGGATGCCCTCGGCCGTTGCCTGGTCCCGGCCTCGCCGCTCGCAGACCGGACAGTACGAGATGCAGGACTCCCGGCCTACCCTGGCCAGTTGCGCGAAGTGCTCGGCCGCCTTGGCCTTGGGCAGTTCACTGAGCGGGCGCCAGCGACCGCCCGGTCCCGTCATCGGGGCGGACAGGCTGCCGGAGCCGCACAGGGCAGCCACCCCCGGCAGCGGCCCCGCCACGGCGGTTATCCGCCCCGGGACGGCCGCCGGCGGAAGTTCAGCCCCGGGGGGCGGCTCGCTCGGCTCCCAGCCGAGCTCGGTCTCCATCTCCCGTAGCCGCCGGTAGTCCCCGGGGGTCATGCGCGGGCGGTTAAGCTCCCGCTCCCGCCGCCGCAAGGCCCCGATCTGGCGCGTCTGGATGGCCATCAGCACCAGGAGGAAGGTGATCGCAACCGCCGCCACCGCCGCTACCCCGGCCGATCCCTCCGTGAGGTTCACGACGAGGGCAACGGCACTCAGGGCGACAACGAGAACAGTGGTGCGGCGGACGGCGCGCGTCCGCTCGATGCGGTCCTGAACGTCGCTCACTGCTTATCGCCCCCTCCGGGGATGGTGACACTCATCGCACCTCTCCCATCGCCACGAGCATGCCCGAGACCACGGCTGCGACCCCGACTACTGCAAGCGCCAGGCAGGCGGCAATCAGCGCCGCCCCGCCCGGGCAACCCCGGATCTCCCGTACCGCCCCCCATGCGCTTCCGGCCGCCGCGACAGCGCAGATGACCATGCCGACCAATCCAAGGTAAAGGCCTGCGCTCACCGCTACTCCGCCTCTCCGGGGATGGTGACGCTTATCGACTTGATCCCGCCGCCGAACGCTATCCGGGCCTTCGGCTTGAGCCCCCACCAGTCTGGGATCGCTGCCGTCCCGTCGGCTGGTGACGCGAACGCCGCGTCGGCGGCCTTCTCGAACTCGTCAATGAACTCCCGCAGCTCGGCGATGGTCAGGGTGCCGTCAGCGGCGCGCTTGGTGATCTGGTGCTCCGTGCTCATCCCTGGCCGCCTCCGCTGTCCATCCCGTTCGGGCCGTACCGCTCCCAGGTGAGAATGATCGACCCGTCAGAGTCAACCGTCGCCTGGGCGATGATCGCGTACTTCCCGGTGTAGTTGCCGCCTGCCTCGATCGCCAGCTTGGCGGCGTCCATCAGGTGAGCCGTGATCTGGTTAGTGACGTCATTCATCACTGCTCTCCCGAGGCATGCCGGTGCGGGTGGACGTGCTCAAGTCCCATGTGACCGGGCCCGGCGTGAAGGTGCTCGTGCGGCTCCCCGTCGTCCGGGTGGTCGCGGGAGTGGGCGTGAAGCATCAGGTCATGCGGCGGAACTGACGGCAGGCTAGGCGAGGCCAGGTGAGTGACGATCAGCGCGTACCCGTCCCGGCCTCCGGGCCTGCCGCCCTTGCCGACCTCGACGTGAAGCTCGGCGGGAAAGTCATCGGCGTCGTAAGAATCCACGCTCAGCGAGCCTAGGATTCCTACGGGAGACGCGGCCGGGCTCGGGCTGCAGACCACGCTGACGCGCGGCCCGGAGCCTCCCCGGGCAGCGGGATACACGGCCGTACCGCCGCCGCCCCCACCGCCCGTGCTGCCGTTAAGGGTTCCGGTGCCTGTAAACGCAGGGCCCGAGAGCGGGTCGCCGCCTCCGCCCGGCACGGTGCCGGGGGCGGCGCCGTCGCCGCCCTTGAGCACCACGTCAACGCGGACGGCGTTCGGGGGCTTTACCCACGTGCCGGAACTGCCGAAATACTGAATGTCTGGGTTGCTCATGGCGATCCTCCTGTCACCTCGGGCACTGCCACGCGAAGTACTGGATTTGACATCCTCCCCGACTTGATGGACGGGGATTTCCCGGAGTGCTTATGTCGCACTCCGGGTGGTTCCCGCCGCCGCTCTCGCGGACTTATGCGGGCGTTGCACCCCGTGACCCGGGGCGTGCGCAGGGACCGCCATTGTGCCTAGCCCCCGGGCAAGTACGTTCTTCGCAGCGTTCGCGTCAGCATGATCATGGTGGCCACAGGACTCACACCGGAATACCGCTTGGCTCTCGCGGTTCTTCCGGCTCACGTGGCCGCACGCATGGCACTGCTGCGAGGTGAATCTCGGGTTGACGTAGATGACACTCACGCCTGATGCGACAGCCTTCTCCTCGGCACGGGCGGCCAGAATGCCCCAGCATGCCGCGAGGATGCCTCGGTTCAGCCCAGCCTTCGCGCGGGCCTTGTTGGGAAGGAATGCACCGACCTGATCAGGATCGGACTTGGGTGCAGACTTGCGAGTCATGCGGACCACGTTCAGCTTTTCGAACACGATCAGGTCGTAGTCGCTAACAAGTCGCGTGGAGACCTTCTCTGCCCAGTCCTTGCGCCGGTCGGCAACCCTTACCGCGATCCGGGCCATTGCCAGCCGGGTTTTCTCCCTCTTGCGCGAGCCCTTCTGCTGGCGGGACATGCGCCGCTGCAGGGCGACGTACCGCCCTGCAGCACGGTCGCCAATTCTGGGCACTCGGAAATGCTGGCCTTCTGAGGTGACCAGGGCAGTTCGGACGCCCCGGTCAATGCCGACGGCCGCCCCGGTCGGCCGACGGCCGACGGCGCCCTGCGGAGACGGAAACGAGACGTGCCATCGGCCTGCGCGGTCAAGGGTGACCCGGAAGGACTTCACATCTCCCGGAACTGGCCTAGACCAGCGGAAGCGGACCCAGCCGACCTTCGGGATGCGGACCTCGCCCCAATTGCGGTTCAGGCGCCGAAGGCCCCAGGAAACGTGCGGTCCCGATCGCTCCCCGACGATGCGAAATCCTTCATCGCGGACCGCCTTCCGGAACGTTGGCTCTCTAGCCGGGTTCTTCGGATCAAGGAAGGCGGTCATCGCCCGTCCGAAGTCCCTGATGGCCTGCTGCTGGACTGCATTACTGCCCGCGCGAAGCCACTCAAACTCAGTCCGCGCCTCAGCCAACTGGCGGCATCGCTCTACCCAGGTTGGCATCTTCCCGCGGTCCCGCCGCCACCAGGATTCCTGCTCGACGCAGAGGTTCCACACGTACCGGGCTTGCGCACAGTGCAGGTCGCGCATGATCGCTTCCGCCCGTGCGTCGGGGTATAGCCGGTTCCGTATAGTCACTCAATCAGTATACGCGTATACTCCTTCCATGGCGAGAGAACGGACCCCTGAGGGCAAGCGAGTTGTCATCCCGGTCCGCGTAAGCGAGCCGAAGGCGGAAGCGATCGACAAGGCGCGCGGCGAGACGCCCCGGTCAGTCTGGGTCGAGGGCGCCATTGATGCTGAACTCAGCCGCTTTGACCGGGATGGCCAGCCCGTGGCCAGCACGGCGCACACGGACGTCGGCACGGGCGCGGCCGAGCCCGCCAGCGAGGCCCCGTGCGAGCACCGCATCCCGCCCGGCTCATTCTGCACGAGGTGCGGTCGCCTGATCTGAGGGTTAGCGTTGGATCATGGGATTTCCACTGACCGACACGAACCCTCCGACCGTTGAGGCCGTGTCGGGTGCCATGCAAAAGGCGCGGTACCTGGAGGCGGTCACGGTGGGCGGCGAGGTCATCGCCTCCGGCTGGCGCGCGTGGCAGGAATCGGGAGAGGTCCGTGTCACCCGCGTGAACATGTCCACGGGGCCTGGCGAGACCCTTCAGTCGACGACGGACGCCGCGCTGGAGCGCTATACGGGCGTCCTGCGGGACGCGGGCTGGCAGGTCGTCGCGGACGCGGGGGGCGGCTTCGTTACCGTCCTCGGTGCGCCCGGGGAAGTAGCCTGATCAGGTGGGGTTTCCGCTTCCGCCAAACCAGCCGATCCTTTTGCTGGCCCTCCAGCCGATGGTCCAGAGCGCTTGGTCCGGGAGGCTAGCGAACGTGTCCGTCGGCGAGGCGTTCTGGGCCAGTTCCCGCGAGGCCCCCGGCCTAGTCGCCGGCGGGCAGGCTGAGTACGCGCCGGAGGGGACAGTGGCACCGCCGGCTGAGCCGGCGTGGACGGCGCACGGCATCCCCGGCTTCGGTGCGGGCACGTCGAACTGCTCGCACTAGCGGCTAGCTGACCATCGGCAGGCCGAGCGCCTCCGCGTCCTCGCCGTAGAAGTGCGTCGTCGGCCCGTAGTACGGGGGCTTAGCCACGCAGGACGGGCTTGCACGCCTCATCGGGGCACTCGCAGCAGTCGCACGAGTGCGGGTCCTCCGGAGGGTGGCCGCGCGGGTGCTGGCAGCCGTGGGAGCCCCAGAAGACCCGGCAGTGCGGTGCGGCCCCTGGCCCGTAAGTTCCCGTGAGCGTCCACGTCTCCTGCGGGACGGTGGCAAGCCAGCCGGGTCCCCACGTCAGCTTGCCCGTGTCCATGCTCCCCGATCCTAGGCCGGCCGAGGGCTGGCAGGCATAACGCACGTGCAGACGTCGCGTGCATTAGCACGTGCACGGGATTAGGCTGATGCCCAAGACAACCCGCCTTCCCCGCGCGCCCCACAAGGAGCCTGCCCATGGCCGACATCACCGCGACCCCCGACGGCGGCGCGAGCATCACGATCAGCCAGGCGGAGACGGCAGGACTCAAGGCGCTCGCCGCAGCCCACATTCCGGCCCTCACCCGGGCGGAGTCGTGGTTCTCGAAGGACGTGGCCCCCGAGATCAGCGAGGCAGCCGACTTCCTCAAGTCCCTCGCCTCCAACCCGCCGGAGGGCTCCACGCTCACCGTCACCGCCCCCCAGGCGGAGACCCTGCGGGGAATGCTCACCGCGCACGTCCCCGACTTCAACGCGGTCCTCGCTGTCGTGGAAAGCCCCGCCGTCAGGTCGATGCTGAGCTTCGCGAAGGCCCTTCTGTGATCCGGGGCCGGAAGCGGCCCGCGCAGGACGACGAGGCACGGCAGGCGCTCGACCGGGCCGTCGCGATCATGCGGAGCTACCAGCGGGCCGACGCTGCCGAGGTGCCAGTCGCGGACGTGCTGGAACTGCTCGGCGCCGGGCCGGGCACCGTCCCGCGGCCGGAGAAGACCCTCGACCCGCACGCTGACCCGATGACAGGCGCGAAGTGGGCCGGCCCGCCGGGGAGTTCCCCTCCGGGAAGTTCGTGATCAGCGGGGAAGCGAGGCGACGTGGGGTGGCTCCAGAAAGCATGGCCGCTGCTACGGGACGTGGGGCTCACCGGGTTCGGTATCTGGGTGATCTGGAAGCAAGTGGAGTCCTTGTCCCCCAACGCGGCCCTGCTCGTCGTCGCGCTTGGGTGCATCGCACCTGCCGCGCGCTCCGCCGTCGCCACCATCTTGTCCGGGCCTGGGTCATTGTCGGACTCACCGCGCCCGCAGGAGGAGCCGCCCTCACCGTCCTCGCCGCCCTTGCCTTCGGAGGGTGGCGCTCATGAGTAACGAGGCTGGCGAGAGGTTCCCCGTCGGCCCCCGGGGCGTGCAGGGAGAGCGCGGGGAACGGGGGCTGTCGCGGCTGCAGGGCCGGGCGGTCGTCGTCCTGTTCCTCATCGCCGCCCTCGCCGGGGTCGGGAACCTGCTCTGGACCTCCCACGAGGTGAACTCCGAGCAGGGCAAGTGGTGCGGCCTGGTCGTCACCCTCGACCGGGCGGACGCCGCCGCGCCGAAGAAGCCCGCCTCGGGGACGTTCACGGCCGCGCTCGTCGCCGAGATCCACCAGCTTCGCCAGGACCTGGGATGCGGGGACGCGCCGTGATCACCATGTACGACACGGCGCTGAACGGCCAGTTCCCGGCCGGGGCCGCCGCCTACGCCGCCTACGTCGACGGGTCGGTCGGCAACCAGCCGAACTACGACTGGGTCGTCGCGGCGTTCCCGAAGGCGGAGCACCTGTCGATCGCCCTGCTCGCCGGCAGCAACGCGGACGCCCTCGACGTCGAGAGCGGCGCGGCGAGCGCGTCCGACGTCCCCGGCTGGCACGCCCGGCAGGTGGCACGGGGCATTGCCAGGCCGGTCGTCTACGCCAGCGCGTACACGATGGAGGCGCAGGTACTGCCCGTCCTCGACCGCTCCGGGATCGAGCGGCCCTCGGTGCGCCTCTGGTCGGCGCACTACGGGGCCGGCGAGCACGTCTGCGGCCCGTCGTCGTGCCGCATGACGCCGGTCGCCATGGACGGAACCCAGTGGACGTCAAGCGCCATGGGGCGGGTCCTCGACCAGTCGCTCTTGCTTGGCAACTTCTTCGGCGCCCCGGCGGCACCGCCCACGCCAGCCTGGACGGAGACCCTCATGCAGCAGCTTCCCGAGCTCAGGCAGGGAGCGACCGGGACCTTCGTCCGGACCGCTCAGTTCCAGTGCGGCCAGCGGGGGCACGCGGTCACGGTCGACGGGTCGTTCGGGCCCGCGACCCTCGCCGCGGTCAAGGCCGTGCAGGCGGCGGCGAAGATCACCGTCGACGGCACCGTCGGGCCCCAGACATGGCCCGCGCTGCTCGGCGTCTAGGCAGAAGACCAGGACCAGGGAGAATCAGATGGCGGTAACCGTCGCCCTCACCGTCAGCCCGAGCGCGCCCGCCTCGGGTCAGACGATCACGCTGACGTACGTCGTCAGCGGCAATGCCGGCACGCCGGCCGGGACCGTTACCGTCACCGGGTCAGCGAAGGTCGGCTCCGCGACGTACCCGGTTTCCGGGACGCTCACGCTCGCGGGCGCCCCGGCCGCGGCTGAGGCGTTCGCCGTCCCGACGTGCCCGGGGCTGACGTTCAAGGTGTCGCCGGCCAGCCCGAACGTCTTCACGGCGGTCACGCCGTGACCGCAGTCACCGTCTCGGGATCGGCCACTGTCGGCGGCGTCGCCTTTCCCGTCAGTGCCAGCGTCACCCTGCCCGCGGCTGCCACCCCGCCGCCCGTCACGGTGCCCCCGCCGTCCGGGACGGTGCCGTACCCGTCCGCCCTGGCAGCGGGTCACGCGCTGCTCGAGCAGTACTTGCCGTCTGACCTGTACGCCTGGCGCTACATGCCCGGGACCACCACGCCGGTAACCAACGGGTCGGGAGTCGGCGAGAACCCGGCCAGCCCCCGTAACGTCGAGGTGACGACCGACGGGGGCCTCAGCGTCCTCAGGCTGGCTACGACGAGCACGGCCGACTGCGGGATCATCCAGTCGCCGGGGCAGTACCCGACCTCAGCCGGCGTGATCGAGGCGCTGGTCAAGTTCTCGGGGTTCACCAGCGGCAGCGGCCACGTGTTCGCCTGCTGGTCCTCACTCTGGTGCTACGGCAGCGGCTGGCCGGCGGGCGGGGAGATCGACGCCGTCGAGACGCAGTACGGCGGCTCTTACGTCAGCTACCACTACGGGACCGGCTCCGGCTCTGAGGCAACGACCGACCCGTGGACCTATGACGGCAAGACCGTTCAGCTGTCGCCCGAGAACACCGCGGCCGTCCCGGTGGCGCCGAACATCCTGCCCGACGCCTGGACCTACGTGACCCTCGCCTTCGGCCACGGCGCCAGCGGCAACTACTGCGAGGTCTACTACGACGGCGTGCTGTACTGCACCATCTCGGGCTCCTACGTGACCGGCGCCCCGATGTGGATCACGGCCGGGACCTCGTACGGCGGCCCCGTCCTCGGCTCGGCCCAGACTCCGTTCGACCGGGCCGCGAGCATCGAGGTCCAGTACGTCCGGGTGTTCTCCTGACGGCGGGTCAGCACGCCCTCTGCAGGTAACGGCACCCGATCATCGTCCCCGCCTCATTGCGCACCTCGAGGTAGGGGGCGAGGAGGTCGTCGCGGCCGCGGACGGCCAGGGCGACGACGAGGGAGACGACGTAGCCGGTGCCGGCCACCGGCTGCGGCAGGTCGTGGGCGTGCCCGTACTCGACGAGCTCGTAGCTGCGCCCGCTGTGCGCGGACAGGCCCGTGCCGAGCTCGATCGTGGCGATGCGCGCCACCGTTCCCGATGGCGGGATCACCTCGTCCGGGCCGTCCTCGACTGACTTGTCGCGGTAGATCGCGACTGGGTGGGGCGTGAGGTTAACGAGCATCCCCGCATCTTCTCACTCGCCCCTGGACGTGGCGGCCTCGGCGACCGATAGCGGCACTACCGCGGCAATGCGCCGGCCCCTGCTGGTCACGTAGGTGATCGTCCCGTGCGCGGCGGCGGCGTTAAGGATGTCGGCCAGCTTGCCCCTGAGATCGCGAACGCTGTACTCGGGTTCCAGGTTTTCTGTCATGACACCTATGCTAACCCATGGTCTCTCGTGTACACTAGTGGACACAAGGAAGCGACTAGGGGGACATGATGACGGGCACCGAGAACGCCGAGCGAATCGAGTGCAAGCGGCCCGGCTGCAAAGGCACCCTCCGGGCCCCGGCATCGGTTGCCCGCGGCATGAGCCTGCTGTGCGACCGCAAGGTCCGCCAGGCCCAGGCCAAGGCGGCTGAGCGCGGCACCTTCAACGACAAGCAGCGCGCCCAGGCTGATGCCGCGATCCGCGCCGGCGAGGTCAAGGCCGAGGACCACGGGTTCTACAGCGTCCCGTCAAGCAAGCGCGACGGCAGCCGGTACGCCTCCGACGGCATCTCCTGCTGCTGCCCCGCCGGGGCGCACGACCGGCAGTGCTGGCACCTGCTCGCGGCGACCACGGCCGACATCCTGCTCACGTCCCGGCGGTCGCTCGCCAAAGCCGCCTGACCTCCGAATCCCGATCCGAAAGGACCCCCGAAGATGTTCAGCTGCTGCAAGCACTGCGATGAGCCCGACTCGCTCCACGGTGACGACCGCCGCGAAGGGCACGGCGGCCCGTGCCCGGACGGCTGCAACGACGCGCAGGCGCAGGACCGGGCCTGACAGGCGGAAGGCCCGGTCCCTGAGGATTCAGGGGCCGGGCCGCTCTTTTGGCATCGCTTCAGTCGTGCACGGTCGACTACCCCGGAATACATGTCCGCGAATGGGGCTCTAAATGATCTTGATGCGGGGCCGTCAGGATTCCGGCACCTCGCCGACAACGTCCTGCGGGGCGGTCGCACCGAGGTCCTTCGCCATCCGGGCGATCTGCCGCCCGCGGGCATCGGTCACGCCGGCCTCGACGCCGGCCTTGGACGCCGAGAACCCCTTCTCGTTCACGAGGAACAGGACCCGCGCCTCAGTGTCCCAGTCGCCCCAGTCGCCCGGAAGGTCATCCGGGTTTACGGCCGTCGCTTCCGGGCGCTCCGGGGCGGTAGCGGCGGCGGGCTTCCGGGTTCCGCTACCGCCCTTGCCGGACCCGGTAGCGGCGGCCAGCTTCCGCTCGAGTCGTTCCGCCCTTGCGCTCGCCGCTTCCGCCTCGGCGAGGGCGACGCGCTCCCGCTCCTCCAGGACGCTCACGGTCATCTGGTGGACCCTCGCAGCCTCTGCCTGCCACGTTTCCGTCGCTTCCCCTGCGGCGGCCAGCTTCCGCTCGAGTCGTTCCTTCTCGGCCGCGTGCCCGGCTTCCGTCTCGGCGGCGGCCTTCCGGTGCTCCGTTACCGCCCGGCCGAGGTCTTCCCGCGCGGCGGTAGCGGCACCCGTAAGTTCCGCCTCGCGCCGGGCGACTTCCGCTACCGCCTGGCCGGCTGTCGGGCCGTCGAAGATGAAGCGGACGGCGAGGAGCGCGGCGCCGTCGAGGAGGAAGCCGAACAGCAGCTCGGCGTGCGGCGCGGCGGCGTGCAGCGTGACGGCGCCGGTTGCCGACGCGGACATGTACATCGCCCCGGCCGTGATCGCGTAAGCGCCGCCCTGAGCCCACCGCGACGGCCAGACGGCGGCGAACATGAGCACGCCGATCGAGATGCCGAGCGGGACGATCCCGTACAGGTAGGCGAGCGGCCACGGCATCTGCCCGTAGTGCAGCGAGTGGTAAGTCTGGAACGCCATCGTGGTCCCGGCCATGCCCAGGAACACCGCCCATGCGGCGAAGCGGGCGCGGCGCAGCGGGCGGCCTGCCGCCTCGTGGATGTCATGCTTGGGCACGTCGTCCATCGTTACCGTCCTTGAAGATCTTTTCAGGGGATTGGGGCGGGTACCCGGCGCCGGGGGTCGGAATACACCGGGTACCCGCGTCCAAGGGGGACTAGGCGCCGGCGAACTCGCGCTCGAGCGCGTCGCGCTGGCCGGGGCCCGTTTCCGTTCCAGCGCATCGGCGGTGATTCCTTCCGGTGTTTTCGCAGGCGGGCCCTTTTCTGGCACGCCTGTCCGTCACTGTGAGTAACTGTTCCTTGAGTGCACTCAAGGGCCGGAACTTGAGCGCACTCAAGGGTTCAGGCTTGAGTGCGCTCAAGTTTCGTCGCCCGCATCCGCGAGCGGGCGCGCGGGCACGCGCGAGGCGGGCACTGAGGCTCAAGGCCGCTCACTGCGCGTCACCTTCGCCCAGGGGAGGGGCCAGCCGCCAGCGGGCCGCCGACCGCTCGCCGTCGACGTAGGCCGCGCCCGCGAGCCGGAGGTACTCCAGCCACTTGCGGGCCTGCCACTTCTTGCCGCCCGTGAACTGGCCGGCGACCGCGCTGATCGTCGTGCCCTCCTCGAGCATCCCCAGCAGCGGGCCGAGCACCTGGCGGGGAGGCTCGTCGGCAACCTGCCGCCACCGCTCCGCAGTGAACGCGGCCCGCGTTTCCGGGGCGACCGGCTCAGGCCGGGGAATCGCCGCGGCTACGGCCAGGCTCCGGCTGGCGTCCGTGAGCTTCCGGTGGATCGCCGCGTTCCGCGCCGCGGTGCTCTCGTCCATGGGGGCCTTCCACATCTCCTCGAGGTCATGATCGGCGACCGCGGTTACCGTGGCCGCGGTTACGGCCGGGAGGGCCGCGGCCGCGTCGTCGGGCCGTGCCGCGGGCGGGCCGTCCTGCGCGTCGTCTCCGCCGGGCGCGTAGCCGCCGGGGTCGCGTCCCTGCGCCCACCGGGGGAACACCTCCGACGCCAGCAGCGCCGCGTACCTCTCGCCGAGGTACTCCCGGCACTCGGCGGGGAGTCCCGGCTGACTGAACGCGCGCTCCGCGGCGACCCGCTCGACCGCCGCGCCGTGGGCGGCCTTAGTCGCGGCGAACACCCACGTGCGGCCGGTGGCCGTGCTGCCGCCGAGCATGCTGATTGACCACACGCCGACCCGCAGCGCCGGGGGGAAGCCGCCGGCGTGCCGGGCCTCGTTAGCGTTGGCCAGCATCCCGGTGCAGTGCACGTCGTCCTGGGACCGCTGCTTCGCGCTGTGGTAGTCGTTGGTGTTCCGCTGCCCCGCGTGGATGTAGACACCGCCGAACTCGCGCGCCTTGGTCGCGAAGTCGTCCAGTTCCCGCTTGAGGCCGGGGACCGCGGCGGCCGCGTCCGACTCGTTGACGACCAGGACGATTGCGGGGTCATCCGCCGACGGCGCGTAGGTGCCCGGCTTGTAGGTGCGGGCCCGCCACTCGATGACCTTGTTGAGGACCCCCACGACGGCGACGGCGCGGGCCTTCGCGTCCGCCCCGAGCGCGGTCAGGTGGCACGCCGGGCCCCAGGCGCCCAGCTGGGCAGTCCCCTTGATGGAGACGTCGATCCACACCATGACCGCGTCGTCGCACGCGGTCACGTGCTCGGCGACACTGGCGAGTAGCACGTCTTTCCCCGCGCCCTTGATGCCGGTGATGTCGATGTTCTTCCCGCCGGCCTCGGCGTCGTACAGCTGGATGGTGAGCAGGCCGCCGGCTTCCGGGTGCTGGCCGACTGGCACCAGGTCGGTAATGCTGCGCCGCTCGGCCAGTTCCGCATCCGGGTTCTCGCCGGTCAGCGGGTGCAGGATCGGCTCCGCCCACGGGTCCTTGCGCCGGATCGAGATGATGATCCGGCCGGCGAGCTCGTGCGGCAGGATCTGGACGCGGCCGAGCGGCAGGTTCTCCGCCTCGGCGATGTCCTCCTCGGCCGAGCGGTTGCCAATGTAGCGGGACGCTTTCCGCGCCGACACGGTGTACAGCTCGCCGACGCGGGTTTCCTGGTAATCGAGCAGGTGGCTGCCGCCCAGGCCCCAGTTGCCGCGGACGGCGAGCCAGCGGCCGCGCGCCTCCCGCCACTGACGGGCGCCGGCAACGGCCGGGTGACGGCGCGCGGCCCGGTGCGCGGCCCAGGTGATGACGATCCACGCCGCGGTCAGCATGGGGGCGGGCAGCCAGGCGAGGGGGCCGAGGTACCAGGCGGCGGCGGTCCACCCGCCGGCCAGCGCCACCCAGGCGGGCAGCGCGGGCGGGACCCACCCGCGGGACGCGGCCCCCCAGGCGAGCGAGGACGCGACGACGGTTGCGATCCCCAGGTCGGCGGAGCCCTGTACGCCGGCCCAGTGCATGACTTCCGCCGCCGTCCACACCAGGGAGCAGGCCGGCCGTACCGCCGCGGCGGCCGTCTCCGCGGGGGTGCGGGCCAGCCGCGCGAAGCCGGCGTCCTCCTCGCTGCCGGGGATCATGCCGCCTGGCCCCCGTCGGGGCGGGGGTCGCCGGCGTCCATGTACCGGCGGCCGTCGTGCGGGATGACCCCGCCCTGGTCGCGGTACTCGCGCAGGTCCCCCATGACGAGGTGGTCGCGGCGGACGAGGAGCGCGTAGCGGGTGGCCAGCTCGGCGAACCCCTCCGCGATGTCATAGTGGGCCTCGATGATCGCCGGGTCCAGGCCGACCGCGAGCGCGAGGTGCTCTGCCCGGTTCTCGACCGCCGCGGCGACGGTGAGGACCCCGGCGGCTTCCCCGGCGACGTGCCCTTGCGTGTCGTCGTCGTCTTCGGGATCGAAGTCGCTGATGACCTGCGCGGTCCGGTCCCAGTGCGGGGGCACGGGAACCCGGTCCAGCTCAAGGCTGGCGGCGACGTCGGCGGGGTAGGGGTGCGCGCCGAGGTACGGGTCATCCATCAGCGGGGGGACGTGCCGGGCGCGGGTGACGGCCCCCAGCCTCGGCGCCCCGCCGGCTGAACGGCGGCCGCCGTCCCCGGGGGCTGCGGGATCAGCGGGGGCGCCCTCCCGGCTCAGCTTGCCGCGGAGGTCGCGAAGGTCCTCGCGGGTGTGCCCCAGGGCCTCGCGCACGCGGCCGGCAAGGCCGCCCAGGACGATGGCCGTCGCCTTCGCCCACCCCAGCGCCCTTGCCGCCGCCCGCCAGGCGCGCCAGACGATCGCGGCGACCGCGGCCAGCGGCAGGGCCGCGAGGACCGCGGCGGACGCCGGGGACAGGACGCCGAGGATGCCGAGCAGGGCGAAGGCGGCGGAGGTGAAGATCAGCGGGGCGTGCCAGCTGCCGGCGTCCTTGTGCCCGTCTCTCGCCCGTGCCAGGCGCGCGTAAGCGGCCACGGCCTCAAGGGCGCAGGCGCCGCACCCCGCGTACAGGGCAATGTCGATGATCGTCCCGGTGCCCATCTAGCAGACCTCCTCGTAGTTACCGCTCCACTCGCCGAACTCGCCCGCGAGGGACGTCCCGCACACGCCCGCGCCGGAGCGGAGCGCGGACACGATCTGCGGGTAGCCGGACAGGAGCGTCGCGGCGGTCGCCCGCACTCCCTCGGCCTCAGTCGGGTACGACTGCACGTGCAGGTCCCCGTCGAAGGTGTTGAAGTTCCACGACCCCGGCTCGGCGAGGGTGGTGCTCAGGGGATTCCAGCGCCCGACCGTCCCCCAGGGGCCCTCAAGGCGCGCCCAGTCCGCCACCGAGTCCTCGTTCGCGCTGTCGTCCGGCGCGCCGACGGCGGCCAGGAGCGCGGAAACGTAACCCGTCTCCCCGGGGCCGGGTGCCGCTGCCGTAACCGGGGAGGCGGGGGCTTTGGGGTCGGGGTCGGTGAAGCCGACGACAGTGCCCAGGCCCGGCGCTGACGAGGCAAGCCCGTAGGTGTCGTAGCGGACGTACGTCCCCGTCTCGTACGCGTCGATCATGGTGTGGGCGGCCGGGTTGACGACGATCCCGACGTGCCCCGGCGCGGTGGCGGTGCCGTCCGACCCGGCGAAGAACACCAGGTCCCCGGCGGTCACCTCGGAGCCGGGCACGCGCCGCTCGGACGCCCACTGCTCCTGCGAGGTCCGCTCGACCGGGACCCCTGCCGCGGCGTAGGCGGACTGCGCCAGGCCCGAGCAGTCCATGCCCGCGTCCGTCGTCCCGCCCCACGCGTAGGGGACCTTGCCGACCTTGGAGCGGGCGAAGGCGATCACGCCTGCCGCCGCGGGGTCAGTGACGGCGGGTGCCTTCGCCGCGGGCTTCGGCGCGTGGTGGACGACCGCCTTCGCCCCCGCCCCCGCCCCGGCAAGCAGGACCGCGCCGACGATCGCAACGACGGGGAAGGCCCCGGCGTTCTGCTGCTTGCGGGACCGGAAGCGGTACGGGTAACGGACCCGGCGGTAGCGGCGCGGGGCCCGGTAACGGCTGTACCGGTAGGCGGTCATCGGCGGCGCACCTTGCCCGGGCACCACTGGACCTTGCGGAGCCGGAGAAGGCTCGGGTAGCCGGGCAGGTTCGCGGGAGCCCGGCCGGCAACGACCTTCACCCCGGCGCCGCAAGCCCCGCAGTGCGCGCTGAAGTAAGGCGGCGTAGTCCGCGCTTCCTTCCGCCAGTGCATCATGTCGTGCCCGGCGGTGCGGAGACTGTCGGCAGCCTTGTCCCGGGCGGCTTCTAGGCGGCCCGCGGGGGTGTCCTTGTACGTGCGCGAGTAGACCGAGATCCCTGACTGGCTGCGCACCGTGAACCGGCCGGCCATCATGCCGCCTTCCCGTAGGCCGTTGCGGGCCTAGTGTCTTGATCCGGGTCAAGGTCACCGGCCGCTTCCCGCAGTGCCCTCCGCCGGGCGAGCAGCCCGGAGGCGAGGAAGCACAGGACGTAGATCGCGGCCACGACGGCGAACAGCGCCCACGGGCTGCTCCCGGTGGCCGCCGCGGCGAGCTGCGCGTAGTCGCCCGGCAGGTTCCGGGTCAGGCGCGGGGCCGCGGGCGCGCCGATCGACAGCGTGGCCGTCCACGACCACACGGCGGTAACGGCAAGCGACACGGCAGTGCCGGCGGCAAGGGCGGCCCGGGTGGTCATCGGGGTCAGCGCCCCCGTCCGCTGCGACGACGGCCGCGCTGGCACGTGTCCGTTGCCCGGACTGCCGCGGCGAGGTTCACGGGGCGGGTGCCGCGCCCGGACCAGGACCACGAGCAGTTGCGGCACCCGGCCGACCAGGACCCGCGGGCGGTGACCCACCGCGGCGAGTGGCCGAGGCGGCGGAGCGTCGCGTTGAAGCGCCAGCGTGCCAGCGTGTTCACAGCCGGCCCCCGGACTGCTGGCCGAGGCGGTAGCCGGAACGCGGGGCGGAGGCTGCGGCCCTCGCCTTCGCCTCGCGGGCCGCGAGCAGCCACGCCACGAGGAGGACCAGGAGGATCGGCGAGCCGAATACCAGGCCGGCGACGATGTGCTCGGTGAGGGTCGCGGGCGGCACGGCGTGATGGCCGGCGCTGGCCGGGTGCCCCGCGGTCATGCCCTTCTCGACATAGGTGACGACCGCCATGTCGGCGACCACGATGATTGCGCTGAGCTTCAAGGTTTTCCTCCGGTTGTGAACGGGCGCGGCCGGGCGGCCGGGCCTGCCGATTCGGCGCGCGGGGGCCGTTGCGGGCACCTGGCGAGGCGCCTGCAGCCTCGCGCGCTCGCGGGCGATCTCGCCTAGCTCCCTCAGGCACCCGTCGCGGTTGTAGTGCGCGGCGTACCCGCCGGGGCGCATCACGCCGCTGGGGTACTCAAGGGCCAGCCGGAGCCCTTCCTCGCGCTTCGCCAGGGCCGCCAGCCAGCGCTCGCGGCTCATGCGGGCAGCTCCCTGACGGGACGGAACGGGCGGCGGGCACCCGGCATGCTGGCGAACCGGCCGCGGCCGTCGCGCCCGCGCGGGACGGCCGAGTTTCCCCTGCCTCGCCCGGTGGGCGGGTTGCGCTTGCGCCACGCCACGAGCCGCCCCCGGTACCGGGGGCGGCTCACCGGGACCCCCGTCCCTGCCGGACGGGGCGGTTACCGGGGACGCCGCGGCGGTAGGGGTCGGTGGCGTCCAGGTGCGCGCCGACGACCTCGAGCGGGGTCCCGGTGCCGTGCAGCCGACTGACCTCCGCCGCGCGGGCAGCCCTGAGCTTCTGCTGCATGCGGCCGATCCGGGCCCGCTTGGCGCGGTCCTTCGGGTCGGCGGCGCGGTAGGTGTCGTTCGCCCTGGTCATCATCCGGGTCAGCTTGTCGAGCCGCCGGTACTTCCCGCCGAGGGTGATCACCGCCGCCCCCCGTACTGCCGGAAGGGGACAGGCTGCGGCTCGGGCTTCTTGTCGCTTTTCGATACGCCCCGGACTACCGAGACGATGACCGCCGCGCCGAAGACGTGCCTGATGAACTGCAAGGGATTCCTCCGGTTCTGGACGGGCGCGGCAGCCTGCCTCGCCCCGGTGCTGCGGCGCCCGGGGGCCGCGGGTGCCCGGCGGCGCTGCCGCCGGCGGATCTGCGCGGCCTCGTCCTCGATCTCGCGTAGCTCCTCAAGGGCCTCGGCCCGCGAGAAGTACGACACGTAGTAGCCGGGCTCAGGGCGCACCGGGCCCGGGGGCCTGCTGAGCGCCTCCCGGATGAGTTCCCCGCGCTGCGCCAGGATCGCCAGCTCGTGCTCGTCTGCCATTACGCCGCCAGCCCCTTCGCAATGCGGCGCCCCTCGGCGCTCCTGGCGGCCGCGGCACTGCAGGCCGCGCACTTCCCGTCCGGGAGCACGTTGCCCCCGGCGAGGACATGCCGGCGCGAATCGCAGCGGACGGCGCCGGCCTCGCGCTCGCGAGCGGCGAGGATCACGCGGCGCTGCCGCTCGGTCGTGCCGCCCCAGATACCGAACGGCATGCGGTTCTCAAGCGCGAACTCAAGGCACTCGGCCGTGACCGGGCAGGACGCGCAGACCCTCTTTGGCGACCGGACCGAGCCGCCCTTCTCCGGGAAGAAGGCCTCTGGGTCTGTCTGCGCGCAGAGGGCGGCGTCCTGCCAGGACGGCGGGGCACCCAGGTCCCATCCGGGGATCTCCGGGTGCCAGGCCAGGACCTCGGCGGCGCGGACGGTCATGACAGGGTCCTTCGCGCCGCGGCCCGCTGCCCTTCGGTCGTCCCCGCCCAGACGCCGTGCGCCTGGCGGGTGGCCAGGGCGAAGCGGAGGCAGTCGGCGGTGACCGCGCAGGACCGGCACACCTCGCGCGCCTGCGCTACCTGCCGCTGCCCGGCACCGGTGTTCGGCGGGGCGACGGGGAAGAACAGGTCAGGGTCGGCGCCCTGGCAGGCCGCCTGGGCGCGCCAGCCGCGGGCGGCGAGGGCGGCGGTCATGACTTGTCCTTCCCGCCGTCGCGCACGTTCACGACGAGCACGGCGGTCACGAGGAGGGCGAAGGTGGCGGCCAGGGTCAGCCAGGGCGAGTGACGGCCCCCGTCCGCGGTCGCCAGGACGTAGTCGACGGCACCGGACGGGACCACCCACAGCAGGAACCGGAGGGCGCTCACCGCTGCCCGGCGGTTCCTGTCGCTCCCGCGCTTGACCGTGATCATGAACGCGGGCTCGGGGAGCGGGATCTCGGGGATCTTCACGGGGATCACGGCAGCATCCCCTTTGCGACCTGCGGCACCCGCGCCGGGCCCGCGCACTCCGGGGACCCGGCGGCGATACCGGTCACGTGCTGGCCTGCCGGGCAGAAGACGGACGGGACAGGGGCCGCGGGCACGTTCGAGGGGGTCCCGACGGCGAGGCCGACGATGACGGCGGAGGTGCCAGCGCAGGCGGCGAGCAGCCCGGTGAAGTACTTCACGAGGTCCGCCCCCTGCGGCCGTTGACGACGTTGACGGCGGCCTGCCCGGCTGCGAGGACGTCCTTACGGGCGTGCTTCGGTCCGGTGTCGGCCTCGGCCAGGGCGTCGACGCTGTCAAGGCAGGCGTCGAGCATGCCCAGCTCGGCGCCGAGGGAGGCGAAGGGACCGTTCTCGGGCGGTACCTGGATCCTCTGGCGGGCGCTCACGAGGTCACCTCGGGCACGCGGGAGAAATCGGCGTTGTCCTCGTACGGGCCGAGGTCCCTGTCCAGGCTGGCGAGGAAGTACGCCTGCTCGGGGGTGAGGCCGGCGGCCTCAAGCTGGCCGATGGCGCCCGCGACCGCGAGGTCCTGCGCCCGCTCCTCGTCCGGGGGGACGCCGTCGATGTAGGCGAGGCCCGCCACCCATGCCGGGTCATCGGCCATGTCACGCTGGGCTTCGGCGGTGCGGCCGGTGCCGTAGAGCTTCAGGGCGGCCAGCCAGACGTCGCGGATGACGGGCGCCGTGGTACCGGGCGCGTCGCTGAGGGTTGCTGCGGAGTTCACGCCGCCTCCCCGTCTTCATCCGCCTCGGGCTCGTCGGGGAGCACGAGAGTGGGGAACCGGGTGTCAAGCTCGATCACGGAGCGGGGGGCGTCAGCCATGGCGCGCCTCCTGCACGGGCACCGCTGCGGCGGGCTGGTGGCACCAGCAGCCGCACGGGCCGGGGTGGTTCTGGTGGCAGCCCTGGCAGTAGCCCGGGGTCACCCAGGCGGCGGGCAGGGACTCGACAGCCTCCGCGATGCCGAGCAGCCAGCCGCGCGCCTGGTCCGGCGTCAGCTGGCAGTGCTCAGCGAGGGCCCCGGTCACCAGGGAGTCGCCGGCGTGGGCGCGGAGGCTCTCCGGGGTGTTGCCGGCGGAGGCGAACGCCATGGCTTCCGCCTCCCTGTCGCTAGCGGGCCGGGTGCCCTGGGGAGGGCGGTGGGTTAGAGTGCTCACTCAAGCGCTCCTGTTCCGGTTGAGTCGGCTGGGGTGCGAGGGCCGCTCCGGTGTCAGATACCGGTGGCGGCCCGTTTCGTTTCGGGGTCAGGTCCGGGGACGGCAGGTATGACCGCTGGCGACCAGGTAGGGCCTCCCGCAGTCCTGGCACACCTCGGTCTGCTCAAGAGCCTGCTCACGCATCGGGCCGGCCCTCGATCATGTAGGCGGCGTAGTCCTTGGCCCACTTGTCGTAAGCGGCCCTGCGGGCTAGCCGGTCGGTCTCGGCCGCGTCAGCCTCGGCACGGCGGGTGATCTCGTCGCTCAGCCACTCGGGAAGAGTTGCGTTGCGGACGCCCTCGGCATAGCGGGGCCGGGGGTGTCGCACGCGACCGGGGAACTTTCACCTAGGCCACCGCCCCGGCTGGCGCGCCGCTTTCGCTGCGTGTCATCCACTCGGCGGCGAAGACCTCGACGTTTACCTGCGCGCTGGTGGTCAGCGCGATGACGAGCGCGTCAACGAACGGCTGGGATACGAGCCATTTCGCACCGCACCTGCCGCCCGGCCACGCGCCGCTCCGCATGCGGCGGAGCACGGTGATCTTGGACAGCCCGATCGCGGCCGCGGCCTCCGCGACAGAGAGCCCGGCCTGCCGGCCCGGCGCTTCCGCAGTGGTCTTGTCGCTCAACGGCGCTCTCCCTAGTCTAGTGATGTCTACCTTGATCTAGCTTAAACTGACACATCTGAATCAGTCAAGCTCATCCGGAAAATGCAGGTGAGGCAGGCTGGCCTAGACCAGGCCGTGCACCTACCCTGTACACGTGCCGGTTCCCGACGTGAACGACCCCCGCGCCGCCTACGAGCAGATAGCCGAAGACCTGCGTAGGCAGGTGAAAGACGGCCGGATCAAGGTCGGGACCCGGCTGCCGTCACAGCGTGAGCTCGCCGAGCAGTACGGGGTCGCGGTCGGGACACTGCGGGACGCGCTGGACATACTCGCCGACGAGGGCGTGGTCAGCAGGGGCAGCACGAGGGGAACGTTCGTGCTGAAGATGCCAGGAGACGCTGACGCGACACCCGAGTACCAGAGGCTTACCGAGCAGCTAGCAGAGGTGCTCGACCGGCTGGGCGCTCTGGAGCGGCATGCGTTCGGGAAGGAGCGGGAGAGTGGCTGACGCCGAGATGGCGCTCCAGTTCGTCCAGGCGCCTGAGTGCACCCGCGAGTGCCTCACTGATCCGCTGCATCTCCTGAGGGCTCACGGCGTCCAGTCAACCTCCGGAGCCGGGCGGGCGCCATGCGGTTCCGATGCAATTTGGGGCGGTTAACGGTGGCGGGGCGCGCGTGGACCGGACGGGACGCCACCGCGCTGCGCACTGCCCTGCGCCTGACAACGGAGGCGTTCGCCGTGAAGCTGGCGGTCTCCGTCAGGACCGTGGCAGGCTGGGCGGAGAAGCCCGGCACTGTGCCGCGCGCCGCGGTCCAGCGGAAGCTCGACGACGCCTACGCCGCGGCCGCATCCCATGAGCGCGCCCGGTTCGCCGAGCTGGCCAGTCCCGAGGGGCCGACCGCGCCGCAGTTCTTCCGCGTCGCCATGGCCGTCGTGACGCGCGGGCCGGACGTGCTCCTGGTGCGCAGGCGCGATGACGGGTCCGGCATCAGGACCGGCTTCCCCGCCGGGACCGTGAAGCCCGGCGACGACGCCGCGGCGACCGCCGTGCGGGAGACCCTGAACGAGACCGGCGTTGCCTGCGCAGTGACGCGGCACCTCGGAAGCCGGGTACATCCCGTGACGGGAGTGCACTGCCACTACTTCGCCTGCGCCTACGAGGCAGGCGAGGCGGTCAACCGCGACGAGGCGGAGAACGAGGGTGTCCTGTGGGTGCCCGCGGCGGAGATAACCGGCTGGATACCGCGGGGATCAGTTTTCCCGCCGGTCCTGGAAGCACTGGAGGAACAGCATGTCTGACGGCAACGGCAAGCCCCCCGTCGCGTCGGCGGTCATCGTGCAGGACGGGCGGCTGCTGCTGGCCCGGCGGCGCGAGCAGGAAGGGACCGTCCTGTGGGCGCTGCCTGGCGGCGCCGTCGAGGCGGGCGAGAGCGCCGAGCAGGCCGCAGTGAGGGAAGCGCTGGAGGAGACCGGGCTGACCGTGGAAGCGCGCCGGTTTCTCGGCGAGCGTGTGCACCCGGCCACGAAACGGCACATGGCCTACGTGGCGTGCGACGTGATCGCCGGGACTGCGCGCATCGGGGACCCCGAGGAGCACGACGCGGTGGAGTGGGTGCCGATCGGCGAGCTCGGCGAGTACGTGCCGTTCGGTTTCTTCGAGCCGGTGCAAGAGCATCTGAACGCCGCACTCGCCGCACGCTGAGCGCGCGCACCGGGCGAGCCGGGGACGAACTGGCGAAACAGGGGTAGACTCCCCGCGATAGTTGCATGAGAGAACCTCCGGAGCGCAATAGCGGGCGCTCCGGGGGGCCTTGCCGATCCGAGTCCTTTCAGGAGATCGACAGTGTCCCCCTGCCCGCTAATCCCCTCCGAGAGCGCCCGTGGGTTACAAGCTGCGGCGCATGATCCGCGACGGCGCGCCCTCCGAGTGGTCCCCGCTAATGCGCTTTGTCGCGGAAGAGATCGCCGACGAGGCCCGCGATCCCGGGCGTGAGAAGGACCCCCTTCCACCAGCCGAGGACTGGCCGAAGCCGAGCCCGTGGGCGGCGCTGCCGATCGAAGGCGAGTTCCGGCGCGGCGACTGGACGGACGGCCTGGTCGAGCGGTGCAACATGAGCGCCCGCGCGATCTCCCGGACGCTGGCCGACCTCGCCGAAGAGGGCTACGACATGCGGTTGCCGATCACCGGCCGGGACGGGTATCCGGTCAGGGACAAGCGCGGCCGCCTGGTGTACGCCGCCAAGGGGCACGCCCTGCGGTTCACGGTCCCGCACCTGCCGCCGCGCCCCAAGCCTCAAAGGTCGCCGGAAGTGGCTACCTTTGACGATCTGGCCGGGGACTACGAGGACGAGGAAAGGTCGCCGGAAGTGGCGAGCTATCACGTCACGACAGAGACGGACGGAGATCCGTATAGCTTGCCGGAAGTGGCGAGCACTGAGCCTCAAAGGTCGCCACTTTTGGTATCAAAGGTCGCCGAATCTGGCGACCCCGTCCCCTCAGCGTCCCCCAACGTCAAAACCGGTCCCCAAGATCAAAAGCCTGGCGCGCTCCGCTTGCCGCAAATCGCAAACTCGAAAACCACGAGTTCACGATTTAACGAACCGGTGGCTGATGATGCTCAACACTTCCGAACCGGTGACGCAGAGAGCACCACTACAGGTAGCTACGCGCGCGAGCATTTGGAGGCATCGTGACCACGGTGGAAGAATCCGCGGGCGGCGAGGCAAGTTCGTTTACCCCCGCCGCACTGCTTGACCTCACCGAGCAGACCGCACGCCGGATCGCCAAACATGCGGACGCGTACCACGAAGCCTCCTGGTACGCAGAAGCAATGCTCTTTCTCATCCTCCCCGAGCTGCGCTGCGCCTTGCGTAAAGCCGGGCTGGACGTCCCGTTGTCCGCCCCGCACAGTGACGCCCACGAGTGGATGCTGGCCCAGGAACCGGCCTTGCGGGAGCCCGCAGAAGCGGAAGTCCCCGCGGAAGGCCGCGAGACCGCCCTCTACCGCTGGTACGACGCCGCGGACCTGCTTCTGTACATCGGCATTGCCGTCAACCTGGGCAGCCGCACGAACGGGCACGCCAACGGGTCGTCATGGATGGACTTCGCGATCAGGTCGACCGTGGAGCGGCACCCGAGCCGCGCCGCCGCGCTCGCCGCCGAGAAGGCGGCCATCAAGGCCGAGCAGCCGCTGTTCAACGACGTTCATAACCGGACGCCCGAGGCCAAGGCCCGGCTCGTGGAGTACCTGATCGAACACGGGCGCTTTGATCTGCTGGCGCCGTCCGTGTCTCGCGGATGACCCGCCCGGCCCTGCCGTAACGCATTACCCGATGAGAGGATCACAGCATGTTCGAGCGATACACCGACCGCGCCAAGCGCGCCGTCGAGCTAGCCCAGGGGGAGGCGGCCGGCCTGGGCCACGATGCCGTTGGGACTGATCACCTCTTGCTCGGCCTGATCGGCGAGGGCGGCGGGGTGGCCTTCCAGGCGCTGGGCGCGCTCGGGGTCACGGACAAGGCGGCGGGTGAGGCCGTCTGGCGGTGCCACCGTCCGGGCAGCAGGCCGTCCGCGGGGTGGCTCCCGTGGACCGCGCGCTTCAGGAAGGTCGCTGAGCTTGCCCTCCGCGAGTCCCTGCAGCTCGGCTGCAACTACGTGGCGACGGAGCACCTGCTCCTCGCCCTGATCCGCGACGCCGACAACTCCGAGGGCGCGCAGGCGCTGGCCGACATCGGCATGGCGGCCGAGGAGGAGTTCACCCTCGACGACGTCCGGGCGAAGGTACTGGAACTGCTGCGCGGCCACGCGGAGACGGAGACGCGGGCACCCGGGCCGCTGAGCGAGCACGTGTCGGTCAGGTTCCCGGTCGCCCTCGCCGCCGCGGCAAAGCAGGTCGCGGCCGCCGAGGGCATGGAAGTCAGCTCGTGGATCAGGCGCGAGGTCGAGCGGGAGATCGACCGCAGGTCGGGCAGGTGCCACGCGTGCGGGCAGGCCGTCCCCGAGGCGAAGGCACGGTGAGCGAGCCTGACGACCCGGAGGAGTTCGCGATCCGCCTGGTCGACGCCTGGGGCAACGCCGTGGCGGCCTACCTCGGCCGCCTCGGCCCGATCGTCCGCTCCGCCGCGGAACTGGCCGACGACCCTCAGGTGCGCGCGGCGGTCGCGGCGCGGGAGTTCGGCAAGGCGCTGCGCGAGTACCGGCCGTGCCACTGCCTCTGCGGCCACGCCCACCCGGAGGCTAAGGGCATCTGCACCATGGACGCGGTGACCTCCAGGCGTTACGACTCGCCGGCGCTCGGCCCGGTCGACGTCCCCCTGTGCGCGCCGTGCGCGGCGGCACAGGGGATCGAGGTGCCGGCGTGACCCCGGAAGCCCGCGCGGCTAAAGGCCAACCGCGGTCGCGGCGTATTCCGCCTGCGCCTCGGTGAACTTGCTGCCGTAGGCGGACGTCATCTGCTGGATGAGCCCCTCGCGGGAGAAGCCCTGCCCGTCGCTTACGTACCCCTTGGCGCAGTCGACTGCCTGAGCGTCCCAGTTGGCGTCCGAGTGATCAACGGCCCAGGTCGCGTCCGCCGCCGAGAAGCTGTTGCCGTATGACGAGTCAAGCTGGCCGATCAGGCCCAGCCGCGAGAAGCCCTGCCCGTCGCCGAGGTAGCCCTCGGCCGCCGCCAGGGCCTGCACCTGCGAGGCCGTCCCGGCGGGGGCGCTAGATGCCGCGCCCGCCGCCGGGGCCGCCGCCGATGCCGAATCCGACGGGAACACCGTGACGCCGCTGACCGTGCACTCAAGTGACACGAAGTCAGCATCGGAGTCGGTCGCCGCGGAGCCGGACTTGATGCCGGAGGTCCATGTGGCGAACGCCTTCGACAGGGCCGGGGTCGTGTCCGCGAACGTCTTCCGCAGGCTGGCATTGTCGGCCACGGACTGACTGGAGGAGCCGTTCTCCCAGTTGGCCAGGGCCTGGCAGGCCGCCTTGGCGGACACCGTGCCCGTTGCGGCCGGGGCCTTCGCCGCGGCACCGGTTTTCGATGAGGTCGCGGGGGCACTCGCGGTGGACGAGGACGAGGGGCCGCACGCGGCGAGGCCTGCGAGGGCAAGGGCGGCGGCGGTGAGGGGTAGCGCTCGGTTGGTCATGTCCCATTAGACGCCGGGCTGCCTCGTCCGGTGCACGCTGTTGCCGGGACGTTACGCGGCCGGCAGCTCCCCGGAATGTCGCCCCCCGCGGTTACCGTGACCGCATGGACCTCATGCGGCCACCGGACGCGGGCATGGAGACACTGTGGCCCGAGCTGCCCCCGAACGGCGCCCGGCCGGTTGAGGTCGCGGTCACGGTGCCGGACGGGGACTCACGGCGGGTCGTGATGCACGTGGTGGCGGCCGAGGATGACGGGCCGCAGGCGCTCGCGATGGCACTCGGTGCCTGCCGCGGCGTGGAGGACTTCGAGATTGTCGTCCGGCGGTTCACGGGCTAGCGCCGGGTCAGCAGTCCCGCGAGTGCGTCGATCTCCGAGCCGAGCCACCGGGCCTCAGCCTCGCCCAGTTCTCCCGCCTCAGCCAGCCACAGCCTCTCCCGCACGTCCGCAGGCCCGGTAATCCCCGCCACCGCGACCGCCAGCCGCGTCATCGACGGCAGCAGGATTGCGGCCGTGGGCGCGTCCAAGGGGAACTCCGGAGAGGGCGGGGGCGTGGCGCGATTGCGCGGTTACAGGTTATCGGGCCGCCGGCCCGGCGGCGCGTAGCGTGCAGTCGCACGTGCATTTGCGCGAGCCGACGCACTCGCCGCCGTTGCTGCCGTCACGGGCGAATCAAGCCCCGGGAATGGCTGGACCTCGCTTGCTACTGTGGGCTTGTCGAAGGTCTACAGTTCAGCGAGCGAGGTCCCTTAGTCATGACCGATCCTAGCAGAGCACGAGACAGCATAGGGCTTACGGTTCGCCGCGCCCGCCGGGCGAAAGGGCTTTCCCTGGAGCAGGCGGCGGGGCTGGCGGGGCACACGAAAAGCTGGCTGTCGAAGATCGAGAACGGCCACGCGGCGCTCGACAACAGGTACGACGTCGCCAACCTCGCCGACGCCCTGGAGGTTTCCGCGGACACCCTGCTCGGCGAGCCCGCCCCCGGCATCCAGGCCGGACGGCACGCCTGGAACCTCTCCCCGCTGCGAGAGGTGCTGCTGGACGCTTCCCCCGGTGACCCGCCCGACATCCGGGCCCGCCCGGTAGCGGGGCTGGCGGCGCTCAACGACCAGGTCGACAAGGCGCTCCGCTGGTCGGACTACCCGCGCCTCATCGCCGACCTCCCCTCGCTGATCGGCGAGCTCGAGGTCCAGGCCGCCACGGCGGGCGGCGCGGAGCGGGAGGAGGCGCTGCGGCTACTGGTCCCCGCAACCGAGTCGGCCGTGATCACCCTCCGGTACGCGGGGCAGCCCGACCTCGCGTGGGTCGCTGCCGAGCGGGGCCGGGAGGCGGCGGCACTGCTCGGCGACCCGGTGTGGCGGGGCGCGGCGGCGTTCGCGGCGGCGCACGCGCGCAGCTCGGCGAACCGGCCGCGGGCGCTGATGGCCATGCCCGCGGCGGCCGACGCGATGGAGCCGCTCGCGGGGCAGTCGCTGCTCGCCCGCGAGGTCTACGGGATGCTCCGCCTGTCCGCCGCCCTGGCCTGCGCGGTCAGCGGCGACCACGGCGGGGCCGCGGGGCACGGCGCCGAGGCGGCGAAGGCCGCGTGCTGGATGGAGGACCGGCCGGACGCGTGGGAGCTTTTCGGGCCCTCCAACACGGCGGTGTGGCTCACGTCCCTGGCCGTTGAGGCGGGCAACGCGGAGAAGGCGCTGGAGTACGCGTCGGCGGCCGAGCCGCGCGCGCTCGCCTCGGGCAACCGGCGGGCCGCGCTGCGGATGGAGAAGGCCCGCGCCTACGTCATGCTCGGCGGCAAGACGCGGGAGGCGGTCACGGAACTGCGGGCGGCGGAGCGGCTGTCACCCGCGCAGGTGCGCAACTCGCCGCTGGTCCGGGACCTGGTCCGGCAGATGCTCGACGACGCGGGGGGCCGGGACCTGCGGGGGCTGGCATGGCGCATGGGCGTCATCTGACGAAGGTTTCCGCCAGGAAACCCACAGGCCGCGCAGGGCCGTAGCGTCGTCCGCACGACGAGCTACCGGGAAGCGGAGCAGCAGAGATGACGCAGGACACGGAGCCGGCCGCGGGCGAGGCAGTGCCCGCGGCCCCCGCAGACGACACAGCCGAGAGACAGGCACTGGAGGCGCTCCGGCTCGACTGGGGCGACGCGTACCTGGTCAGCTACGACGAGGAGCACGGCTGGCGGGCCAGGCGCCAGGACCGCCCCGGCTGCCTGTCCGAGGGCACCCCCGACGAGCTGCGGGCGGCCATGGCGGAGGATTTCGGCCCGCCCAGGGCGGGGGACCTGTGGTGCGAGGCGTGCGGCAAGCGGGCCGCGGAGGACGGCAGCGGCAGGGCCGTGCACGCGGCGACGGGGAACGTGACCGGGCCTGACGGGCACCTCGCCGAGCCCGTGGACCGGGAGCCCCCCTTGTGGAAGGCGGCCCGTGAGATCGCGGGGGACTACCGCGGGGCGTTCACCGTCACCGCGCGCTTCGGGTTCCTGCAGGCGTACTGGTCACCGGGCCTGGTCGCCCCGGGCGCGGTCGCTGGGCACTTCGAGGCCCCGTACGAGGCGGAGATGCGCCGCAAGCTCGACAAGGCGGTCGCCGGGACCCGGTGGGCACGCCAGGGCGCGGCGACGTGACCGCCGTGCGCGCCGCGCGCGCCCCGGCGACCCTGGAGGGCATCCTGCGCGACCACCCGGGGACTGAGCTCTGGTGCCTGCTGCCGGCCGGCCGGGCGGGCCCGATGTTCTGCGGGGCGCTGGTCCTGCGCGGGGAGCGGCGCGAGGTGGCGCAGAACTCACCGGAGATGCTGGCGGAGGCGCTGGGGCGGCGGGCCGCCGAGGACGCCGCGATCGGCGAGGTGGAGGCGGAGTTCCCCGGCTGGCGGGTGTGGCGGTCGCCGTCACGCCGCTGGTGGGCGACCCGCACCGGATCCGGTGCGCAGTACGACTCGGCCGGGGTCCCGATGACCGTGGACGCGGACACGAGGGCGGCGCTGAAGGCGCGGCTCGCCGGGTACCGGGAAGTGAGTGAGCATGGGTAAGGGCAATAGTCACGCGAGAGGGAACAGCTTCGCGAACGGGAACGTGCTGCCGCCGTGGGCTCGCGGCTGGCAGTTCAGTGAGCTGCGCGCGTCGCAGGTCACCATCTGGGACTTCCACTGACCGGCCGGGACGGGGCTGTCACCCCCGGCCCCGTCCCGGCGCTGGCGGCCAGGCCGTTACGGGAATGTCCCCTGAACGGGGGTCTCGCGGCCGGGGCCCCGGGGGCGGAGGATGTCCGGGGGGCTGGCGGGGGACGTGAAGGAGAAGTGAAGGGGAAGTGAAGAAAGGCACGGTCACCGTTGTACGGTCGTGACCGAACAGTAGCTAACCGGTAATAACCTGCAACAAGAGTAAAGGTTTCCCGCATGCCAGACCATCTCCCGGCACAACAGGCCCAGGACCCCGGCCGCCGGGGGGTACTTTCACTGCGCTGGGCAACGCCGCCCCCTCTTACCGTAAGAAGGGTGGCGGCCGGAGGGGGTCGGAAACGGTGGGGGCGGCAGTCAGGTGGTTTCTCTGGGTCATGGTCACCGTCGGGTGGCTCGCGGTGGCGCTGGCACGGGCGGAGTGGCACCCCGGCTGGGGCGTCTACCTGTCCGGGCTCGGCGCGGCGGCCGACACGGCGTGCGCCGTGGCGCTGAGGGCGCGGCAGTGGGTCGCGTGGGCCGGGGAGAAGCGCGAGCGGCGGGCGCGGAAGCAGGACGCTGAGCGCAGGCTCTGCGAGCTTGAGACGCTGGTCGGCGGGCTCTCCGAGACGCTCCTGACCGCGCTCCGGCACGCCGAGGTAAGCCTGCGCCCCGATTCCCGGCCGGTTCACCTGGTGCCGCCAGCGGGGGAGCCCTAGGCGCTGTCGGCGTCGGCGTTACCCGCGTCAGTTGCCTGGCGCATCAGCCGGGCGAGGGCGACCATGGCGCGGCGCAGCTCGAGCGGCAGGCGCTCGTCCTCCATGATCTGGCGGAGGGCGTCTTCCCCCGGCGCGGGCGGGGCTGCCCGCCGCGCAACGGGGGCGGGCTCCCCGGCGAGCGTGACCGGCTCGCCTCCCGCGAGGATCTTCCGCGGCGAGTCTGGCGTCCACCCGACTGCCCTCGCGACGGTGAGCAGGGTTTCGCGGCTGACGCGCCTGCCGCGCTCCAGGTTGCCCAGGGTGCGCTCGGTGATCCCGAGCGCGTCGGCGAATGACCTGACTGTGCTGAAGCCCGCGTCCTGGCGTGCTGAGGCTACGTAAACGGCAAGGCGCGGCCAGTCGTCGCGTGGGTCCGTCATGAGTCCTAACCATGCACTAGGAAGAAGTAGGAAACAAAGTAGCACGCACGACCGGGCCGGGGCCGCACTGCCCCCCGGCCGCTCCCGCTAGTTCCGTTTCCTTCCGCCCCCTCGCCCCTGATTCAGTCACAACTGGGCAGCTTCCGTCAATGACTTGACATACCTTCCTTCGCCTTCCTAATCTTTCCGGTATGCCACAAGTCAACGGCGGCATCATCCGCGACAGGCGCAGGCGCCTCGGCGTCAAGCTCGGCGAGTTCGCCAGGCGCGTCAACGTCAAGTACCAGACCCTCGCCAACATCGAGTCCAACCAGCAGTCCGGCGGCGTCTCCATCGAGGTCATCTACCGGATCGCGGACGGGCTCGGGTGCGAGGCCGGGGACCTGCTGGCCGGGGCGTGCGCCGAGGACGAGGCACCTGAGCCGAAAGGCGCAGCGGCCGCATGACCCGCCCCCCGGCCCGTGACGTCATCGTCCCCGGCAGCGCCCGCCCCGTGGTCATCCACGAGGAGTACGTCCTGGTGACCGTCCGCTGCGGCCGGTGCCAGCACGAGCAGGAGGCCCGCGCCGAGTCGAAGACCACCCGGTGCGGGGCGTGCAACCGGACCTGCCGCCTTCCCCGCGAGAGTGCCCCGAACGTCATCCCCCTGCGGAGGTCAGCGTGAAGAACGCCCCCGAGTGGCTCAAGCAGGCCCGCGCCGAGCACGGCGCGAGGTTCCTGGCCGGGGCCGAGACCCGGGCGGAGGCCGACGCCGCCGTCACCGCGGCAATCCTCGGCAACGCCGGGTACCTCGCCGAGCAGGCCGCCCTTCAGGGGGCCGCGCACGTCGCCGCATGGGTGAAGGTCAACGCCACCAGCGGGGACCTGTTCCAGTCGGAGCTGTTCCCCCGCATTCCCGTCTTCATGCAGGTCAGCGTCGGGCGGCCGAAGCGGACCGCCGACATGACCCTCGCTGACCTGGAAAACGCGAGGGCGATCGTACTGGCCCGGACCAGGAACTCCCGCGAGTCGGCCGACCGGGCGCGGAAGGACTTCACCGCCTTCTACAAGCAGGTAAAGCCGCACCTGACTGACGGCAAGACCGTCGCCGACGCGCTCGCCGAGATCGCCACGGAGCGCGAGGCCGCGGAACTGGCGGCGGAGGAAGCAACCGCCTAGAAGACAGTGCGCCCCCGGCGCCGTACACGCCGGGGGTCGCTGAGTCCGGGACACCGGACACAGCAAGGATACGAGGAAGGGACACCGGAAAGCATGACCATCTCCGCTACATCCCCGGTACTGGCTGAGGACGGCTCCCCCGGAGCGGACCTCGTTACCGGCCTGATCGACGTGGCCACCTGGTACGCGGTCCACACCGGCGCCTCGCTGCCGGTCCCGCACCTGAACGTCCCCGTTCCCCCCGGCGCGCCGGGCGCCCGCCTGGCCGCCCTCGACGAGATCGCCGGGCACCTCGGGGTCGACGTGGCCGAGCGGGACGGGATGCTGGTCGCCGAGAGGCGGTTCGGCCCGGTCGTCGTCGAGGCGCACCTGGCCCTGCGCGCCCCGAGCCGCCACGCCCGGCCGGCCGGGACCGGGGCGACGGCATGAGGAACCCTGCAGGGCTCATCTCCGCCCGCCTCCGCGCCCGTCACGCCGCCGGGGACGAGCCGTCGGCCGCCGACATGATCGCGGACGTTCCCGGGCGCGACTTCCGGCCCGCCCACCGGCAGGGCTCGCCCCTGCTGACGGCGCCCGCGGCACAGGAGCACCCGCTGCCCTCGTTCCAGCCGCGCCGCCCCCGGCCGGCCGCCGAGACGGCGCCGCTGCGGATCCCCGCCCGCACCCGCCCGTACGTCCAGGGCAGCCCCCTTGACCGCGGGACGGCCGTCTGGCCGGGGTCGCGCCCCGTCATCGGCGACACCATGGCCGCCTCCTCGCCGGCGCCCGCCAAGGAGGCCGGGGCCCCGGTACCGGACGGGCCGGGCACCAGCCCCGTCTTCTACACGGGCCAGGGATGGGCCGCCAACCTGATGTACCTGAGGATCTCCGGCGGCGAGTGGGACGACGTCCAGCTGATCGCGGAGCAGGGGCTGGGGCGCAACGCCGCCGCCGAGGTCTCCGGGATCCGGCGCAACCGCGCCTCGATCGCCGACGGGGTGCGGAAGCGCTGCGCCGCGATCGGGAGGCCCGACCTGGCCGGCCCGCTGCTGAACCGCACGCACGAGATCACCGTGGCCGCCCGCGCGGCCCTCGCGGAAGCCGGCGCCCTGTGAACGCCGCGGTACTGTCCCCGGCCGGGACGGCCCGGGAAGCCCACGCGGCCCTGCACGCGGCGATGACCGCGACGTGGCCGCGCGAGCGGGCGGCGCTCAAGGCGGTCGTCACCGCCTTCGTCGCCCTCGGAGACGCCCTTGAGGCCTGCGAGGAACTGGACTCCGGCGCCCTGCACTGGGAGGCCGTCTACCCGCACCTCGGCGACGAGGCGGACCCGGACGGCGAGGCGCTCCGGAAGGCGGCGGAGGAAGTTGAGGCCGCTGCCGGGGACCTGATTCAGGCCGTGGCCGAGCACTGCGGGGAGGTCGTGCGATGACCGCCACGATCACCGGGGCCGACGTCATCACGGAGACCTCCGTCACCCACTCCGACGGCTCCCGAGACTACCCCTACCCGCCGACCGGCGAGATGCTCAAGTCGGTCACGACGCTGCGGGACTCGACGATCGCCAAGCCGTGGCTGCCCGGGTGGGCGGCCGGGCTCACCGCCGAGGCCGCCGTGGACAACCTCGGCCTTGTCGCCAGGATGCTGGCCGATGACGGCCGCGATGCCGCGGTTTCCTGGCTGAAGGGCGAGGGCAAGCGGGAGCGGGGCCTCAAGAGGGACGTCGGCGGCTACGTCCACGACGTGATGGAGACCCTGATCCTGTGGCAGGCGTCCCCGGAGGGGCGCGGCACGGACCTCTCCCTGCCGCTGCTGCCGGAGCACCTTGAGGGCCGGATGTACGACGACCTGCCGGTTGAGGACGTCGCCGAGTGGATGGTGGACGGGTTCCTTAACTGGGTCGCCGACTGGAGCCCGCAGTTCATCGCCGCCGAGATGCCGGTCTACAACCAGCCGCTCGGCTACGCCGGGACGTGCGACATCATCGCGTTCCTGCCGGGCATCGGCTTCGCGCCCGGCGGGCGGTTCCGCTCCGGTCCGGGGCTGACGGGCTGCATCGACGGCAAGAGCGGCCGGGACCCGGGCCCGGTGGCCGAGCAGGTCGGCCCGTACCGGCGGTGCCCCGAGTGCCGCCCCGGCCTCATGGACGGCCTGAAGCCGATGCCGCCGACGGACTTCGGCGCGGTCCTGCACCTGCGGCCCGAGCACCGGCGCGGCTACCGGTTCATCCCGGTCAGCCCCGAGGAGGACGCGCTCGGGTGGGAGAACTTCCGCAAGTCCGCCGGCCTGATCGCCGGGCGGAAGCTGGAGGCCGCGAAGCCCGGCAAGGTCTGCTGGCCCCCGCGGCCCGACGGGACTGTCCCCGCCCCGTTCCTCGCCGACCTTGACGGCGAGGGCTACGGACGCGTGCTGTCCCCGCTGGCGAAGGCCGGCTACCGGGACCTCGAGCAGGTCGCGGCGGTGACCGCCGGGCAGCTCCTCGCGACTAAGGGCGTCGGCGGGAAGACCGTCGACGGCATCCGCGCGATGCTCGCCGACCACGGCCTGCACCTCGCGGGCGAGACCCCGGCACTGGCGGAGGTGGCGTAGCGATGCCCGTTTCATTCCTCGACATGCAGCGCCGCGCCCAGCGGATCGGGCGCGTCCGGATCGGCCAGCAGGTCCCGGCCTCCAGCGGCGGGATGCGGCCGGCCACGCTGACCACGTTCCGCTTCACGACCGGCAGCCAGGTCACGGCCGAGGCGGTCGCCGCCCTGTACGGCGGGGAGGCGCGCCCGTGGGAGGGGCAGCGCGGCCAGTGGGAGGTCATCACCGGCAAGTCGGAGATCTGGGTGAACATCCCCCCGGCCGACGAGGTCGTGAGCGGCTGGTACGAGAAGTGGGCGGCCTCTGGCATTCAGAGGCGGTGCGACTCGCGGCGCGAGCAGGTCAGCGGCGGCCCGTGCCTCTGCCCGCACGCCGAGAACCCGGCCGATCCCGACGAGGTGCGGGACAAGGCGATCCTGCGTGACCGGCTCGCCAAGGAGGGAAAGGCGTGCGCCCGGCACCTGCGGATCAACGTGCAGATCCCGGACCTGCCCGGCGTCGGCGTGTTCATGCTCGACACCGGCAGCTACAACGCGGCCACCGAGGTCATCGGCAAGGCGGAGATGCTGGAGGAGGCCCGCAAGCGCGGCATCTTCCTGAAGGCGATGCTGCGGATCGAGTGGCGCCAGCGCGGCAGTGACCGCACGCCCTACCCGGTGCCGGTGCTGGAGATCCTCGACACCGTCCGCGACATCGTGAGCGGCGCGCTGGCGGCCGGGGGGATACGGGCGCAGCTCCCGCCCGCTCCCGGCGAGGCACTGAAGGCGATCACCAGCGGGGGCGCGGCACCTCAGGCGCCGTCCGGGGCTCCCGCGGTCGGAGATGTCGTCCCCGGCGAGGTTGTCGACGCGGAGATCGTCGACGAGGAGCCCGGCCTCGGCCTGAGCGCCCAGTACTACGCCGACCTCGTGCCCATGGCGCAGGACCGGGCCGACGTCGAGGCGATCGCCGCCGACGCCAAGGGGGCCGGGCTCAGCCTGCGCATGGTCCGGGTCGACGACGACGGGGCGCAAGAGCAGTTGCGCGCCTACCTGGAGCGCAAGTGGCGCGCCCTGTCTCCGGCAGTGGCGGGAGGTGCCCCCGGTGGAGAGTGAGCAGCCGTTCAGCGCCGCCTGGCAGGAGGTCACCTGCCGCACGTGCCAGCGCACGTACACCTGCACCCCCGAAGACGATTACTACGGTCCTCCGGGGGGCGGCCTGCCGGAGAGCGCCACGTCCGGCGTCTGCTTCGGGTGCTCGCTCGCCAGGGGCGGCCTCAACCCGGAGACCACGCCGGTCCGCGTGATCAACCTCAACGAGGACGGATCTTCCGATCCCCGTGACCTCGCACTCAAGGACGGTGCCCGGTGAACCGCGGCAAGCCCCTGGCGAGGGGAGACAAGCCTTGGACGAGGAGTGCGGAGCTGAAGCGCTCCGCCCCGCTCCGGTCGCGTCCCGTACTGTCCCCGGACGCCCCCGTGCGACCCCTGCGAGCCCGCAACACCGACCCGCCGCGCCGGGCCCGCCTGGCGGTAGCGGAGAGGTCCGGCGGCCTGTGCGAGCGGTGCCGCAAGGCCCGCGCGGTGCACGTCCACCACCGCCAGCCGAAGCAGGCTGGCGGAACGAGGCGGCGCTGGATCCACGCCCTGTTCAACCTCCTGCACCTTTGCGCGCCTTGCCACTTGCGCACCCATGCGCGCCCGGCTGAGTCGTACGCGTCCGGGTGGCTGGTCCCCTCAGGTGATGACCCGGCCCTCATGCCGGTGATCACCACGCGGGAGGACGGGACGCGGGTGCCGCAGTGGCTGACGGCGGCTGGCGGCTATGCGGATGAAGCGCCGGAAAGCGCGGCGGCATGAACGAGGTCACTGGCAAGCGAGTTAAGGCAAACGGCATGCATTACGAAGTGATTGACGAAGTGGTGAGCCTGATCAGGTTCACGCCCCCCCTGGCCCTGGTAACGGCGTCGGCCCTGGTGACGGCCGGGCTCGGGGCGGTCGCGGCCGAGGCGGCGAGCGCAGCCGGCCGGGCACGGCGGTGGCGACGGGAACGGCGGGAGCTTGAGCGTGAGCTAGCGGAGATCGCCGGCGGGAAGAGCGAGCCCGGCCCGATCCGCGTGTTCGCCCCGGACGAGCGGAGGGACACCTGATGTGGCTTTCCCCCGGCCTCGCGTGGCGGAGACGGCGGCTGCGGCACCAGCCGGTCCCCTGCGACGGGCGGCCACTGACAGACGCGGAGGTTTACGAGCTTGAGCGGGCCCGGTTCGCATTGATTGACGAGGACGGCACAAGGCGGGTGGCCGTGGACGAGGAGGCGGCGGAGAGGTTCGCGGCGGCTAAGGACGGGGGCGAGTGGCAGTGAGCGACAAGACGGGCATTGAGTGGACGCAGTCCGATGACGGGACTCCGGGAGCTACCTGGAACCCCGTGACCGGGTGCGATGACGTTTCCGACGGCTGCCTGCACTGTTATGCGCGCACGTTCGCCGAGCGGTGGCGGGGCACTCCGGGGCACCACTTCGAGAACGGGTTCGACGTAATGCTCCGCCCGGAGAGGCTAGAGCAGCCGCTTCGGTGGAAGCGCCCGCGCCGGATCTTCGTCAACTCGATGAGCGACCTGTTCCACAAGGACGTGCCCGACGAGTACATCGCCCGGGTCTTCGCCGTAATGGCGATGGCCAGTCAGCACACGTTCCTGATCCTGACGAAGCGGCACGCGCGGATGCGCTCTTTCCTGCGGGACGAGTGCCGGTGCGGCAAGGGGCACGTGCCCGGCATCCACCTCCGCTCGGCGATGGACTGGGCCGGGACGACGCACAGCCCCACGTACGTGCCGGGAGTCGTCGGCCACGACGTCTACCACTGCCGCCCGTGGCCGCTGCCTAACGTCTGGCTGGGCGTCAGTGCCGAGGATCAGCACTGGGCGGACATCAGGATTCCCGCCCTGCTGGGCTCCCCGGCCGCCGTCCGGTTCATCAGCGCGGAACCGCTGCTCGGGCACGTCCGGCTCGCCCCGGACTGGCTGCTAGGGCACTCCGGGCTTGACTGGGTGATCGGCGGAGGGGAGTCGGGGCCCGGCGCGCGGCGGTGCGAACTCGACTGGCTGCAGTCTCTCCGCAACGGGTGCGCGGCGGCCGGGGTTCCGTTCTTCTGCAAGCAGCTCGGGTCCGTGCTCGGCCGCGAGCTTGGCGCTGGATCCAAGGGCGGCGACATAGATCGCTGGCCCGAAGACCTGAAGGTCCGGGAATTTCCCGGCGCGGCTGAGATGGAGCACGCGTCATGACCGCCCCCGAGTCCCTCTCGGCCGGCCCGGCCCGCATCAAGGTGACCGTCACCGACCTCGACTCGGGCGACAGCGAGGAGCATGCGATCGCTGACGACTACATCCTCACCGTTGCCGGGTCCTGCTACGTCGACCACATTCAGGCGTACGCCAACGGAACGCACGTCATCACGGTTAAGGGGCGCAAGCGTGGCTGACCACGGTAGCGAGAAGAGAAGCGCGGCGGAGCGGGTTGCCGACACGGCGGCCAAGGGCGCGATGCGGGTGCTCGAGGCGGCCATGGCCGCTGCCGGGATCGCGGCGAAGAAGGTACTTGACGCCCTGGACGCGAGGGACGCCCGGCGGCAGCGGCGGGAAGAGGAGGAGGACGCGTGAACCCCTTCCGCCGCCCCCCGCGGCCGCCGGCGACGCCGGTACGGGACGTCGCCGAGGCTGAGGTCGCCGTCGGCTCCCTGGCCGGCGTCGCCCCATCCGAGATCGACCGGCACGTCCTGATCGTCCTGGAGAAGTCGGGGCGCGTCGTCATGAGCGGCACCGCCTGCCGGGAGACAACGGCCCTGATCCTCGCCGAGGTTCTCGTGCAGTACGCCCGGGAGGCGCAGGCTGCGCACGCGTGCGGAGGTGAGCGCCGATGACCGCCGTGGACGCCGGCAAAGTCGTCATCTTCGACGGCCGGGCGACTGCCGGGGCATGGGGCGCCGTTCTTCGCTGGCTTGCCCCGGACCCGGCTAACGGGACGGCGCGCAAGACAGCGCTGGCGCGGGCGAGGGAACGGGGGACGACGCCATGACAGTCCTGCGCACCGGGGCGGAGGTCCCCGACGGCATAACCCGGGCAGTCCTGCTGTCGCTCAAGCGGCTGATGACCAAGAACCCGGTCGCCCTGTTCGAGCTCGCCGAGCTTGCCCGTGACCCGTCGCACCGGCTGGCCGGCGGGGCGGGAACGGTCCTGCGGGATCTCAGCCTGGCCGACGAGGGCGGGAACCTCCACGACTCGGTCCGGGCGGTAGTCCTCGCGGCGGTCGACGGCGAGGGGACCGGCATGTACCTGCGGTCCCCGTACGCGGAAGGGGCGGGGCGTTGAGCGGGGACCTGACGTCATCGCCGGGGGAGGACGCAAGGGCGCACCTGGAGAAGGCATCTCCCGCGGAGCCGGACCTGGGCGGCTGGGCGCGCGTCCCGCGCGGCGAGTTCGGCGACTTCATGGCCGAGGTGTCGGGCGCACCGGGACTGCGCATGTACCAGCGGAACGTTCCCGACGGGCACCTCACGGTGCAGGTCGGCGCGGAGACCGCCGGGCTGCCCGCGCCCCGCTGGCACCTGTCGATCTCCCACCGGACGAACGAGCACCCGCCTAAGCCGGGACGCTACCCGACCTGGGACGAGATCAAGGACGCCCGGTACAGGTTCATGCCCGGTGACATCTACGTCGCGCAGATGCTTCCGCCCGCCGAGGAGTGGGTCAGCGTGATGGACACGTGCTTTCACCTGTGGCAGGTCCCCGGGGAGGTGGGACGGGCATGACCCCCGACAGCGAGCGCCCGGCGGAAACGACCCCGGCCATTCCCCGCGGCGGCGGGTGCCGTGCCTGCCTTGAGCTTGAGGACAAGCCGCACGACTGCCCGCTGCCGCTGGCCCGCGTCACCGCCGGCGGTGCCTCATGACCCCCAACCCCAAGATCACCCCGGCCGGCACCCACGCCCCCGCCGGCCGGGGCGCGGCGAGCGAGCCAACCGCCCGGCTCCTCGCCGCAGCCCCGGGCACTGCCGAGACTCCCACCCGGTACGGCAGTGCCCGGGGTACCCAGACCACGGACGGGGCGGACCACCCCTCCGCCCCGTCCGTGCCAGACTCCGCAGCAGGCGATCCCCCGTACGCCTGGAATGCGGAGAGCGGGCGCGAGGGGCAGCCCCATGCTCCCGCCCGCAACGCCGGGCCGGGGCGCCCCAGCCCCGGTCCGGCCCCAGCTTCCCCGCAGGCCCCGGACGGGGGCGCCGGCGGGGAGCGGGAGGAGGGACCCGGCTGCCTGACCCCCGGCACCGGGTCCCCGCCTGCCCGAGAGCCAGCGGGGGGCGCGCGTCCCGTTGCGCCCTCCGCTGTACCCAGTTCCGGGGCTGAGGCCCGTAAGGCGTGGGGCCGTCAGGGATCGGCGGCCGGTCCAGCGTCATCGCGACCGCAAGCCGCATTCAGGGCAGCGACCACGGCCTCGCCGCCCGCTACGGACACCCGCACGCCAAGCCGGTCGACGTGATGGAGACCTTGATCGGCGCCTGCCCTCCCGACCCGTTCGCCGGCTCGGGCTCCACGCTGGTCGCGGCGCGCAACCTTGGCCGCCGTGCGATCGGCGTGGAAGTCGACGAGCGGTATGCGGAGACTGCCGCCCGCCGCCTGTCCCAGGCGACTCTCTTCGGGAACGCCTCATGAGCGCCAGGAGCGGCCTCACTAGTGAGCAGGCAGCCGACCTGTGCCTGAAGGCCCTCGCTGACCTCGGCGGCGAGGCGACCGCGGCCGCGGTCCGGGTGCAGCTAGAGGCTTACGGTACGTTCCTCAGCCCGGTTTACGTGGCTAGCCTCCTGGCGCGGCTGTCGGCCCGGGAGCATGTTCCCCCGGTCTTCCCGGCCGGGACGCTCCCGGGACGGGGCAGGGCGCGCCTGTGGTGCCTAAGGGAGGGCGGCGGGGAGGGCGGCGGGGCGCTGCTGTCATGGGAGCAGACCCGGAACGTCGCGCGGAACGCCAGGAGGCTCCGGGAGGGCGCGGGCCTGCCGCTGACAACGGCCGCCGCGAGGGCCGGGGTCCCTCAGTCATCGATGAGCC